TTCTTTTGTACGCCGCAAACTGATGCGCTGGACGCGCCTGTTCAATACTCCGAGATTTTTGTAGCCCAACACTGCGTAACGATTTGTAGGCGATATCTCATAGAATACTTGCTTAAACTTGAATGCCGATTCCGGCATGAAGTAGTGTCCCAAGAACTTAAACTGTCCGTAAAGGTCTCCAGGGTCTCCAAGCGTTGGAGTACCTGTCATGATGACCTTGCGGCGAGCCTTAGTCCCAAGCGCGATGGCTGTCTTAGTACGAGCGGCGGAAGCTTCTTTGATATAGTGGCTTTCGTCCGCAATCACGTTTGAATAGGGCAACTTTTCCGCCAGAAGTTCTACATACCGTTTAGCAGTGTCGTAGGTTACCAAGAAGATGTCCGGTGGGTTTTCCGACGCATCCATCACTTCGGCGATTTTGTCTTCCGGGTCGCCAAGCATGGCCCGCCACGTAAGCTCTCCTGCGGAGTGCCGGTCGATCTCCGCACCCCAATTCCGTATCGTTACAAGGGGGCCTAGAATGAGCGTCCTGTGGGGTTGACCAACATGCCTTAGAAGCCGGATCAAGTCGATAGCAATCTTGGACTTTCCGAGACCCGGCGCATAAAATAGCGCGGCACGCAGCTTGTAAAACACATGACAGAGCCCTTCCACCTGATGTGGGTAGGGTGTGGTGGCAAAACGAAATCCTTCGGGGAGTGTAAGGGTACGGCAGGCGTCAGCCTGCCGTGTCATGCTTTCTACATAATCCTTCGCTTTGTCAGACAGTTGGATATTGAGCCCCAGCGCCTTGAAGTCGTCTAGGACCATCTGTCCCACCGGAAAGTACGCCGGGTACTTCCATACGCCCGCTTCCAGCTCTGGTGTAGCCCCGAAGGGTCGTTCAAGCTCCACTGACTGCCCGCCGACGATAAACACGGGGGTACCGTTGTTATCTGCCCCGATTCGGGCGATCATCGTGGAGGCCATCAGTTCTTCGCGTTTACCATGGAAACGCCTCCTTTGTCTACCGGATAAACACCAAAAGAAGAGCACACCCACCCCCTCACACGGGCCAGCCTCGTCGAGCAGACGCGTACGATCAAGGGGGTGGGCGTGCACATTCTTTTACCCGGAATCCGGGGCTATTCCGCCTGCGGCTCTTCCTTGCCGGCGTTGCCGATCAGCTTCTTGAGCGGCTCGTAGTCGGGCTTGTCGTCGAGCGCCTTGGCGAGCGCCGCGTCGAGCTTGCCGTAGGACTCGGTGGCCTTCTTCTTCTCCTCGAGCTTGGGCTTGCTCCACAGCTCGTTGTGGAGTGTCCCATCGCCGTTGTAGCTCACGTTGTCGGGCCGGATCTTGTCGAGGGCCCTCTTCAGCTCCCTCAGCTTGTCGAGACCCGTACGCACGAGCTTCACACGGAAGGACAGCTCCTCCTCGGCGAGGCTTTCGATGACGCGCCTCTTGACCTCACCGCTCCGCGCAGCGAGCATCTCTGCAACTTCCTTCGCAATATCCGTGGACATCACTCCTCCTGGTTGATCGTGCAGGTACAGCGGGTGGTTTCCAGCCCCTCTCGGAACTTCTGCAATACTTCGCCGAGTTGACACGTGGTGTACGGCTCGTAAACGCGCCGAAGCCATTCCCGTGAGCGGTTGCCTTTCGTTCGGCGCTTGTACTCCACGGAGAGCCGAGTATAGGTTGCGAGTACGCGGCGTATATCGCAACCATCGTGGTGGTCTATGAACCGCACCCTCCTCGGGTGCCAGCCCGTAAAGCCCAACACGCGCCGCAGCACTTCAGGTTGCCTCGCATCAGCGAGAGCCTCAGCAGCTTCACGTAACGCGACTTCAACCATCAATTGCCCTCCTACACGGCTGTCTATTCTCTTTTACCAAAGCTTAAAGACTATGCTAACGTCGCCGCATGTCTGAATTCGATCCTGAACTTGGCGACCTTATGGGTCGCAACTCAACATCTCACGGCTCTCCCCTTTTTGACTTTCTAACTGCGTTCGCGCCGAGAAAGCTTAAAGACCTATTCCGTTTGTGCGAGTACCTGTACTTCAACTCGTCACAGATTTACGCGGCGTTGCAGAAGTTTGCGATCTACCCAGTGACCAACATCGTCTACACAACGACTAATGAGGCGCTGAAGGACCGCTACAAGACTCTTCACGACAAACGCCTGAAAACGAAGCGCCATCTTATTCGCGCAGCTATCGACAAGTTTGTATACGGAAACGGCTTCTATTCCATCTATTCACCGTTCGTGCGATTCCTGCGATGCGGTGATTGCAAGAGCCTCGCCAACATTGCGACACTTGATTACAAGTTCAAGTTGAAAAAGATGGAATTCCGGTATCGGTGTCCAGCCTGTACACGGGAAACAATCAGCACGGATGCGGACATTATTGACCGTCCCCTGGTTCGCCCTGACAAGGTCGCCATTATCCGATGGGATCCGAAGCTGATGGATATTGATTACAATCCGGTGACGGGACACAGCATTTACTACTACACCGTTCCGAAGGAAATGAAGGAACGCATCAATAAGGGCAACAAGCACCTCATTAACACCCTTCCTGTTGAGTTTCTAAAGACCATCAAGGACGACAAGACCTTCGAGTTTGCCGAGGGCCAGATCTTCCACCTGAAGATGGATGCTCCCGCCGGCATCGAAGCGCAGTGGGGATTCCCGCCACTCGCCTCTACAATTAAGCTCTTCTTCTATGTTGCTGTGTTGCGTAAGGCCAACGAGGCTATTGGCCTTGACTATGTCGTGCCATTCCGAATTATCTCACCGAAGCAGGGGAACCCTAACGGTGATCCTGTCATCTCCATTTCGCTAGAGCGCTGGGCTAGCGAAATGAAGCAGAACGTCAAGAAGTGGCGTCGAGACCCGTTGCACATGATGTGGTCTCCAATCCCCACAGAGGTTACGCATCTCGGCGGTCAAGCTCGGGCCCTGATGGTGCAGCAGGAAATCCAGATGGCCGAGGACAATATCATTGCGGCTCTGGGAATTCCTAAGGAGTTCCTCTATGGCGGGCTGTCTTTCACCGGGTCCGCCATCACATTGCGTATCCTTGAGAACCAGCTTCTGCCCCACACGAGCGAACTTGTGGAAATGCTTCAGTGGATTACTGACAAAGTTGGCCGACTGCTGGGATGGGGTGAGGTCGAAGTCGACTTGGCGCCGTTCAAGTTCATCGACGACGTTCAGCAGAAGACCTTGTTGCTGCAGCTTAATCAGACAAGCCCGACCGGACCGTTTGTTTCAAACACCACAATCGCCGATACCTTTGATATTGATTTGCAGGAAGAGCGGGAGAAGCGTAAGCAAGAGGCTCTCGATGAAGTTCGTTTCCAGCAAGAGCTTCAGGTGGAAACTGCTAAATTGCAGAACACGCTTGCACAACGCGTACAAGCGCAAGCGGCCATGGGACAGAACACCCTTCAATACGACCAGCAAGCCGTTATCGGTCAAGCCGATGGCATCGTTCAGCAAATGATGGGCCTCGATCCCGGGTCAAGGCAATCGCAGCTGCACGCTCTTGAAGTCGAGGACAAGGTAATGTATGCCGTTGTTGTTGATCGAATGAAGGATATGCAGACGCAACAAAACCACGCGGCTCTGACAGCGGGGCGAAGTGAAATGAGTGGTGACCCTACTGGCGGTGGCGGGGAAGCTGGTGCAGCACCTGCGGCTGCGGGCCCGATGTAATGGATAAGGACTCATAAAGATGGCAAAGGACGAATCCTTCACTGAGCTGCTCGAGAAGGTCAACAGCATGCCAAATCTTTTCAGCGGCGCGCGAGGAGCCGACGCTGGAAGCGCCTTTGGCACAGGGGGCCAACCGCCACTCGGGAATCACCGTCTTGTAGACATGGACGTCGAAGGCAAGGCAACACCTGTTGAATGGGACTATTCACACCACTGTCAGGTGTTCACCTTGCCGGGTGATGAAGAGGCTTACAACGCTGTTCAGGACCAGTGCCTTCGAGGAGACGCGCTGCCTCGGGCGGAAGAAAGGAGCTTCACACCCCTCACGGGAGAGTATCGAATCCTCCTAACATGGCTGACCCGGCGTAGAAATCCTGAACGAGAAGCCCGGCTGGCAGAAGAAGAGCGCGATGCAGATGCCCCACCAAGGGGACGTCGACGCTAAAAAGAAGCACTCCCCCTCCCCACCGCGGAGTGCCTCTAGCAGGTGAACGGCGGGTCACGCCGCCTCGGTCTCCTCCTGGAGAAGAACCTCACGGAGACGTGCTTCCCGGAGCCATTCGGCGCGAAACTCGCGGTATATCTCCCGCTCCCGCTGAACCGCGCGAACAACCTTCTGTCCGATCTGGGTGTTGAGGGCGACGTACCGCAGCACGCCGAAGAGAACCAGGGTTCCTGCGACCCCCATAATTACTCCCGTTGCGCGCCCTTTCTTGTAGCCCTTCCGGCCGTCCCCCGGCCTGCTTGTGAGCACGGCCAGGGCGCCCGATACCGCTCCGTTGAGGAGGATCTCCTTGGAGGCCGCGGAGATCACTGCTGCTCCTCTTCGGACCAGACATCAAGCGCATGTCGAAGGGTCTCCCCCACTTCTTTCGCGATCACGAGCACCGCTGCCAGCAGCAGGAAGCTCGTGATCAGCGAAACAGCCGGGTGCTGTGGTTTCTTCTTCCAGAGCTGCACGCGCATGGGTGGCCTCCATGTAGTTTCCCTCTTTTACCCAAAAAAGCGGCCCTGACCTAGCCGTGGGTCTGAGCCCTCTAGGGGGCCGCTTGGGTGTTTTGGGATGGACCCCTGTGCTGCACAAGGCGAGGGCGCTGTTGGCCCTGGGCACCATCTTCGCGGTGCCCTCTTGACCCCTCCCTGAGGGGCCTGTTGTTCGCGTTCAGTTTTCATGGGCGCTCTCGGTCCGTCTTAACGCCCCTCCTGACGGTGGACTACAGGCCGCGGAAGGGGCCGAGATTCATTCCGCTCACCGCCCTCCTGGGATCAGCAATCCCAGGAGTGGCGGCGCACCGTCAAACCTTCCTAAGGCGCACCTCCTGTTCCCCGCCGGCCGCCACCACGTCCCTCGAGGGTTTACCTCGAGTGAAAGACAGGTGTAGCGTGCACGACAGCGACGACTCCATTCTCTTTTACCAACTACGTGTTATTACTTACGCATGCCAATTTCAGAACGTGACGCGGAGTCCGCCGGCATCCGACCAGTCCTTATGGACGCCACAGACCACCGAGCGCACATCCGACGCAAGGCCCTAGAGGGCGTACAAGCTGCTTTCCCTATGAAGTCGAGAAACTTCACGGTGGAATTGACGAACCCGCGCGTCCAGGAGGAGTCGTTTTCGTCCCGCGACCAAAAGCGCGCAATCCTTGAAGCTCGGACGCTCCACGAACGTGTGGTCGGAGACATCCTCGTAAAGGACACACAGGGCGCTGTTGTATCGCAGGCAAAGAACTTTACCTTGATGCACCTGCCGTACTTTACACCGCGGCATACGTTCATCATTGACGGCAACGAATACAACATCGCAAATCAGATTCGTACAAAGCCGGGCGTCTACACACGAAAGCGCGGCAATGAAGATCTAGAAGCGGCGTTCAACCTGGCGCGCGGTGACAACTTCCGAATTGCAATGGATCCGGAAGAGGGCGTGCTGCGGCTGGAACACAAGACTACAAAGATCCCGTTGTACCCTGTGTTGCGGGCGCTTGGCGTCCCCCACCAAGACATTTCTACTCAGTGGGGTAGCCAGGTGGCTGACGTAAATAAGGTAGCAACGGAAAAAAATACGGAGCGCCACGTACAAAAACTGTACGACAAGCTGGGTTACTGGATTCAGCCGGCAGGTGCAGCCCCTGCTGCTACTCACGAAGAACGCGTTCGGCAGCTTCATCGTTACTATGAAATGACGCGGATGGACCCCGACGTCACGAAGCGCACGTTGGGGCAGGCGTTTGACCACGTTACACCGATGGCTTTATTGATCGCGGCCAAGAAATTGCTAGATGTTCACCGTAATGCCATCGACACTGACGATAGAGATAGCCTCGAGTTCAAGACCTTCCACGGTGTAGACGACTCTATCAAAGAGCGTATTGGCCTCGATGCCAAGGCCCTGAAGACGAAGATCGGCATTAAGCTGGAGGCGTCTCGTGGTGACATGAGAAAGGCAGTACCAGCCTCGCCGTTTACGCGCGGAGTAATCACGTTCCTGTCTACTTCAAAGCGTGCTCAGAAGCCCGAGCAGATCAACCCCATGGAATTGATGGACCAGATGTGCAAGGTCACTCCCATGGGTGAGGGCGGTATTTCAAGTGAGCGTGCCGTTCCAATGGAAGCGCGGCAGCTGCACCCTACGCACTTCGCAATCATGGATCCGTCAAGAACGCCAGAGAGCTTCAAGACGGGCATCGATATTCGAACTGCATTGGCAACCCGGCGAGACGATAAGGGAAATCTATACACCCCTCTTCGAAACGTGAAGACCGGTGAAATTGAATACTTGCGGCCAAACGAGGTCGCTGAAAAAGTAGTGGCTTTTCCGACGGAAAAGGTCGGAAATGGCGCCCCGGGCCTCCCTGTTGTTCACGCGATGAAAGACGGAGAGATCGTAGACGTCGGCCCGCATGAAGTTGACTATCAGGTTCCCCATGTAGCCAATCTCTTCGGCCCAACGACGAACCTCTTGCCGTTCCTCAACGGCATGCAGGGTAACCGCATCGTCATGGCTTCCAAGCACCAGTCGCAGGCGCTGCCGCTGGTTCACCGGGAGCCCCCGCACGTACAGGTCAAGTCCTGGTGGCCGGGGACCACGGTAGAGCAGGAAATGGCGCTAAAGGTGGTGCCTACATCTCCAGTGGACGGGACTATCGAGCGAATTGACGATGACTGGATTTACATCCGTCCGAAAGCCACGAAGGCATCTTCCGATCGAGACGGGGAGTGGTTCTACAACGATCACGTAGATAAATATGCAGCGGCGGATAGCGGGCTGATCAAGCTCCACTATGACGACCACTTCCCGCTCGCCGCGAAGACCTACCTGCACAACACCATCAAGGTGCGGGCGGGTGAAGATGTAAAAGCGGGTCAACCCCTGGCGGAGTCTAACTTCACCAAGAACGATACCCTGTGCCTCGGCAAGAATATGTCCGTTGGATATATGGCCTATCGGGGGCTTAACTCCAACGACGGAATTGTCGTTTCACAAGGTGCTGCAGATAAACTCGTTTCCGAGCACATGTATCGTATTGATATGCGGCGGGATAACGACATCCTAAACGACAAAGAGCTTCACCGTACGTACTTCGGAATGCGCTACAAGGCTCGTCAGTATGACAATCTGGACTCCGAAGGCGTTGTTAAGCCGGGAACAAAGATCGAGCCCGGTGACCCCGTTATTGTGGCTGCGCGGAAAGGCCAGATCACCGGAGACGCGGCGTTGCTCGGTAAGCTGTCGCGCTCTCTTGTGACGCCTTACAGGGAAGAGGTTGAAGACTGGCACCATGAAACACCTGGAGAAGTAATTGACGTGGTCAAGACGCCTCACGTCATCTCCGTAACGGTTAAGACATGGGAAACCATCAATGTCGGTGACAAGCTCTCAGGACGCTTCGGCAACAAGGGAGTAATCGCAAAAATCGTACCTGACGCGCAGATGGTGAAGGATGAAAAGGGCAATCCCATTGACGTGCTCTTCACCTCTGCCGGCATCATTAGCCGTGTAAACCCGGCGCAGGTTCTCGAAGCGGCACTGGGCAAGGTTGCAGAAAAAACCGGCAAGCCTATCGCCATCGATAATTTTGAAGACCGCGACAATGTGAAATGGGTAAAGGGGCTGCTCAAGGAACACGGCCTTAAGGACAAGGAGACAGTCTACGACCCGATTACGGGGAAAAGCATCCCCGGTGTATTCGTGGGCCGTTCTTACATTCTTAAGCTGTTCAAGAGCGCCTACACTAACTGGTCTGCGCACGGTCCCGAAAAATACGACATTAACCAGCAACCTAGCCGAGGCGGCGACGAGGGTGCGAAGGGCATCGGTAAGATGGAGTTTGATGCACTTGTCGCACACAACGCGAGAAACGTTTTGCGGGAAGCCGCGTCAATTAAGAGCCAAAAGAACGACGAATTCTGGCGAGCTATTCAGCTGGGGCTGCCGGTGCCGTCGCCTAAAACGACATTCGCGTATGACAAATTCCTGACAATGCTGGAAGGTGCCGGCGTCAAAGTGAACAAAGACGGTCAACGGTTGACGCTGGGACCGATGACGGACGCTGACATTGAAAAGATGTCATCTGGTCCTGTAGAAAATGCCTACCACATCAAGGCTAAAAACCTGATGCCTGAAAAGGGCGGTCTCTTCGACCCGGTATTGACCGGAGGTTTGACCGGGACGAAGTGGGCACACATGCAGCTTCACGAGCCGATCGTCAACCCGGTATTTGAGGAGCCTGTTCGGCGTCTATTGAGCCTAACACAGCGGCAATTCGAGGATTTCCATTCCCAGCAGGGAGGGGCTTATTTCAAAGACGCCTTGTCTAAAATCGACATGGACAAGAAAATCGAAGAGCTGAAGGCTCAGAGTAAGACGTTGAAAGGCCCTAGCCTCGACAGTGCCGTAAAGCAGATCAAGTATCTGACGGCGCTAAAGTCCCAAGGGTTAACGCCTGATAAGGCGTACATCCTCAGTAAGGTTCCGGTAATCCCGCCTATCATGCGGCAGATTGTGCCCCTGAAGGATGGGCGACTACTGACACAGCCCGTGAATCTGCTCTACACAGACGCCTTCTTGGCGAATAAGAAGCTTCAAGAACTAGACGAAGCTGGACTGCCTAACACAGAGCTAGCACCAATTCGTATGCACGTCTACAAGGCCGTTGGGTCCGTGTTTGGAACGGAAGAGCCGCAGAGCCCCAAAGCGAAGAAGCGAAACGCTCAAGGCTTCTTGATGCAGATTAACGGTACTCGGCCAAAGAACGGGTTCTTCCAGTCGAAAATTATGATGCGGCAACAGGACGTATCGGGGCGCGCAACGATCGCCCCAGACCCGACACTAGACATGGATGAGATCGGAATCCCGGAGGACATGCTCTGGAAGATGTACTCTAAGTTCTTGATCGGGCGTCTTGTACGGAAGGGCTACCCTGCTCTTGACGCACAGCGCATGGTCGAGGAAAAGAACCCCTTGGCGCGAGAAGAGCTTCTGATCGAAACGAAAGAGCGCCCGGTCGTCGTTAACCGCGCGCCTACACTACATCGGTTCGGAGTAATTGGCGCGTATCCCAAGTTGACGTCGGGCAAGACCATTCGCCTGAATCCGTTCGCAGAGCGCGGGATGAACGCGGACTACGATGGTGACGCAATTCAAGTGCACGCGCCTGTAACCCTCAAGGGCATTGAAGACGTCAAGAACATGACGCTATCAAAGCTTATTTTTAGCGAGAAGAAGTCAGACCCACTTAACGTGGCCCCCGACATGGAAGCAGTTATCGGGCTTCACCGTGCAACACAGCCTGCGGGCACCATGGCTTCAAAGAGCTTTGAATCACAGGGCCATGCTCTTGCGGCGTACCACCGAGGAGAAATCAACCTCTCCGACCCGATCGACATTAACAAGAAGAGCGAACTATAATTAGAACGTGCCGTACATGCCAAATAATTGCTCCATCACCCACATCTACAAGGTTGCGGCGTGGGCTGCTCTTTCCCGTTTTGGGGTAAAGACTGCGGCGTCAGACGAAGTCCGTCTGAAGATTCGGCCATTTCGCGGATTCCATGGGATGGACGGAACCCTACGGAACGTCTCTGAAAAAGGTGCCGGAAAGAGCGCGGAACATGGGCTCGCTCCGTTAGAGCCACAGGCAGACGATCACCTTCCAGCGGAAGCGTTGGCCGCGTTTCTTCAGTCGCTGCCCCAGCCGCCAGGAACTATCGACCCAAGCGCGAAGAAAGATCCCCTTGACCGCTCAACGTCATGGGGCCCTGCTACCCACCCTGCCGCCGGAAACTCTGGAGACGTCCTAGGAAATCCGGCAGGCGGCGCATCCAATGGAGCTGTGTTCTAATGACCATCAAGCAAGCCTACGAAGTTGGTATGACCGCGGCGCTACACCGCTACGGCATCAAGAAGGAAGCGTTTTCCCTCGGAAACATGGGCAGCGCTGTTGGTCGTTTCCTAGGGGGTCAAGGCAGCCACATGCGCGATCTTGGCACCGGAATCAACGGGATGATGCACTCGTCGGGAGTCCCAGGTGTTCAAGAAGGCGTGAGAGCGCTTGGCCGTAGCCAGGCGATGGGGGCCGCAAAAGGTCTATTGCCCAGCATGGCCCTAGGCGGTGGCGCCCTTCTTGGCGCGGGCATGCTTGGCCGCGCCACCGCCCCGGACCAAAACGACATGCCCTACATCAACACAGCGCGCATGAAGCATGACCTCGGGGGGATGTTCGGTTAACCATGGCGACTTCTCTCGGGGAGCGCCTTGTCTACGACGTTCTCCCAAAAGAATATGACGGGAAGGGCCCCCTGACGAAGGGCCGCATGCGGGACATCCTTGTCGACTTGGCCCGAACCAAGCCTGATGAGTACCCAGGGATCGTCTCTTCCCTCAAGCGCCTAGGCGACGAAATCTCCACGTTGGAGGGGATCTCTGTGGGTATCGATGACATCACGCCAATGTATGAGCAGCGTGACGCCATTATGAAGCCAATTCTAGCGGATTTTCATAAGGCAAAGTCTGTAGTCGACAAGCAACAGGCTTTGATCAAAGGCCTCGCCCCGATGATTGAGTTGACAAAGCGCCATCCAGGCTCGATGGGTGAGATGGCCCGATCCGGCGGCCGAGGAAATTTTCCGCAGTTGATGCGAAGTGTTGCTGCTCCCGTACTCGCGTCTGGCGACAAAGACCAAGTTATTCCGTGGCCGATTATTCGAAGCTATGCGGAGGGTCTTCGCCCTTCAGAGGCGTGGGCCGCCATGACAGAGGCTCGAGTAAACGAAATTAAGACGCGAACAGCCGTCTCGGAACCGGGAGACCTCGGAAAGATCCTGGTCAACAACATGGCTGACAAGTTGATCGTCCAAAACGATTGCGGGACACGCAACGGCCTTGCGATGCACACGGACGACCCGCACATCATCGACCGGTACACCGCACATGACAAGGGAACCGTCAAAGCGGGCACCATGGTTACTCCACATATTGCCTCTGAATTGAAAGCACTTGGCGGTGACGTGATCGTTCGCTCGCCAATGACATGTGAGATGAATGACGGCCTTTGTCAGAAGTGCGAAGGGCTAGATCCGTATGGTCGCCTGCACGCGATTGGTACCAATATTGGTGTCCGAGCCGCGCAGTCCATGGCGGAACCCTTGACGCAGTTCGCACTAGGCGCCAAGCACGCGAAGGATCTTGCCAAGCTTAAAAAAGAAAAGACCGTTGAAGGCGTTAAGGGTGTGGAGCAGATGCTTCAGATTCCGAAGTCATTTCTTCATGCGGCGGCCTTGGCCTTCCACGACGGAACCGTAACGAAGATTGAAACCGCACCGCAAGGCGGACACTACGTTTGGGTTGACAGTGAGAGACACTATATCGAGCCAAGCCTAGATGTCGTTGTATCAATGGGGCAGAAAGTAGAGTCCGGTGACGCCCTTTCCGATGGAATCCCTCGCCCAAATGAAGTAGTTCAATACAAAGGCCTTGGTGCGGGCCGCAAGTACCTCACCGATGCAATGTTCAACATCTACAAAAGCCAGGGAATTGAGATCGACAAGCGCCACTTTGAAACAATGGCTAAATCGATTCTGAACCACGTCCGTGTAGTAGATACAGGGGATGACGAGGATAATGGGCTCACGCGCGGTGACATCATCGACTACAATAAATATAAAACGTTCTTGGCCGGCTCGCGAAAAGAGTTGCCACTTGAGGACGCTCTCGGGGAAACCCTAGCGGATGACGTGCTCCACTTCACAGCGGGCACCCGAATCACTAAGAGCGTTGAGGACGACTTAAAACGGAATCACGTGACGCGCGTTCACATTGCCCACAAAGCGCCACTTGTAGAGCCCTTCATGCGCCCTGCTGAACGCACTCCGCTACTAAATCCGGACTGGATGGCGCGGCTCGCACACCGGTTCCTCGGAGAGGGCCTTCTTGCGGGCGCTCACCGTTCTGATTCAAGTAAGGTTCACGGAACTAACCCTGTTCCCGCATATGCGTTTGGCGGAGAATTCGGTGAAGGGCCTACCGGAACGTACTAATGCTACAAACCGTTTACAACGCCTCTTTTAACCGCAGTCTTTCGCGCTATGGCGTAAAGACAGCCGCTCCCTCTGCGGCAGCGGCATCCCTTGGCCAAAAAGCTATGGGATGGGGGAAAGGGCTTTTGGACGGCGGGATAAACATGGCGGTCGGCCGCATGAGAAATCCGGCCGAAGGCATCTCTCATTTAGTGTCTGGCGACGCATTCCGGCGCGGCGGTGCTGTACGGGAAGCGCTATGGCCGACGATCCACAACGCCCCGCACATGCTTAACGGGTCACTTATGCCACCCGACAAGCTCCACCAACGCGCAGGGAAATGGCTATGGCGGGGACTAGGCGTAGGGCTGCCTGCGATGGCAATTGGTGGCGCGGCGCTCGGACAAGGGGACCCTAACGAGGGCACCATGACGAATGTTCTTAGCACGGCAGGCCGGGAGGCCGGAAACCTCGTCGGGTTCGGCATGGGGGGCATGGTAGGAGCACATTTTGGCGGTGGAGCCGGAGAGCGCCTTGGTCGCGGTGTTGGCCATCTCCTGGGCAGTAAGCCCCGGCCCCAACTGGCTCAAGAACAATTCGCGGCGCAGCAAGCGCCGCTCCAGGAAGAAATTCCTTATCAACCCTACGGCCAAGTGAGTTCTTACTGATGATTCAAGACGCGTATATCACCGGCTGGAACGCCAAGATTGCTCGATTTAAACTAGGAAGCGCTGCTATTGGCGTAGGGCAATTTCCAATGAAATCCATCAATGCGGGGCCGACACCGGCACCAGGAGCCGCAGCAGGATCGTCAGGGAATCCTGTGCATGCTATGAGCGCTCCGATCGCCCCAAATGCGAAGCCTATTCTATAATTTGTGCATCGCGTGATACTGGACTATTATTTCCAGCAACGCGTTGACCGACCATAACCGCGGTTGAACGGGAGATACGACATGTTCAAGAAGGCATACGTTCGCGGAATTCAGGGTGCGCTGGTACAGGCCGGGCACGCTGCATACCCCGACGAAGATTCAGCCGCGAAGATCGCGGATTACATCGCCGACAACGTCGATTTTGATGTAATGAACGGCTTCCAGGCGGCCAGTGTGTCACGTGAAGTGACGGCCAAGATCGCCGAGCACCTTATCGACGCTTCGGCGGAACTGGCCCAGCAGGGCTACCGGCCGGGCCCGACCGCTAAGGTTGCGTCTCAGCAGGATCTGTCAAAGGTTGCGCAGGTTCATGCGCTCCACTTGATGAAGCTCGCTGAGGGCTCGAACTATGAAGGCGGCGACAAGGGCAACACCGAGCGCACTACCGCGGAAGGCAAGATGGACGAGAAGGCACGTCCGGACGGCTACGCCGCACAGGGCGAGAACGGAGCTGGCGGTGCGGGCAAGACTGAGGTCGACACGCGCCCTGGCGCCGTCGGCAAGGAAGAGCCCCATCCTGCGGCACCCGCTAATTCGCCGTCTGGCGATAACACGGTGATTGACGCGTCCAAGACCTCTTCACTTGCTGAGGCCCTGCGCAAGATTGCAATGGGCTCGAACATTGAAGGGGGCGACAAGGGCAACAAGGAGCCCACCACTGCCGAAGGCAAGATGGACCTGGCTGCCCGCCCAGCTGGTTACGCGGTTCTGCCGCATCAGGGTGCACCCGGCGCAATTCCGGGCCTCGTCACCGGCCCTGCCATCGTGGGCAAGGAAATGGCGATGCCCAACGGGCCCAGCCGCTCCGTCGACGGCAGCAACTCGTTGACACAGCATTCGGCCAAGGCCGCGGGATATGTTGAAGTGTTCCGCAAGGCTGCCCGGGAAATCGTGCCGTATCTTCCCAATGGTCTAGGTGAAGACGAGAAGATCGGTCACATTCAGGCGATGATGGATCTAGACGTTGCTGAGAAGGCCCACTACATCCACGGGCTCCACCAGAAGATCGCGTCGAAGACCGCTGCTAACGCAAATCCGGAGTTCGTTCCAGGCTCCCCGAAGTACACCAGTGGATACTCGGGCTATGATGGCGCCAAGGCCAATCAGAAGAAGGCGGAGGACGGCGGACTCCCGGCCTTCATGGCCAACATGAGTGAGAAGGAGCCTGAGAAGAAGGACTCCGAGAAGAAGGACGACAAGTGCGAGAAGTGTGGTAAGTCGCCTTGTGAGTGCAAGAAGGACGATGACAAGAAGGAGGCGAGTGACCTAGGCCTCCGGCTTAGGGCAATCGTAAACGCTGCAGCCTCTCGCGCCTAAACAACGGCTCAAGAGGTTGAATGACGCCTCCGTTCGCGAGGGCCGGTGGCCACGCGCCGGAGGCGTTTTAGTTTTTTGAACGATACGAGGATTGACGATGCCGATGCCGCAGATGGGGCCCATGGCGATGTCGCCGAAGACCCAGCAGATGCAGATGCAACAGGACGCGGGCCCCGACCAGGTAACCGCCCTGTTTGAGCAGGGGTTTTCACAGGCCGCCTACAACCTTCTTCTTTCTAAGCTGCCGGACCTTGTCGAAAACGTGGTCACGTTCAGGGTGATCAACACTGACATCGATGAAGGCAGTGGCGTAGGTGCGTTTATTATCCAGCGCCAGGGCCAGACACTGTACATCCCCGTCGTGATGGCGGACAACAACACCAAGCCCCTAGAGATTGTCTACCACAAGTCGCTAAACGTCTTTTTGCCCCTTACAAAGGGGTGGCTGGACGAGATTGATAAGATGTCTATGGGAGAATTGGGCAAGGGCGTAAAGACTCCCGAAACCCTTTACTCCGATGTAGACATTCGAAACGTCGTAGTGCCTCCCGTCACTGGAAGGTTCTCCTACGCGGCATACATCGGCGGCATTGAAAAAACGGCGCAAGAGTACCGTCCAATGCTTCTAGGGTTTCTTGACCGCGCCCCGAATCGCGTTAAGCAAGCGTTCGTGAATACTCTCGAGCGGAACCCAGACCTTCTGAAGACCGCTGTTGCGATCTACGGTATTTCAGCACTTCGAGATGCTGTAGTTCTTCGACAAGAGAAGGTTGCCGCAAAGCAGAATTATGGCGGCGCTCTTTGGATTGCGGACAAGGACACAAAGCCTTCCGAGTTTAAGCGCATCTTCGGAGAACGTTCCGGCGAGGCGTACTCTGGTGTGAAGCTGAAGGGGTACGCGGCGAAAGACGAGCGGGCGTTTCACAATGTGGCTATGAAGGTGCAGCCGTACGAGCAATACGTAGAACCCACCACGCCCGGTGTGTACAACCTCTACAAAACAGACATGAGCGAGGCTACGGCATTTGTAATGCCGAACCCGGTGAACCTGTTTGGCCATGCGACCCGCTACGGCCGAAAGCCGGTCGTTCCGGCGCGCAATCCGATGGTTGACAATTCCTATACAGATCCAACCCCGGGAGGTGTTGACCATCACGATCACGAGGTTCATGGCCGTGTCAACACTCGCGTATATCCGGAGGGCCGCCCGAATCTCGCAGACGAGCTTACCCCCCACGATACTCCGCGTTACATGGCGGTTTTCGGCAACGGCGATTATTCAATGGTCGACCGCCTTGTTGGCCGCGCATCAATTGCAGATGATCTTTCCGGCGGAAAGCTCTACTCTTCACTGTTCGGTGTGACGGACGGAGCGGCACCAAAGACGGGACTTGGCTTCTTTGTTCGCGCAAAGGGCACGTCATTTCAGGCCACTTGCCCTCTCAACATCAAATCAGTTACGACAGGCTCAGACGGCGTACGCCGCATCTTGGCCACGAGCGCAGAAGGCTGGGGAGAAGAGAAGACCCTGGTAACCGATCCTGCGAACGCGTTCGGCTCTATCTGGATGCCGCAGTTCTCTAACATCACTTACGTACCCGCCGATTTCGCGTGGGTGCCACTAAAAGACCGGGTCTACGCCCGTGACCTGTTCACTTCTGCGATGGATCTAACACACGCGACAGTCTCGTCTTTGCTGTCTGTTGGTGCACAGAAGTCCGCAGTAAAGAATGCCGGCCACGGACAGTTCTCTGTCAATGGAACTCAGGCTGTCGATAAGATTTCGGCCCTTCGCTACCTAGCAGGCGGCCTCAATTTGACGGTTGAAGAATCAGAAGCCATCCTCGAAAAGGCAGCCTCTGACGGCATCGCGCAGTTTATCGTCGCTGCGCCATATCAAATCCGGATGGCGCGGACCAAGCTCGAAAAACGAGCGGGGGACGAGGATTCTTCGAAGAAGAAGGATAGTGGGGGGGACAAGAAGAAGGCTCCTCCGAAGAAGGATGGACCTCCTGGTAGCGGCGGCGGTGACCCTATGGCGGGCGGTGATGATCCTTCCATGGGAGGAGACCCTTCCATGGACCCGTCAATGGGCGGTGATCCATCAATGATGGGCGGTGCTCCAATGGCGCCTCCGCCACCCTCTCCCACTGACCTAGCAGCTATGGAAGCGTCTCAGCAGATTGAGCAGGAAATCCAAAAGCTCACTGAGAAGATGATGCTTGTGCAGCAGATCGCTGCCAGATCTCAGGAAATTGCGGGTGGTGCGGCGCCTATGCCGTCCGTTCAAACCCAAGCCATGGGTGCCCCGCCTCCGTCGGTTAACATGGCGACTGGCGCCCCTATGGGACAGCCGCAGCAACCATCGGGCATGGGTCAGCCGATGTACCCAGGTCCTTCTCCGCAAATGGGCGGTATGGACCCGTCGACGATGGGTGGAATGCCCCCGCAGGGAAGCATGGACCCTTCGATGATGGGGGGTGCTCCTGGCATGCAGATGCCTCAGATGGGCAGCATGATGGACCCAAATATGTCCCAGAGTCCGATTGGCCCGATGGGTGCCGATCCTTCGATGGGCATGGGCGGCGGAATGTCTGGAATGGGCCAGGATCCATCGATGATGGGCGGGCCGCCGCAGGCCATGATGTCGGAGGATGGATTTAACAACCACATGCTCGAGCAGCAGATTAATCCGCAATTCTTGGGACAAGCTGCACAGCTGGCAAACGGAGACGTATTCGACGCAGCTGCGGTCTCCGCTTTGGCGCAGTCTCCTATGGTCAAGGAACTCGTCAGTCAGTACGTTCCGAACCTTGAAAAGGCCCTAGACAACCTCGCGAGAATTATTCTCACAATGTGGATGCAGGAGAGTGCCCTTAAGACTGAAATTGGTGAAGAGGGCTATTCAGAGCTTGAAGACAAGCTTCTGACAACTCACCGAGACATGGGTGATCTGGTTCTCCGTCTGAGCCAGAACGCTAACGTCCTCAAGGGTATGAGCGGCAATGCGCGGTCGTGACCCTGCTTGGCGGGCTCACGCAGTTATCAATGCCTACAAGCGAAATGAACCACTGCCGGATTGGTCGGGAGAGCTAGAAGTTGCTCTCCACCGCCTGCTTGCGGGCCGCGCTGTTGCCGCTGACGAGACGCTCCAAGACGCGTGGGAAAGCTTCAATAGCGATTTCAGTCGAGACACGATGTACATGTGGCTTTTGTCCCGCACTACCGACGAACAGATTCATAAATACCTAGGAGTGAGTCCTGAATTCGTCGACGCGTATCGGCGGCTTTTTTTTGACGAAGGGGTGTTTAAGAATCGGCTTCAATTGATGGAATGGATTTCAAGCTACGAAAGCCGGGCAGTCGGAGCCATGGGTATGAAACAGGCTTTCATGCACGGCATTACATGGCTGATGTGGTTTTACTTTGGCGACTATGGAGACGTTGACCCGTCTGATATTCAGCGGTACATCGCTGCTGAAGCGTTCTACCGCGGTAAGTCAAATAAGTTCTATGGCGTAACTGCTGCAGAAGCCAAGGAAACCCACAAGTATTTCAAAACTGCGTTGGACGCGGCGCGGGCTTTGAGCACCGGGAAGAGTAAAGAAGGTGTACACGGCCTTCTTATCCGATTGCTCCACAAGGACGGCACTGACCAAGTTCCGGCGAAAGAAAAGGCGCAGTACCTCAGCTAGGAGACTGACAAGATGGCTTTCTATAACGACAGGGATTTTGAAGGAATGGCGACACGGGTTGTCGACCGATACCTGTCTGGTAGCTCTAAACTCGCCGACGCCGCAGCAGATGAAGCCCGCACAGGAGAACTAAACCCTGACCAGATCGAAAGAATGGTGCAGGCGGCCAACGTTCAAACTTTCCAGCGGATGATGGACCAGAGGAAAGAGCAAGGCGCGGGGGACCTTATGCACGAATTTGACCCCGTGGACTCTCGACAAATCATCAAGATTCTCATTGACCAAAATGGTGTGCACGTAGACGGCCCTCACCCTATGGGTGACGCTTCTGATGGAATGAGCCCAATGGGCGCCATGGGCGGCGAAGGCGTCGGAGAAGTCCCTGATGAAATGGCGGGTCAACAACTGAATCCTGCTGAGGGCGAGCCTGGTCACGAAGACTCTCCAGAGGTTGAGGAGTGCGAAGAGAAGTGCCACGAAAAGCTTGATCCGCCCGGCATTAAGACAAAAAAGACGGAGAATGGCCCGCTCCCTGACAAGAAGAAGGAAGCGGAGTACATGCGGGCGAGGAAGCTTGCCGCAATTCTGGACGACGAGAGGCTGCAAGCAAACTACGCCTTCGAAGAAAAATTTGCTGAGTTGTCAACGTCTCTACGGCGTATCTATGGGACTGGATTCGCAAATCTAGAAAAAGACGCCATGGCCGAATACGGCGATGACCCCATCACCGTAAACGTATTAAATCTTTTGCGGGCAGAGCGTCGCCTTGAACCCCTGGATGTCCGCCCTTCGGAAAAGGTGGCGGCAGAGAGGGACCGGCACGTATCTATTTCAACACCGGAATTGAGACAGCTCGAAGAGCTTGTTAAGATCGCCAACGCGGCATTTCGCTGTGAACAGAGCGCAAGGACGGTAAGGGCCGAATGGAAGATCTAAACGACATCAAGGACCTAGTTATCGGGTATGCCGCTCGACTTTACGTCGAGAAGACGGCATTTACTCCGGTACAGTCTGCGCTAATGGGAACCGCATTCCAGTCGGCGGCAATGGCGCCCCAGGACCTTCAGCGCTACCACGCCATTCTTGGAAAGCTGGATGCGGCGACGGGCCCTAAGACTGCGGCCGATAAGAAGTATTATGACCCAAGAACTGGCGTTTACGGCAATGGTGGTGGTTTGCCACCCCAGCGAAGCAGTGGCAGTGGCGGTGGCGGTGGTGGCGGGGGATTTAGGCCGGGCAAGGGCGGTGGAACGCGTCTACCATCTGGTGAGTCAGGTGGCCGCATGAATGGTGGGTCTTCTATCGGGAGAGACCAACGCGGCAATTCACGATTTGACGATCGTGACGAAAAATACGTTTCAAGCATCTTCGACGCCGCAAGCAAGTACATGACCGAAGACCAGCGGCTTCAGCAAGGTGTGGACTCCGCGAAGCACCAAATGAAGCTCCAGGACATGATCGCGGCGCTGACGCCAGAAGATGCGCGGTTTGACCGTGAAATGGCTGACCACGCCTTTAACAAACGCGTACAGAGCGCCAAGGACCTGATGGACAGTGGGTCCGTCTTTGGGGATTTCTGGAAGACCCTCAAGGGCGACAAGCCGACAGAAAACATGGGTCGACAGCTTCTGCAGAAGACCATTGAACCCGCTTTCGCCGCTCCTGCGAATGCGCTTAGCAAGGTGCTCGAGGAGCACGCGCTGCATAAATTCGGTCCAGAAAAGTCTCTAGGCGAGAAGAAGGACCCGCTGTCAATGGGCGGCACCGAAGCGGTTCGCGAATTCGGAAAGAGTGTAGGAGATATTGGCGGCTCGCTCCTCAAGGATATTGTCTCCAAGGCCATCACCGCAGCTGGCGGTCTAGGCGCTGGGTCGGCCCGTAAAGCCATTCTACAGGAGCTGCGTAAGAACGACCCAATCTTGTCGCAGACATCAGTAAATGAGCAGACGCTCATGGACGCATACCACACGATGGTAAAATTCGCTCCGACCTTGGCGTCGGACAAGAACGCCGTAAGGTCATTCCTCCGGACTGCTGTTCAGGGCGGCGGTGGGGTAGACTTCAACACTATCCGCCTGATCGCTGACGCTGAAAAGACCGTAAACAGCTCACAGCCCCCGGGCTTTGGCAGCTTCTCCCGCTAAGGAGTTAACGATGGAAACGCTAATGGAACGCCTGCTGCCAAACGACAGTGTTGAGCGCATCAAGCAAGCCGGACTTCACAAGATCATTGGCGCGATGTATGGTGTCGATGAGTTAAACATCAAGGAAGCTGTAGAGCTTCTCGGTGCGATGACGTACATGCACATGGAAGAGACAAAGAAGACTGCGTCAGCGATTCGTGCATTTAGAGCGCTTCGCGGTGAAAAAGTCGCCGATGCTGCCGCGGCCCTCGACGCACTAGGCGCCGCTGGAATGCGAGCGCTACCCGCAGGCATCGGTGGTGCGCTTCTTCTTCGTGCAATGAACAATAACCCAGAGACAATGGACCGAGACACAGCAATCGGGGGCGGCGCCGGCCTCCTTGGTGGTGCTGCAGCAGGGCTATTCAGGGGTATGTCCCGGGCGCCAGGAGCTGCATCCGAGATTGCACAACAGATCCGGAGCATGTGACCCATGCTATCCTTCACCTTCCAGGAAGCGATGGAGCTGTCTTGTGCGCTAGAAAAAAGCGCCGAGACGGACCCCCGTGTCCGGGAGAAGAAGGCCCTGGTTGATTACGCTATTTTCGGGCACTTCAAGAAGGGTGGCTGGCAGCAAGAGCTTTCTCCAGCGCTAGGATCAGCCGCCAAGGGGCTAGGGTGGGGAATGGGTCTCGCAGCCCCCGCGGTTCTTGGCGGGCACTACCTACTGAATCACGCAAGGGACAACGTTAAGGATGTCGTCCATGACGCAAGGAATCAGGCGCTGCTTCTAGGGGGCGCCAAGGCCATGGGCGATGTTGTTAGTAGTGGCGCAAAAGCGTTCGCACACGGGTACAGCGCGCCGAGTCAGTTCGAGTCACTTCGAGAAGAGACTCGTCCAAGTGATGACATGTACCGAGTGTTCAATCAAATGAAGGTCAGCGCTGACCAGAACCTGATTGAAAAATTGGCCGCCGTTATCGCCATTGATAACGCGCTAGAACCGCTCGCGAGCAAAGACGCAAATGCACAAGAATGCCTTCTCATCAATCGAGAAGTCGGGGTAAGCTTGCTACGTGAGCTGGTGTAAATGCGTAAGCTGATCCTTCTTGATGACTACTTCCCGACCGGGGAAGCAACGATCCAACCCGCACTGCTCTGGCACGGGGGCAAATCGTTCACGGACGCACATGGCGGCGTATCAAAACACGCCTCTGAAGCGGTGGATTACGTTAAGAACGTGACGCCCGAGCCCGGCAAGACGATCATGCTGGTCTTGGCCCTCGGTTCCGAAGAAGCCTATGGCCCGAATCGCAACGGGGACGGGTTTCCAGAGCGCCCTGTAAATGCACGTCGAGGCAATGGCTTCTGGATCTCTCCAGGGGAAGAACTTCCAAAGCATTATCGCAGTTTTGAAAACGGACACGTATTCCAGCATCACGTCAACAAAGATCCAGCGAAGGCGTCGGGCTATGTGAAAAAGGCGTTCTGGAATCCGAAGATGCACCGGGTTGAACTCCTTATTGTAGTTGACAACAAAAAAGATCCGGAATGGGTCAACCGTGTAAACGACGGGGACTTCCCTGCCGTCAGCATGGGGTGCCGCATCAAGTATGATGTGTGCTCCATTTGTGGAAACAAGGCGCCGTCACGGGCGCAATACTGCGACCACGTAAAATTTGATCCCGGCATGAACCAATTGATGCCGGATGGTCGCCGTGCTTACGTACACAATCCGTCGCCCAATTTTTTTGATATCTCACGCGTGTTCCGCCCCGCGGACAAAACGGGATACACCCTTAAAAAGGTCGCTTTCTCACGCCCTTATGAATTGATCTCTGGCGCCGCGTTAGGCGAGGCGGCAAGCATCGCGCAAGGGAAGAGTGCGGCTATCCGAAAGTTGTCGGATATCGACAAGATCGTCCGAGGTGACACTGTCGCGTCTAGCAGCCTCCCACATGCCGACGCCGACGTAATTAGAAAGTTCAAAGACTACGCCACGCCTCGCGTATCACAAGATGCTCCACTGCCCATTGCGGACATGGTGCGTCGTAAACCCGCCGACGTCATGGCAACGCTTTCGTCTATGGGCGTAATCCTGACAACGAAGCAGATGCTCAACTATCTGCTGTCGATGATGTGTCCTGGTCAGCAAGTAGACGACCAAATTGCGGATCGAGTTGTTGCGATGCAGGGTAAGCTGTTCGAGATGTTTGCGGAGTCTCCGGCGTTGCTAGACGAAGTTCTTTCGACAGGGATGTTGGACGAAGGAACTGCGGACCCAGAACTTGCTGAGAAGATTGACCCCAGGCGTGAGAAGAATTCAAACATCAGCGGGGCCTTGTTCCGTAATCTCGTGCCAGATTCAATTGGCCTGCGTCCTCAAGAATCACCGACAACCGATTTGATTACGGCAAGGGGACCGGGGGGCCAACCAATGGCTACCGATCGCGGAGCTGCCGTTGAAGCGCACGATCGTTGGGCCCGCGATCAAATGATGACAATGCTTGGGGGTGCCGCGCTACTGTCCGCCGCGTATGGGGTGACAAGCGCCAATCCCGCATTGCGCAAATTCCGACTTCCTATTGGCGTAGGTGCGGCAGCCGGCGGTTATGCGGCTCTAAAGCCGGGGGATTGGAAGAAGACGCCAACAGACAGTGGTGATGTTCCAGCTGAGACAGAATTTGCGCCTGCACAAGAACGCACTGCAGCCTTTGTACTAAAGCTGGTCAAGGACTACAGAGAAATGGATAAGTGTGCAGGGGCTCAAGTAGCCAGTGCAGTAAAGCACAGTGCCTTCATTGACGAAGTTGTTGGACCCGTGATTGATATGGATTCAGTTGCGGCGCGCATCGGTGAACTGCTAACGAAGTGAACTTGGTTTTAAACGGCGCGTTGCCTATGATTTTGGCAAGACGCGCCCTCACTGAGGGAGAATGGCAAATGCCCAAGCTCGATGACGTACTCAAGACATTCCGTCAGCCGGCCGAGAAGGTCGCTGTGGATCGTGGCACCGTGAATAACGAAAAGACGGCTGCCGTTAGTGACTCACTCAAGAGCGCGCTAAAGGATACCCTTGCAGAAGTATCTGCGGGGCAGACCAAGACCGCGTCAACGGCCGACCCGCAGAAGGACCTTGAAAAGGTCGCTGCGGAAGTTGCTAACGCAGAACACGAGGCGCTAGTGAAGCGTGCTCAGCTTTTCGGTGCTGCCGTATATGACGGACTAGTTGCCCGCGCTGCGCAATATCAGGGCGCGATCGAGCGTACGCCCGCTTCTAAGACTGCCGCTGTGTCGAATGATTTCGACAAGTTTGCGCATGAGAACCCTGAGCTAATCAAGCAGGCTGCGGAAGTCGGCTTTAGTACCACCTCAATGCAGCTCGACCAGTTGCACAAGGTTGCCGCCGCGAAGGGTGAAAAGGACGCCACTGAGTGGGTATTTAAGACCGCTCACGATACGTACCTGCGTGGATATGGCGACACCTTTGAAATTCTAAAGGCGGCTGCTGCTCGATAACCATGTACTCGGCCACCAACATTGCCCGATATGGGCAGCTCTTCAAGGCCGCACATGCGGACGTTCTTTCCAACGGAAAGATCGCGAGCCTGTCTGGAACTCTTGCGGGGATGGGGCGAGGATTGAAGACTTTGCCGGGGTTGCTGGGGCGGAATCCGGCATTTACAACGGGGTTGATGGCCGCGCCGTTGGCTCTTGGTCTTGGCGGTGGCGGTCTAATCGGCCAGCACCTCCAGGCTAAGAAGGACGAGGAAGAGCGTCTCAAGACCCGTAATCGCGCGTTTGGCGCTGGCATGGGTGCTGGTGTTGCTCTGCCTGCAATTGGCCGTCAAATGGTTCCGGCCCTTCAGTCCTATGGGATCCTTCCCGGCGGTGGAGGCCTATAATGGCACGTAACGCACGGTCACTCAGTCAACTGGCTGATGATGCTATTGCAACCGTGACAGCGGCAGATAATCGTCGTTCGGCGGAACGCGCCATTGTAAAGACCGCGTCGACCCATCCGCAAGGCGAAATTGGTGAGCTGTTGTTTAAGCTTGCGGCCGAGCTATCGTCTGTTGAGTCTCGAGTGTCTTACGCAGATTTGAACGACTACCTAAAGGCATCGCGATGACCGGCGAGTCTCTTAGAAAGCTTGCCACAGAGGTTCGACGAGAAGCCGAACACCAAGCTGAAACGAAGCGTGTAAAGTGTGCACAAATCGTTGAGGCGGCTAGCGGCCTAGAAATCCTGCGCCGGAAGTTGGGAGTCGGGCGATGAATCAACTATTAATACACGTAGCGGAAGTGCTTGAAAAGACTGCCGCATATGTGGACGAAATCGAGAACCGTGAAAAGACGGCTCTTCGAGATGCGCGGAATGCTCAGATTACCGAGCTGTCTGACAAGTATGCGGCGGCAACTGGAGAAGAACTGCCAGACACCCTCCGTCAAAAATTGGCGACAAGCGACAAGGACGTCCTTGAGCTTCTGCGTCAGACTGTAGAGAAGACCGCAGGTGAAGTACCTGCTCTTGGTGGGCCGTCCCAGAGGAATGATTCCTCGGCGCCCTCAACCGTAAAAGAAGCCGCAGATGCGGCAGAAGACCGATTCGTCAATTGGATCGTTTCGTGACGAGGGAGACCTGACCATGGCAATGCTCAATAGTAAGTTCGACATCCTCAGGGGCTGGCCGCGCGAAGGCTCCCTCGACGAGTCTCTGCCCATCAAGGCAAGCGAGACCGTTATCTCAGGAGAGGTCGTGCAGTATGACGCAGGAGGAGCTGATCCCGGCGCCATTACCGCTGCGACAACCCCAAACCGCGCTGCGGCGAACTCGAAGCAGGTGTTTGTCGTAATCGAGGGCAACGATGACTTCTCTGCACAATACGTAAAGAAGGCCGTTGTTCTCCGCGATAACGCGGTGTTCCGCCTAGACCCGGATAACTTCACGTACAACGCTGGCATGGTACCGGGCGCCCCCCTATCATTCAGCTCGGGACTGTGGATTATCGCCGCCGCTGGCAACCAGATCATCGGCACTGTTGAACGCGACGATACTTCGGTGGACGGCACGATCGTTGTGCGCTTCCAGAACACGGGCGAAGCGAAGCTTTAATTTTAGCCTAATAGGGCTAAGATGACTTAAAAGTCCGCCCCAATAATGGTCGGCTGACACCAAAAGGAAACGGGAGATTCGAACAATGGCGAACTACAGGACCCAGACGCAGCAGGTGTCCGCCCAGTTCATTAACTCCAACTTTGTCCGCAAGTTGGATGAGGGGCGGACGAAGGAAGCGGAGGCAGAAGGAACGGCGTTCATCCGTCAGAAGATGCGCCAGGAGTCCTTCGCGCGAGAGATTATCGAGCCCGTGATGTTGGCGGACGACGAGATCGATCGTGATGAGAACACGGACCAGCCGAAGCGCATTGTGGAGAAGGAGCCTGACTCCCTTGCCACGTTCGTGCCTTTCCACGGCACGGGACAGCGCACCTGGTTCAAGGGTGGACGCTTCGCCGTATTTTTCGGCAAGGTGGAGTCGCAGCGCTTTACTAAGTCGAAGTTCGAGCTGATGACGTACCAGAACGACATCAGGAAGATCCTCTCGGACAACTCGGTAAAGGACATGGCAGACCAGGAAGACCAGAAGTTCACGGACACCGTGAACGACATCCTGGCGCTGTTCCCGACACAGGTGCAGGCCGCTGGCGCCTTCTCCTCGAGCGCCTTCAAGACGGCCTTCCAGGGTATGGTCAGCCGCCGCCAGCCGATCGGCAAGCTCCTAATGTCTAAGGGGCTCTATTACGAGGCCCTTGACCTGGCCGCTACCAGCGTCGGTAACGACGTCGCTTCTCGCCACTACGATCTAGGTATCGAGGCGGAAGAGAAGCTATGGGGCATCCCGGTCATCACCACGATTAAGGAAGAGATCGTTAACGACGACACCCGTCGCTCGGCCTATCTCTTCGCGCCGCAGAACTACCTTGGCGTCTTCTTCCTTCTCCAGGACGCCACGCTGTTCATTAAGCAGGAAGCCGATATCATCGAGTTCCACGGTTACTCCGTGAACGGTATCGGGTTCGGTAACAACAAGGCAGTTGCGCGCGTCGACTTCCCAGTCTAATCGCCTACTGACTAAAAAAAGGGCGGCCCTCCACGGGGCCGCCCTTTTTCTTGTTCAAAACGTCGTCCAACCACTCACCGTCTTGTGGACGTCGAACGACCTTCGGTTCCGATATTCCCACTGTGCGTGTTCCCAGGGGAACTGCTCGAAGCAGGAGGACATGCCGTCGTCCTGCTCCGCAAACAGGTCCAGGAAGTAGCTGTCGACATGGTGCTGCGCCCAGTCCTCGGGGTTCCTGTGGGGCGGGCAGACGCAAACAGCGCATCTACTTCCATCCGCGAAGACATGTTTCTTGAAATAATGCCCAATCACGAACCGTACGACGGGTCCGCGGGACCGCTCGAATGCCCGCCACATCAGGGCCATCTGATGTTGCACGTCTGCAGGCAACTTCTGGAACACTCCAAGTTCGTTGAAATCGGGCAGCATGGGGCCTCCTACATACTTGTACCTAATATGAAAAGTGATAAGATGCCGCAAAGGAGCTAAACTTGGGAAACGTTATCCTCGTCAATAAAACTCGCGGAATGATGGATCTTTACGATGTAAAGGATGTCAACGACGTTCGTGTCATACTCTATCCAGAAGGCATGCCCGGGTGTGAGCGAGAATGCAGTGAATCGGTACTTGCACATCCACTAGTTAACAAGTTCATGACGGCAGGACCGCCCGCATGGCTCGATAGCCGGCCAGTTCAACCAATTGTAGTGGTGCCAAAACCTGTCGTAGAATCTCCACCAACGGTTGCCAAAGAGCCCGTTGACGCAGGCGTCAAGGGTACGACGGACCCAAAGACCTCGAGAAAAAAATAATGGCTAGTCTATAATTACGGTGGAATGCCGTTCACCAACACCGTACAAATCGACCACGACTACGGGTCGATCGACGCTCTGCGATACCTGACACCGGGTGGAAGCCCCATCTCAGGTGCTCAGGTGCGCATCTATCGCAAGTCCGACTATGACGCTCGGAACTTGGGGACACCTGTAGCGTTTACAATGACGAAGGCGGATGGGCGTTGGCAAGACGCAGCATTGGTAGAACCTGGATTTACGTACACAATCCGATTTGAATTACCAAACTACTACGGCCCGGATACACGGGAAGTAATCGCATGAGGAGCACATGGCCGTAACTCTTGACTCAGGTTCGATCTCAACTGCAATCCAACAGCGGGTAGCCGCCGCATCTCACTTCACAGGGGCAGCGCCAAGCGGGACACCGACATTTGCTAATGGTACGTACAAATACCCGGTTCCCGGTGGAAACGGTGGCGGTTTGTTCAAGTGGCAAACCGGAGAGCCCGTACTTGTAACCGAATTCAGTGTCTCACTAGGCGCAGCAAGCGACGTAAGTCTATATCTAGTGAACCTAGACGCAAATGGCGCCGAGATTACGGCAGAGACCATACTCATTAATGCGCAAACTGGTGTTCTTTATGTACACCTAGACGGCGCGTCATTCCGAATGACGCTTCTCACCAATCAGGGGCTAAAATTGGTTACCTCGGCCGGAGGTGGCGCGCAGGTCGCCAGGGTTGTCGGGCACCTTGAACGCTCCATGTACAAGTGATGTTGTCGGGGGATGCTTCGCGCCTCGTACAACGACGGATACGCGGCTAGCCTATCTCGTTTAGGGCTAGTCAAGCTTGCCGACGTAACAACAGAACGCAAGCCTCACCAGCTTCGTGTCTCTGACCGTATTCGCCAACCAGATCAACCCGGATTGGTCGTCGTCCACGGACTAGGATCAGGGAAGACACTAACCGCTCTTGGCGCCCAGGATGATCTGGGCATGGCAGGTACGGCCATCGTTCCAGCGGCTCTCAAGGCCAATCTAAAGAAGGAACAAGACAACCACATTCGAGGCGGACAGCAATTGAACGTACGTTCAATGCAAGATGTTGCCATGAAAGGTAAGCCCTTCAAGACGCCTCTTACGATTGTTGACGAAGCACACCGCGCCAGGGATCCGTCGTCGGCCACCTTTCAGGCGCTGGCAAAATCTCAAGCAGGAAAGCGTCTGCTGCTTACCGCGTCACCGTTTTACAACCACCCTTCCGACATCTCGGCACTCGTCGACCTTGCCGCGCACGATAACGTACTACCCCTAGATCCCGCGGTATTTAGCAGCCGCTACATTGTAGACAAACCAGTCTCCCCTGGCTTTATCGGATCCCTGCTTGGCGCGGACCCGGGTGTCCGGCCAGAGATCAATCCGAAGCGGACCAAAGAGCTAAAGTCTGTCTTCGACAAGTGGGTCGACTTTCACCCGGGATCGACGGAAGGCTTCCCAACTGTTGAGCGGGAAGACGTTAAAGTTCCGATGTCAGCGGAGCAGCTCGATGTTTACGACACGCTCTTTCACAAAGCGCCTTGGTGGGTCGCTTACAAGGTCAAGCACGGCCTACCTCCGTCTAAGCGAGAAGCAAAACAGTTGAACGCATTTTTGTCAGGCGCTCGTCAAAGCGCGAACTCCACGGGGCCCTACATTTCTGAAGGCTCACCCGAGGAGCCGAAAATTCAAGAAGCGTTCAACCACCTGCAGCAAGGCATCAAAACCAACCCGAACATGCGGGCCGTAATCTATTCGAACTTCCTAGACGCCGGAATCAATCCATACAAGCGGCGACTACAGGAAGCAAATATCCCATATGGCGAATTTACAGGTCAGATGCCGCACGGTGAGCGGGATCAGCTCGTAAAGGACTACAACGCGGGCAAGCTACGGGCGCTACTACTTTCATCGGCGGGCGGCGAGGGCCTAGACCTCAAGGGAACGCGGCTAATGCAGATGCTTGAGCCGCACTGGAACGAAGAGAAGATCAAGCAGGTAGAGGGGCGTGGAATCCGTTTTAAGAGCCACGACAGCCTTCCGGAAAACGAGCGGTCTGTTAAGATTGAACGATACCTAGCAACTCGGCCGCCAAAAGGAACGCTCGAGAATTGGGGCTGGAAGAAGCCAGGAGAATCAGTTGATGAGTACCTGGCGCAACTTGGTGCTGACAAGGAATCACTGATTCAGCAATTCAGGGCACTTATGGAACAGCAGAATCAGGAGACCAAGTAATGCCTGTCACCGGCACTCCAACGACTCCAGTTGTCGTTACCAATGACCAAGTGCGCATGTTTCTCCGTGACAAGGCGGAGAACAACATCCTCCTGGCGAACGTTCAATTCACCGACAGCGAGCTAAACCTCGCGGCAGAGATGGCCGCGGAAGCGTTCAACGCCGTTACGCCTCAGACGCGCTTTACAGCCTCCACGTTTCCAAACAAGTACGTCCTCCTACTTGGGACTTGTCGATTCTTGATGATGTCGGAAACGTTCCTTCAGATCCGGAACCAAGCGACGTATCAAGATGGAGACATTGCGCCAATCGGTATTGATGACAAGCAAGCGGCGTATGCCCAGCTTGCCCGCCTTCTCAAGGAAGAATGGGATGAGCTGGTACGCGGGATCAAGACGCAGAACAACATGGAAGCGGCGTACAACAGTCTCGGATCCGGATATCGTAGCGTTGCAAGGTTCAATCGATGACGCTCAATCAAGCCTATAATACAGGGGCTATGACAGCTCTGGTACGCTATAAAATGGCTGACGCCGTGCTCGGTGCCCGCCATGGCGTCCAGCCGCCGGGTGATACACTTTCCAGTGGAACGGCGTTGATTCCGTACGCTGGAAGGCCGTCAATGAGCCCGACAGACCCGGCCGCTCAAGCAAAGGCCAAGGGCGCTGTCGATGACCTTTGGAATCTTTCAGACATCGATCATCTAGCCCCAGGATTGGCTGGCGGTTATAGTGAACAGAACTTTGGATAGGAGAGTAAGACAATGGCAACTCCGATTGAAATCGCTCACCAGCGCGGTGTAAACGCGGCTCTCAAGCACTATGGCTACGGAAGCGCCGAAGAAGTTGAGAAGGCCGCGGCGGAACTTGGGCTATTTGACGCGCCGCCCGCCCCCGCTGAGAAGGCCGCAACAGTAGACCCGTCTTCACTGTCTTCACTGGCGGCTAAGCTCCGCAAGTAAGCTGTGCTGCGGAACTCCTATGAGGCGGCCGCAGTAGACGTCCTAAGTAAGTTTGGTCTGGCGGCCCCGTCGCTTAAGGGCGTCGGAATCAACACTCAGGGCCTACCGCCCCCTGCCAGTATGCCTAAAGCCCCGGCTACGTCGGGTATGGGCGCCGCCATACCTAAAAATCCGCTCACCGCGTCAGCCAGCATGAAACTGCCGTCAATCGGTAAAATGGCAGCACAGGAAGGCATGGCGGGCGCCGGATTTACTGGCGGGGCCGGGGCTGTCAGGGGAGACCCCGCCGACGCTGGCGTACGGCAACGTAGTACGATTGCCCGAGCGTTCACCGCGAATGATAGTAACTTTGCAACCTCGGATACTGGAAACCCTGGATCGGTGGCTCCATGACCCTAGTTAAATCTTACGAGAGGGGCATGATCGTGGGCCTCTCCCGTTTCAAGGTGTCAGTCGCACTGGGGGGTCTACACCCAACAGCAAAGACGTCGCCACTCCTAGGTGGAGCGGCTTCGGAAGCGACGAAGGCTATGGAAACCTCTATGAAACCGGGGTTAACCGAGTCTGCTATCGATTCACTTCAACAAGGGGCTGTAGCACAGCCGCGGAAACTAGCGGAAGAACTATGTACGACGTGTCGTAGGTCAAAACACTACGGCGCTTGTTCACGCCCTGTGAAAACGCCGCCGCCCGGAAAAAAAATGGCGGGCTTCAACCAAGGAATGTACGGAGACGGTAGAGACTCCCTTTCGTCGAAAGGAGACAGCCACCTTAGTCCGTACTATCACAGTGCAACGGTAGCTGACAGTGCCCTGAGTCGTGCGCGTTCTACGCTTCCTCCGGGCATCCAAGCCTCTAGCGCGTTTAGCCAGCTCGCAAACGCAGATGACAAATATCTAGCGAATCAGTCTGATCAGAACACCGGCGGGCTGGCAAAAGTTTCGGGCATTAACGCATTGCCAGGTATGCTCCGAGCCGTGTCGGCGAAGCCGATGACGTTGCTTGACCACATGGCTAGCGGCTTGTCAGAAGACCAAGCTTGGAAGGCTATGTCTGAGCAATTGATGGCGCGACGTATGCCGAATGGCAGGATGGCGATGCCTTCGCCAGCACCGCGCATGAATCCTCACGGCGCAGAAGCTTACGGAAAGACCGTGGCGCCTGGAAGCGTTTCAAACATCCACGGCGGACCTGTACACAACACCAATCCAAACCTAGGCGCCGTCCATCCAAACATGTTCCCCGGTCTGTCTCAGGCGCAAATCGCCCAGATCATGCAGGCGCACGGCCAAAAGATCGGTGCGTCGTTAATGGATAGCTTCGGGCGTGCAGGCGTTATCGTCGACGGGGCAGGTCCGACAACTCGAAACCCTTACGCAGAACGGTCTCAACGGAAAAGCCCTCCATTAGGCGCCGGGCCTCAAACCCCAATGTCGGCGTGGCGGGCATTCGATTCCACCGGAAATACAGATTCGGTGAACATCGAAAATGACATGTCGGGGGCCATGGACGGCCCTTACCCGTTCGCATGAGCACGTCGGTAGAAATCACGCGAACGACGGCGCTTTACCCTGACGCCGTTTTTGTTCAATGGGACATCGTAAGCGATGAATCCGGCTCCATCACTGTAACGGTGGAACGTGCGGGAGCCCCTGACGGTGATTGGGAAACCGTAGCTTCCGGTTTAACGAACGCCTACAACTATCTAGACAACGACTTCAACAGCCCAGCCGTGACAGACTTGGCGTCGGTAAAAGAAGGTACCAATCTGTTCGCGTTAAGCCGTCAAGTTTATTATCGAGTAACCGCAATACTGCCTTCAAGCGCAGTCGTGGTAAGCCCTGCTCGCGCGATCGAGCCGGGTCTCGACATGCGCACCCGCCTCCTTAAGCGGAAAATGCTACGAGACCTGGGCACTGGCCTAAAAGTACTCAACGGAATTGAATTAGTTGTCCTGAAAAAAATGCGATGGGGTACCCGCTGCCCTGTTTGCTGGGACCCGACAACAAAAGACGGGACATTGGAACATTGCGAAAGTTGTTTTGGAACTACGTTTGTTGGTGGTTTCTGGCCGCCAATTTCGATTAGAGGCCGTGAAGAGCCTGCACCCGTTCAAACTCAAGTTACGGGGCACGGTGAATCCGACATGAAGGTTACAGCGTTTACGGTCATGGACTATCCACACCTAGAGTATGGTGATGTCCTTGTTGACCTTAGACAAAATGAGCGCTGGTTTGTAAAAACCGTTTCGTCAACAACCTTAAAATCAGTGATGGTTCACCAGAAACTGGCGTGCTCGCTGATTACACGGAGTGCGGCAGAGTACGGAATTCTGGTAGACCCAAACACGACCCCATCACTATACTAAGCCATGGCCGAGACCCTCGCACCAGAACCTCTTTTGGTACCAAACCCCCAGGGGCCTGCGCCTATCGGGGACCAGCTCGCAATTATTCGCCCGGGGTCTCCGTTGGCCGTTATCGGCCTTTTTGTAGAAATGATTCGTGGGCGATTTGACCGCAGTTACGGCATGCCGTGGTTCTATGACGGGGATATTAAGAAAACTAAGATCGCCATCGAAAGCGCCTACAATGAGGACGATGCGCATCGGAATTTTCGTCCCGCCATTTACGTCGATAAAGACGAATCCGCCATTGGACGAACGGTAACAGGTGACTTCGTCGGCCAGAATCTTGCGACCGGTCAAAAAGGGTTTTGGGGTCTTAATACAGTCCCGATCTTAATTGAGTGTGTTGCGGCTAAAAAAGGCGAGAGCATGATCATCGCGGATCTGCTTCAAATGTTCCTGCACGCCTCTAGTGATTTGATCCAAGCGCAATTCGGGCTACATGAGATGACCCCCGTCAACCTAGGGCGTACGCAGCCCTATGAACGCGACAAAGGGCAGTGGATTACAGCCGTGACGTTTAGCATTCAAATCCCTACACGCTGGTCAAACGCCCCTACGACACCCATCATTCGCGAGATTCTCTCCGAATTCAAAGCGTCAGGTACTGGCTCAGCGACGGATTACTTTCAAGAAATCGCGCTAAGATCGCCGTAACGCGTCCTTGTGGGGACGCGCTGCGGGGCTAGCCTATAATAACGCGCAAAGCATCGGCTGGGTCCCCCCGCCGCTGGAGAGCACAATGGCGCTAATCCGGCCCGTAGTACTTGTATATCAGGAATTTGCGACCCCGACGTTCACGTCGGTATCGCCTGACCTCAATTGCCTTGTCGTTGGGCCTGCATATTGGCTCCAGGATTACCTGGACGTCAACGGGACTGGGTCAACCGACAAGGCCGATATCCGCCTCAGTGACGACTATGGCGCGCTAGAAGCCACGCCAGCCGACGCTGCGACTCCTACAGGCGCCGACGCCGTTGTGGCCTTGGAGCCGCCGAACAACGTCGCCGGAGCTTTGCTCGACACGGATAGTGTAAAGGTCTATTTCGACCAGGCGCGGGTCATCATCGACTCACGCACCACACTAGGTAACGCGTCGACAACGCTGGACTCTAGCATCGTTGATTTCCCTCTCGTAAACTCGTCTGCCGCGGTAAAGGCGTCTGTTGATTGCGGCGTAGACCCGGCAGGAACTAACGGAAAGTGGGACGCAACGCTTGAAGTACTGGTTGCCGGCGCCGCAGGGAACAGTTACACCATCGCCCTCGTTAACGATGGTGTTACAACCCCGCCCGTAGCAACCATTGTAGGCACCGCTATTACGGTAACCTACAAGGCAGGCGATGCTGCTTGCACCGTAACGAATGCAAATGCCGCCATTGCCGCAGCCGGCCCTGTTGCCGCTGTCATCCATGTCAGTTCGCCAGGAACTGGCGCTACGGTCCTGGACCTCGGCGCACATTTCGGAACAACGGCGTTTCATGACGGCGCCGATGCTGTTGTTGGCTCGGCAGCAGGTACGATGGCTACGGGAGCTACAAAGGTTCTCCCGGGCGATCGACTGATCATCACTGATGGTGCGGCCCACACAATTGTTCGCACTGTACTCTCGGTGGTCAGCGACACTGAACTCCAGCTCACGTCTGATGTTACGGCGGAAGGCGGATTCGTTGCAACGGGCACTGGCTACGAATGGCGTATCGAACGCAAGCTAGTGGATCAGCTCGTAGACGCTAGTTTTGTAACAGTGTCTAGCAACGCAGTTAGCATCGCCGGAAGCGTTACACTTTCGGCAAACGGTGCAGCGAAGACCGTAAGCTATGCGCGCGTGTACGTGGCGTATCGCGCACTGCGGCAAGACTTGCAGAACCTGGACACTGTTACCTCGTCGACCGATATCTCGGCGAAGGTTGGACGGATCGACGCTCGAAACCCCCTTGCAGTCGGCCTCAGCGTTGCACTAGCGAACACTACAACACCGGTACAATTCTTCGGCGTTCCGTCTGACAATCTCGCGGGGCACGAAGCATGTCGTGACACCATCTCGAGCAGGGATGATGTTTACGCCATCGTACCGCTGTCAACCGACACCACTGGTGTAATTGCCATGTGGAACGCCGATTGCGTCGGTCTTGCACTTCCCGACGAATCGAAGGGGCGGCCTCAGCGCTTCCGTGTAGTCATCGGCTCCGGGTCGCTCATCACCACCTCAGTGGTGGCTGGACCATCCGTAACAGGCTACACCATCCAGCTTTCTGCGTCTGCCCCGGCGGGTACACGCCTATGGACGTTCCCGGCTAAAACGCTTCTAACTGCCGGTGTAAAGCCGGGCTACACAATCGAGGTATCTGCGGACGTCAACGGCGTCAGCCGCAACGGGACTTACACCGTTGTGCATCTACGTAGCGAAACGGTTGTTGAAGTGGCTGAGACGATTCCAGCTGCCGCCACCGCCAACGTAACTATCAAAGTAAGGAACGCGGCAGGCGCGGAAATTATTGCATCTACGGCAGTAGTTTCCGCGGTATCCGGCGCGCTTGACGACCTGTTCCTCATCCTCAAGGACGCTAACGCCACGTTCATCCAGTCCGGTGTGAAGGCCGGAGACGTCCTTGAAATCCCACAGGCCCCCAACGACGCGAGTCCTGATTACGAAACTGGGACACTGCTCAAGTACACGGTAGCGAGTGTGTTGTCCGACAATCGTCTCCAGATTGTTAACAACGGAAACGACACGGCCACTGTAGCAAACGAACTCCCGCACCTTGCACCCCGGAGCGGTGACGCGCCGCTGTCCCTCATTAGCCAGGGCGCCATCCGTTATCAGGTCATTCGCAATCTTTCGAAGGATGATCAGATTACGGCACTTGTACAGGTAGCACAGTCGTTCAAGAGCCGCCGTACGATTCTTGTTTGGCCGGATAGCGTGCTTGTGAGCGGCGTTACCGGAACACAGCCGGGATATTACCTGGCCTGTGCGGTTGGTGGTATGACGGCAGGCCTGCCGCCTCACCAGGGCTTCACATTCCTCGGTGTTGCTGCGATTTCGCAGATCTTCCACGCCAACACGTACTTCACCGATCTGCAAATGACGGATCTCATGCAGGGCGGTTGGTACGTCTTCAATCAGGCGAACCCCGCGGCACTTCCGTTCACCATTCACCAACTGACGACGGACCCGTCAACGTTAGAGAGTGGTGAATACTCGGTAGTTAAGAACTTCGACTATGTATCGATGTTCTTTGTTGATATCCTCCAGGACTTCTTGGGCGTGTACAACATTACGCCAGAAGCCCTCACGTTCTTGAGGGCGGCATTGAACACGGGTATCGATACCCTCAAGCTGAGGACTCTCGCGAAGATCGGGCCTCCTCTGCTCAACGGGACGATCTCATCGATTGGTGTATCTGTTAACTTCGCGGACCGCATTGTGATCAAGCTCTCAATCGGGCTGCCGAAGCCGCTTAACACCATCGAACTACATCTCGTCGCATAAGGGCTTAAATGACCTATCTCGATAAGATCATTGCTGATCTAACAAAGGGTGCTGCGGAAGCAGGGGCCTCTGTTGAGACATGGTCAGTGGGACAAGAAATGAAGCTAGCTAACATTTCTTTGCTCTCAGGTCTTAGTGGTGCAGCCAACCCTGCCGTTCCTAAAATGCGCGCGATGCTCCAAGAGGGGCCGATGGTTAGTGGGGGCATGAAGATGGCTCACGCTGACCGTGCGTACCAAGAGGGGGTTCAATCAGTGTTGAACCGATACAAAATGGCTTTCCTCGGTACCGTGGCAAATATCGCTGCTGGGCCCCTAATGCGTGCAGCCCTTCCTAGCGTAGGCAAGCGTCTCGGCACGGGCGCCGTTGGTCAGATTGCTGATGCGGCTGTTGGACACGTCGCGGGCAACGCAATGGATAGGCTCTCCGGGGGCCGCTAATGACAAAGTCGCTCGGACAGAAGGCCGCCAATATGGCCATCGATCCGGGTACGCTCGGAACTACTCTTGGTGGTCTTGCTGGTGCGCTTACAGCGGGGTACATCAAAGAGAAGCACCCGAATGCGGGGTTTGCTCTCCCAATTCTTGCCGGCACGATTCCCACTTTCATGGGTAACGTGATTGGGCGGCATCTCGGAGCGCAACAAACCCAGCAACGTCAGCGGGCATCTGCGATGCCCGCGGGTGCGCCCTACGCCATCGACCCAACCAGCGAGGACATTCCCCCGTGGGCACTTGCGGGAGCCCAATTTTTTAGCCCCGCGCTTTCCGCCGGAAAAACTGGGTCCGCCGGAAATGAACACGAAGGACTGCGCGACGTTGTTTTAGGGGACATAATGGGTCCTCTTTATCCCGCCATGGAAGGCTACCGTGCCGGTGGAATGCCCGGAGTCGGAAAGCATCTTCTCGGTTCTTCTCTTGGGATCGCGGCGGGTGGCCTGCTTGGCCACGGACTCGGTCAAATGCTCCCTCAAGGAAATTTATGGGGCATTCCGATTTCAACACTAACGAGCGGACTTGGTGCTACTATTGGTGGCGTCAAGGGCTTACAGGTTGCCCGGCAAGGTCTAGGCGCCTTACACGGCGGGTGAAAGGATTAAAGAATGTCCACTCTTGGAGTAGTTAGAAATTTCGACACCTGGCAATTCCAGGAGTCTTATGTTGAGCGCGTAATGGACAACGCCGCGTATACTGCGGCGCACCCGGATGACACCCTTGTTTTGGCGGGTCCCGCCCGTATTCAGGGCCTGACGCAAGGTGGCGCTACCTCGCTTCTAGCGATCGGCATGCTACAGGCGGTCCAATTCACACAGAGTAAGCCGACTCAGCCGATGATGGCGATTGGGTCCGGACGCAGCTTCTACGTGTCTGGAAAGGCTCAAACCCAGTGGTCAATGGGACGACTGTTCGTAAACGGTCGAAACCTTCTCCGTGTGCTGTACCACAACGCCGTAAAGGGTGGAGTTGACCCCTCGAAGTTCGACGACGTAGCAACGGCGTCAAGCGGCAATCAGCAATACTACATCAACCTTGATTCAGAGTTGTTCCTAGTGCCATTCGGCCTAGCGAGCGTTTTCCGCGACAAGACTCACGGATATTGCGGCGGCTTCTACGCGGAACTAACAATGATCAATAGCTATTCAATCGGCTGGAACGCGGGCCAGAACCTGATTCTGGAAAACGTTACTGGTGTCTCTGATCGCCTACTTCCATTTGGTGAAAACAGCCCATCAGGCATCCGTCCGCATGCGGGCGGGTCTCCCATCACTGTCGGAAATCTTGACACCATTCTCAACTTTGCCGATGATCGCGCAAAGGAGATCCACACCGAGGATAACAGCGGCGTAACCGAACCAGAAGCCTAATCCTCGCACAAACACGGCTGAAGCCACCAGCCGCGGAGCCTTGTAAATGCCTTCTTGGATATTGCCCCTTGTTGGAAATGTGTTCACGCTTCTTGTGGCCCTCGTAGGCTTCGTAATTACGTTCACGAAGCTTTCCGAGGCAGTAGTTGTACTGAAGTCTGCGGTTCTAGAGCTTAAGCAGGGAATTCTACGGCTACAGGAGTCCACCGCGCAGCAGGACAAGCAGATCGCGTTGATGGACATGCGTATCACGAACAACGAGAGAGAGCTGATCAATCTCGAAGTACGCGTAGGGCACCTCGAACATCCGTCTAAGTAAGTTGACTTCTCCCATCCACGCGACATGATCGTGTGGCATGGCACCCCGCCGAAATAATAAAGATCCCTTAAAGCCGCGCCCCATCGATAAGATGATGGGCGCGGCGGCGCTTTCACGCGGCTCCGACGGCCGAAGTTGGGAAGCTGGAACCGTCGTTGCGTACCACGTAGGTACACACTCTGCGGACGTCCGTACAAACGAAGGCCGTCTATTACCCGACGTCCCCCAGCTTCGCAGTGGCCCGCGCTCCGTGGAGATGCTGGAACCTGGGACAGACGTGGTGATCTCGTGGGATCTTGGGTTTACACCAGTAATTGTCGGGTGTTTTGAGCCAGGCGGCCGCCAGGTTGACTCTCCTCTTCGCCCAAGCCTTACAGGGGTTCCTGGGCTCGGCGACGACAATCCGCTGCAACCGATACAAGGGCGGAGTAACTACAGACCTGCTGACGCACCTAGTGACCTGATGGCAGGAGATTTCGTACGCTACGGCACTGAGGGTCAAGCGATTGGCGTGCTAAATGGCGGTATCGCGCACTTAGGAAGCCCTAACGCTTTAGTACAATCCCTCGGCCTAACGGGGCTATTGCGACTGGTAGCCCAGCGTATGCAGGCCGTAACGGATTTCGGCTGGTGGAAAGTCGAAAATGACGGTGGGAAAACGTCTTTCATTCTACGTGCGGGGTCTAACCAACAAACTGAAACCGGTGTAGGTGAAGAACACTGGACAATCCGCCTAGACCTAGGAGCCTCAGGTGGCCTGTTTAATTTTGAAATCACCGATAACGACGGTCGCCCGCTGTTCAGGATGCACGTTGACCCTGACGGGCATCTTCAATTTTACGGGAAAGGCGGTACGGAGTTCTCTTCAGGAAAATCCGGTGGCTCGACCGAGCGACACGAGGGTGACCGATATATCGACGTAGACGGCAACGATACGACCTCGGTTGGCGGTTCTCAGTCTATTGACGTGAGGCAGTCCCTCGCACAAAACGTCGGGGGAGACGCCAGCCTCACAGTAGGTAATGATCGAACAGCCACGACAAACCGTGACGAAGTTGTGAGCGTAGGTGGCGTGAGAAATGAAGTTATTTCAGGCGGTCCCTCGTCTAAGGCAAAAAAAGGGAATATTGCGATCTCTACTACCGTTCTAAACGGTGGTTGGGAGATTAGCCTTGGTGACCCTGCAAAAGGCGCGAACGTATCTGCACAGGCGGGCTGGGCTTTGAGAACACAACTGGGTGACGTCTCAATTGAATCCGGCGGAAAGATTGTAAATAAAGCCAATGGAAAGATGGAATTAGACGGCGCGTCTATTGACGTCGGACAAGGGGCGAGTCACCCGCTTCCCCTATTCGACACGTTTCTACGTGATCTTGGACGATTCCTACAAACATTGTTGATTGCCCTGTCGGCGGGAACACAGGGCGGGCCTACTGCACAGACCCTAACGGGCCTACAGGCGTCACAAGCCCTCCTGAACCAATTCGTGTCTAATGTGCTTTCTGCACAACAGTACACCTCAACTAAGGTTAAAAATGCCTGACGCGTCGCCTAAAGAATGGGGAGACAACAACGTCCTCAAGGATTTGATCGGCCTTCGGGTCCTGTTGTTAAGGATTGCGCGCCTGGAATTAAAAGAACAACTTGATCGAGCAATGTCGTTGTTAGTCGCTCGTGGTGGGCAAAATGTCAGATAAATGGGGAAAGCTCAGCCTCTCACAGGTAATCCCGTCAGAAGCAACTGACGCGATTAAAGGCGTCGGGGACATCGCAAAAACTATCTCTGATGCCTTGAACCTGGCCCTAGATTTGGCCAAAACCGAGGCTCGCCTAGTATCTAGTGGAAATAACGTCGATCTCGTTGGGGTAGCTGTCTCGGCGTTAACGGCTACGATCGAGGGGCTTCTACAGGCAGGAAAACTACATGTGCTGTTTGTGCCGGTGCCGCGGAGTCTTCCTGCGGCGCCGACCACCATTACACTCCCACCTAATTTAACCGACTACATGGCGGGGCTCGGATTCTCATGGCAAGAGACAAAAATAAGCTTCAGTGAAGCGACAGCGCAAACAGGGACCACTGTAACGGCCGACTCAAAGAACGTCACTGGGACGTCTGTAACAAGTGCGAACAATGCCTATGCTCAGTTGATGTCAACAGGGACTGGCGGTAACAAAGGGTTTTACCGGACCGTGGCTTCCGCCATGTATGACCTCAAAGACCCAAATAGACCGGCATACGAGAGCCCTGGAGACTACATCGCCTGTGCAGCCCTTGTAGCCGGAACAACTTCTTTTTACGAAGTGCTCCAAACCGCCGCGGCGTTTAACGCAGTATTCAGACCACCGAGTGGCGGGCTTGCGCGATCTACTGTGCCAGTTCCGGCCAATTTAAAAGTAATGACCACGACGCTTCCGCGCTCGCAGAAAATGGGCGTTAGACTCGACTGGGATCCACCGCGCGCGACGTTCTCTTCGCCATACTTTCCAGGCGTGAGTATGCGTGTAACGAAATATGCCGTTATCCGTACGACCGATAAAACAGCGAACAATGCTCACAACGTTATTGACCTCCTTGGAACCAGTGCACTGACCGAGGGCCTGGTAGTCGGGAACACAAAAGTTGTTGCAATTGGTTCCGGTGGAAACGCGTCATACGTAGACGAAGGGATCCTTGAAGTCTCGAAAGACTACTACTATTGCGTAGCGTGGAAAGTGACCCTCACGGAGGGTGGGAAAGACAAGGAATTGCCGTGGGACCTTGTATCCGCAGTTAGGCGAGTGGACACGCGAAGAATCCCCCCGAATTCGCGAGGAGTACCCCCAGACTGGACTGCGTACGGGTCAGCGATTGACGTGGTCCCGGACGTATCTGTCAGCATTAAAACTGCCCTCGCAACATTACAAGCTAGGGCGACAGGCGCATCATCAAATACGGTGATTGATGCGTTGACCGCTTTGCAAAAAAATACAACGGCCCTGGTGTCAAAGATCACGACCTTGTCCGGTAAGATTCAGGCTTTGACGACAGCACTGCAATCAGTACCGAGTGTCTACGCCACTGAATTTCACGGTGTCGGCGGTGACGCGTTTTTATTGGGAGAGCTGGCAATCCGCCTGACAGACGCAACGGATAAATCTCGGCCGCCGTTCGACGGGAATGAATACGTTATCGGAGTTGTAATCGTCGCCGGAGGACCTCGTCAAGCAGACGTTTCCCCTGCGATCAGTTTTCTAAATTCAATGTTCGGCACGACGACAAACACGCCAGGTGCGTCAACGCTTGTCGCGCCATCCACGCCTATCGGGCTATCGATTACACCGCAAGGGCAGCAACGTAGCGCCCTATCCTTGGCGCTAAGTGCGATCGAACCGATAATCACGCAAGCGGAGCAGATCGCATTTAGCGATGACCTTAAGGCCGCTCCTTCGGCATCGATTACCGCCAATGCTGCGCCTAAAAACGCGTTCGCTGAAAACATGCTATCGGTGGATAGTACGGACCCTGCTAACCCTCGCGCTAGCGAAACGGGTGTTGCCGTATGCTGATTTGCAGCAGATTGGATCTAGAGTAGAATGACAACTGTGAGCGAAAAAGCCGCACTAGACGACCGTGCAGCGGACCTGCTGCGGGGTACTCTCATATCCCAACACGCCATCATCCATACTCTCGTAAAAAAGGGAGTGTGCACGAAAGAAGAATACCAAGAAACAGAACGTTGGTTTGCGGATGCCTTTGCCAGACTCGCTGCGGCGGCGGCAATTGCTGCGCCAACACAAGGTCTTTCTACAGAAATGGCTGACTTGTTCAAAGAAATGCAACGAAAGTTATTCGGTGAATAAATGCCCAAGATGGATGATTACGAATGTCGAGATTGCGGAACTTGTGCAGAACAACTGCTTGGAACAGGTGAACAACCTGTGTGTGCCAAATGCGGTTCAACGGCCCTGGAAAAGCTGCTTACAGGCGGTCACATCTTTGGCGTAATCATCCCGACGTACCCTGGGTCAAAACAATGGAAAGCTGGCTACGCACATAAATTCAAGAACAAGCCAGCAGAAAAGCAGTCTATTAGCGTTCCGGCATCTGTGGAGAGGAGTATTCCATGAAAGAACAGTTAATGGAATTCGCCGTAGCGTCACTAAAAATTGTCTTGCCGATTCTAGTGGCACTACTTGGGTTGGTGGCAAAACGGGTTTCTGATCTGATTGCTGCAAAGGTTACAAACGAAAAAATTCGAGGGATTCTTTCGCGGCTAGACCAAATCACGTACACCGCAGTCAATGAGGTTGAGCAAGCGTACGTAAGTAACTTGCCTGACAACGCAACGGTGGCAGAAATGGCGAAAGCAAAGAGCGCCGCGATTGAAAGTGCAAGGGCACATCTCGGACCTAGGGGGTTGGCGGAAATCAAGGCAGTACTTGGCCTAGATGAAAACGGCGATATGGATAAATTGTTGGGCAGCTACGTTGAGTCTAGGGTGCGCGAAATGAAGCTTTCCACTGATGTCATGAAAAAGGAGATTAATTGATGCGTTCGTACACTGGTTTGTTTCTAGCACTTCTGTTTCTAGGGCTGGTTCCAAGTTGTTATTGCTGGGACAAAGCGCACCTAGATGATCCTAAATGCAAGGTAGCGCGGCAAATTGTAGATTGCACAAAAGTAGCTGCAGGGGAACAAACCGCACGTGGTACTGCCATTGTGACTAATTTGATCGCAACGGGGACATTTGATACACCGGCACTCCTGGCCGCCTTGACTAACGCAGCATTGAGCGACGGAGAGTGTATCATCGCGGCGCTAGCTTCCGACTTTTCAACAGTTCCACGGCTCACCAGCGGCGAGGGCAAGTTCCTGTCAGCGTATGAAAAATGGAAGGCCAAGGAGCGCCCTGGCGTAGTCTACAAGGTAGCCCCGTAAATGGTTCCGCTCCTTCGTGTTGGTGATAAATTACGCCACGTGAGCGGGTGGCAACCCGACACGAAGGACTCTCGTGACAAATTCATGGCCGCAATGCGCAATGCGGCGCTCCCGAAAAACGTAAGTTTACGGAATCTTTGTCCACCGATCAGGGACCAAGGACGGTTAGGCACATGCACGACAAACAGCTCATGCGAAGCGATGGGCTTTCTGTATACAAAGGATCAGAAACAAGACCCAATATTCTCGAGACTGTTTTCTTACTACTACTCCAGGACGGAGGAAGGCGTACCTGCGTCGGTGGATTCCGGTTGCCGGATCCGGGACGTCATGAAGGTGCTGGCGACGTACGGTTCCCCTTTGGAGGCAACGTGGCCATACGACGAATCGATGTTCTCCGTAGAGCCTTCGCTAAACGCGCAAAACGAGGCCAAAAATCATCGGGTCTTGTTCTACTATAGATGTCCGGATCTATTTACAGCTAAGGCGTCTATTGCACAGGGGTTCCCTGTTATTTTTGGGTTCTTCGTACCTGCCAATTTTATATCCGATGAGTGTACTAGAACAGGGGTAGTGAAGTACCCCGAACCGGCAGAAGCATTTTACGGTGGACACGCCGTATTGGCGGTAGGGTATGACGACGACCTTGGCTTGGTCTGTTTTCAGAACTCTTGGGGCGAAGACTGGGGAGATAGGGGATTCGGATACATGCCCTATAAAATGTTCACTGACGGTTTTGTAAAGGACTGTTGGACAATTCGCCGGGAGGAAATGTGACTCACTTAAGAGGGGTGTTAACCATTCTTTTGTTGTCACAGTACAGTTGTGTAAAAGCCCCGATTCCGGTCACGCCAATTTTGAACGCTACGCCATCTATTTGCACTACTACTGAAGTGCTTGTGCCCGAATCGTCTTGTGATGGAATTTTTACGTCGGAAGGCAGGAACTGCGTTCGTTGTTCTGCTGCAGCACAAGGATGCATAGTGATGCCTGAAAACGTTTATTGCGTGATTAAAAATTGTCTCGATCCCACATGTCATTTCGTAGCGGGTTAAAATGGCTTCAACAGTAAAGATGTCTGACGGCATTTCAACGCACTTCAATTTAAAAGAGTTCCAATGTCATGACGGAACTCCATACCCATCCAACTGGATTGAAAGCCGGTTGAAGCCGCTTTGTGCTGTGCTTGAAGCGGTGAGAGCCGCGTGCGGGAACCGCCCCGTGACCGTCGTTTCAGGCTACAGAACGCCGTCCCATAACGCCTCGCTGCGAGAAGCTGACGGATCAGGGACAGGCGTAGCTAAAAATTCTCAGCACGTCGCTGGCCGCGCCGCCGACATATCCGTGGAAGGGCTTGCTCCGTTAGCCGTGCACAAGACGATTCGCGCTTTGCTTGCCGCCAAGAAAATCGAAATCGGTGGCTTGGGCCTTTACACCGGATGGGTCCACATTGATATCCGTGATCGAGCACCGAACGGGCGGATAGCGCAATGGGCCGGCCAAGGCGTGCCGTTTTCCGCTATCACATAGCCGAACCAATCCTCTATAATTGATCAAAATAGAGGGCAAAAATGGCACAGACCGCGACGATCACAGGTGCACTAAACTACCCGGCCGACGAAGGAGCAACACCTTCCGCCGTTTCCCTTGCGCTTTCCCTCGTGTACTCACAAAAGCTGTCCGCGCAGCTAGAGTACGATACACCCGTGACAGACCAAGCCGTAAATCTCGGAACGCTGTCTACAGGTGGCGCCAAGATTACCCTTCTAAAGTGCACCCTCGGTTCGTGTACGGTCAAGATCAACGGAAGTGACGCTATTCCCCTCGCGGCAGGGATGGGGTATATCCTGCTTGCAAACACTCAACAGGGAATTCTATCAACACTTACAGTCACTACTACGATCCCTGCCATTCTAAAAATCGACGCTTACGCATGAACCATCTACGTACAGGTCTTGAGGGCATGCTCGAGAAAATCTCGGACGCCGCTACATGGCTTGGCGGTGTGCCCCTATACGGGCCCGCGCTCTCTGGCGCAGCGTCGGGTTACGGGGATGATAGTGCCAAGAGCATGATTGGAACCGGGACCGGGGCTGGGCTTGGCCAAATTGGCGGCGGAATCACTGGCGCAGCCCTCGGACAACTCCTGGCACAGGCGATGGGCGCACCAGATAAGTGGCAAGGAGTAGAAAACCCCGGTGCAGTTGCGGGTGGTGTACTCGGAATGATGGGAGGCGGAGCCCTCGGTGCAAGGCTAGGACGCAATATCGCAAACGACGGCAAGGCACAACTGCCAGCAAACCAGGGACAATGATGCTAACCGGTCTAGAAACACTGGTTCAAAAAACAGCGTCGCCACAGCGAATGGCTAGACTGCAGGCTGTCGCCAATCACCCGTCTTCAAACCCATTTGAAGCGGCAAATGCTCGCGCACGAATGGGCGAGATTCGAGCAGGGGCCCCCACATCAAACCCGTCAGCGGGACAGCGTCCAGTGCCGGCACAAGAACCGACAGCGGCCGATCGCGCCCCTACCAACTCTGGGGCACGCGTAACGGGACGCACTGACCCAATGATGGCTGAAGTAGAGGCGATGGGCCAGCGCAGCTTTAATGCAAACCCTGGCATGGCAGGGATGGGGAAGCTTGCGCCACAAGATGTGCCAAAGCCACCGCCGATGCGCCCAGGCGTCGGCCAACGCGCAGCACAGGGGGTGATGGGCGCGCGCCGGGCTGTGGGGCGCTACGCAATCCCTGGAGCCCTTGCCGCAGGTGCTGGGCTGCTCTACGCGGGGTCGATCGGTTACGACCAAGACCAAACATACAAGAACCTTGTAAGCGCGCCCGGGATGGGCGGGGCATACTAAAAAAAAACGGGCCCCGCGAAGGGCCCGTTTTCTCGTTGAGCGGCGAGACCCGCTATCCCTGGCGCTCGCTGCGCGCGGCGCCGAGCCCCTCGGCCGCCTCCTCCTCGCGCCGCTGGCGGCGGATCGCGGTGCGGGCCGACCGACTGCCCGCCCACGCCATGATGTAGCGCAACCCGTAGGCGATCTGCTCGCTGGCCGCGTTGATCGCGACGAGAGCGACCATGGCGCCGATGCCCGCGCCGATGTTGACCTTGGGCCTGCGGGTCAGGAAGTTGCTCTTGAGAGGGTTGAGCTGCCGGCGGAACGTGACACCCGGCAACTCCGCGAGGAAGCCGTTCGTGAAACCCTGGACCATCTTCGGCATACGCATCTTTCTTCTCCCGTCTGAGGTTTGCAAAGCCTGCGTCCATTCGGAACGCAGACTTCGGAAGCCCGTGGCCGGACTTCCGATGACACTTCCTTATACCCAATAGCAGCTAGCCGTTTAGAGTCCTTTAGAGGCCTGGGTCATGGGTCTATAATTAGAGCATGCTTACGTATGAATACGTGACAGGCGTCCGTAGGGTATTTTCGAAATTTGCGCTAGACGCCCCAACGCTAGCTGACCAATTTCCTGAAGCAGTGGAAGCTGCAAAGGATATTCCACCGGAAACTACCATGGCAGGGCCGATGACCCCTGTCCCGCCGCCCCTTCCCCATACAGGGCTATCCCATTACCTTGAGGAAGAAGCCAACCCAAAGGCGGCAGGGCTGGGCCTCCAGCAAATGCTGGAACTAGAGGGACTTTTAGGGCCGGGCGGATTCAAAGAGATCCAGCACAGTATCGCGTCACAAATGGCCGCAAAAGGCGGTGGAGTCAGCAAAAGGTTGAATATTTCACCAACCGGAGTACGTGCACCCGATACAATTATTAGTCGTCGACCAATCCCTCCGCCACCCGTCCCTCGGTGATTAATGACCTTAGCGGCGACTTACAACGAGGGTGCTTTTCGTGGTTTAGAGAAATTCGCCTTCAAGTTCAAGATTGAAAAAGACGATGGTAGGCCTGGGTGGCAGAAGGCCCTACCGTGGGCGGCGGGGATTGGTATTCCTGCAGCGACGATTGGCGGGCTCATGCTGTCAAAGCCAGGGATCCGCGCGACACTAAAAAATACTGTCTCTAGAAAAGGCGATCTGCAACAACAGGACGCCGCGTCTGAGATTCCTTCGAACGCGTTGGCAACAGCTGACCGAATTGGAGAAGTATTAAAGCAGCGCGGTGTAGACCCTGCAACACTTCGATTTGCAGTAGACGCGCCGCCTGGGACCGGTAAAACAACATTAAGCCGTGCTATCTCACAACAACTGGGGATGAAGCACTACGGGCTTGACTGGCTTCCAAACAACGCCGTGAATACAGCGCTAGGTGGCGGTCACATCGAAACAATGCCAAGACCGCCAAGGGCAGGGGAAATCTTGGAACATTTTAACCTATTGCGGGCCTACGATCCAGAAGTGTTCGACGCGGTTCTCCATATTAAAAAAGATCCTGCGTTGATAAAGCAACAGATTATCCGACGTGGTCGCGGTGCCTATGCGTCAGACATGCTGGATTACAACCTGGCAGGGCAAGTAGGTGCGTCAGCCTTTGACACTTTGGCGGGCGACCCCATCGATCTGGGCGGAGGTGCTTTGATGAAATTGCGCCCCCGTGAAGGATGGGATCAGCAGCGACTTGACAAAATGTTGGAAGAAAAAGGAATGAGCCCTGCGGACATGAGCCGGCACGAAAAACTGCTTTCACTCGTAAAGGGGCAGAGAACTTCTGGCTCTGGATGGACACCATATCTTCAGAGCCCTCTTTCAAATACAGAAACGGCCCTCGCGCTAGGATCCATTCCTCTTGGAATCCTAGCAGCGAAGGCCGTCAGTAGCCTGACGCGCTAGTCTTTCGTTTCGATCGTCGCTACCATCTCCCCTTCGTTCATCGACTCTCCGACGGGCTTGAGCCACACCACCACCCCATCGCAGGTGGCGTCCACCGGAATCTCCATCTTCATGGATTCCACGATGAGGACGCCGCTACCCTCTGTGACTTCTTGCCCTGGGCTTGTCGAGTGAGCCCATACTGTTCCGCTTACGGCGGACTTCAATGCAATGATCGGCATCCAGTGATACCTCCGTATTCTTTTACCTAGAACACGGAAGCACGTACGTAAGCGCGCACGTACGAAGGAACCCCGTCGGGGAACTTCAGTTGCACACGAAGCCAACGCCCATAGATCGTGACCAAATACTTACCTGTTGCGCCTTGCTTCGATGGGTCATAGTTCAAAACCATGGCCTCCGCATCGTAGTTCAATTTTGAGATGTTCTCGTCAGAGACGGGATTTCCATCTAAGAGATGGACATCATCATTTGAGAAGTCAAAACGAAGCTCCACCTTTTTATCAGAGGCGACGGAACCGAAAAAACGGGTGAAATTCTGGGCAGAATGGTAGAGGATCGGGGGATCATCGGATAACTCAATATTGTTGAGTAGGTTCACCCGAGAGAACCGAGGCATTTGCAAAAAATTAGGTTTATCCGGGGGTGCAGGTGATACCCAGGCGCCGATGATGTTGAACTCGAGCTTGGGATAATGCGTAAACGGCATTAGCTACCACCAAGCGGCAGGGAATTAAATCGGATTCCCGTGGAAACGAACGTGGTCCAACCCGTTTGCGTCCTTACCCACATTTTATCCACCTTCACGCGGTCATCCCAACTGGTGCCGCAGGCGATGTCAAACCAATGCACGCCATCAAACGAAAACCACATCGCCTCTGTTCCCGTGTTACGGATAGAGACTTGTCGAGTAGGCGCAGTGAATTCAATCAATTTAGGAATTGCACAGGCCTCTCCGATAATCTGTACAGGAGGCCCTGCGTCGGTATGGCTCATTATTAAAAGGGCCTTCTGTTAGAGACGCTTATCGGAGGGGTCATCCAGGAAAGAAGTACTGAATCGGCGTTCCTGTACAACTTCGCACAATAGAATGTACGCAAGACCGGCATCGCATCTAAGATGTCGCGGTGGTGGCTAACGATTCGGCCATCTTGAGTAACTACACTATACCCATATTTCTCTTCGAAAACAGGCACTTTTGATTTCCTTCCCTTCACGAATTTCATCCTCATCGACTGATAATTAAAAGCGTAATTGAAAACATGCCAGCCTCTAGGCTAAAAAAAGTGGGTACTCTCCCCACCGTCACGCCTGTCTCGTTAGACGTTAACGCACGTGCAGTATCCCGGTTCGTGAAAGGGCAATCGATCTCGCGAATTGACGCGCTACTTCTCTCTGTAGAGTCACGCCTTTATTTGTCGTCGGCGTTCACGCTCGCGGAACTATCCTCGGAGGGCCTAGGATCTAAGGAATCATTCCGCTAGGTGGAAGTGCCGGGAGTCGAACCCGGGTCCAAGAATGCGGCTAGAAAGCATCTACGCGTGTAGCTGGAAGAGGTCCAGCGCCGCCTGCCTTACACACAACAGTCCTGTGTTTTGTAGGCCACAGGGAGCCACAGTCACTGCTTAGGCCGCGGCCTGGAACTGCACGCTGCCACCACCGACCTGACGCTTTGCCATCTTGCTAGCACGGAAAGCCGCCAGGTTCACCACGTTGCCGTCGACGTTGTCGTTAGCATTTGTTTTTGTCGTCAGTATTTACGAGGTTGACGACGTCCTCGACGCGCAGCTTGTCTTTCCGTTCATCCCTGTCGAAACCGTGTCACTCCCATGTATCATGTCCTTTCACTTGCACCGTACAATGTCAAAGTACGCAGTGTCAACTAGTCAAATAAAAAAGAGAAGTCGCCGTGGCAGGCGACCTCCCTATGTGACCCTACGCCGCCAGGGCCCGGCGAATCAAGTCTGTCCACGTCCCCGGAGGCAATCCTCCCGGATCGAGAACCCACATGATTAGCGGGTTTATCTGGACAAGCGCATGGCACAGTCGTGGCCAGACTGTGTCCATAGCTAATCCTCCCTTTCATAACTCTTATACCCGCTATACACCGGCATTTGGAGCACTCGGGAGGCGGAATTATTGGTACTGCATTACAATAAAAAAGGCCCCAAATGGGGCCTTTTTTTTACTATAGAAATTGTTAATTACTGGTTAGATAGTACCAACCAGAGAATCTTCTTCGCAGACAGGTTCGTGTTAAGCTGAGAAATCGTATTGGCACCGTTAGCGGTTGACGCAAATGTCGAGGTTACCATCGTGAGATCCGTCAAGTTTACCGCCGCGATAACCTTGTCACCGCTCGCAACACCGGTAACCGTGGCATTAGCCGCACCGCCAGACGCGTCAGCGCCAAGGCCGCAGAATAGGATTAGGAATTTCGTCTTATCGATCAGCGCGCCTGGGATTGATGCTGCCGCGACCTTGGCGGAGAGCGTCGCGGCATTGAAAAAGCCGGCTGCGATCATTGCGCGCCCAGTGGCGTCTGCCGATAGGGCATCAGCCGCAATCGCGGGATTCGGGTAAGTACCCGAAAGACTACCCCCAGCCGCACCCGTTGGTGGTGAGCCCGCCAGTGGGCTCGCCGTCCAGGTCTGGGCGCTTGTGCCTACTGTAGTAACTGTCGAAGATAGCTCGAAGATTGTGTTATGGTTATCCGTGCCATCTTGAACAACCGCCAAAGTACCCTCAGGTACGCGGGCAAGGACATCTGCGTCGGCAGCGCGAGTTAGAGTCCACTTAGACGAGGCACCCCCCAAACTCGTTACATCGTAAATACCGTTCTGAGCTGCCGCAACCTGGTTTTTTACGAGAACGCGGTCGCGTACAACCGCCGCAACACCATCGATGTTCGCAAGCGCACCATTGGCATTGGCGGTGAGAGTCGCTCCTGCACCTGCGGTTCCATTGTCATATGTACACGCGGCTAACGCTGCTGCAGTAGCAAGCCTGACGATGCTGAAATTATCACCGCTCGCGCCACCATGAGTCGTCCAAGTCAATGCCCCAAGTGCCGAGAGCTGATCGAGCTGTCCCTGGATGGCCTCCAGCGTACGTGTGTCGATCGTCGCTGCCACCGTTGAATTGGTGGGAATTGACATAGTAAAAAGAGGGATAGAAAGGCCCGTCATGTCCTGAAGGGTGACAAGATTGGGCGCTGCGTTTCTAACGATTAGTAGCATGTTGGCTCCCTCGCAATATACGAGTTAAGTGAATTATAGGCAAACCTTGGATGCTTGACCAAGTCAGGCGACTTTACACACGGTGGCACCAAAAAAAAAGGGGGGGGCAGGGTGATTTAACACTCGGGCCCCCCCGAGTTATTTCTTCGGTCGAATCCAACCTTTGTCCATGAAAGTTTTTTGCGCCTCTGCCATTTTTAAACCAAAGTCATTGTGAGAAGGGTCTGGAAACGATAGTCCGAATTCTGCTGCAACGGCTGCGGCCACTTCCTGCCACATGCCAAGACCTGGCAAATGACCCTGATGTGCTGTACCCACTACGGTGGCCGAGAAAGGTGAAGGATTTTTATCACGGCGGGCGGCCCTTGCCTTTCTACGTTTTATGAGCCACCACGGTTCCATTCCTTTGACAGGGTTTGAAGCCACAGTTACACCGCACGCGCCATTACGGAGGACAGTCCATTTTCCGTAGAAGAAGACGATCCGATGTCTTCGAGAAAAAAGAATCCTCCGCAGTCTTGGCAACGTATCTCATCATCGGGGCAGCCCTTGCAGTCAAATACAAAACTGCAGTGAGGACAATGGCCGTACCAATGCCTCCGCCGCGCCGTGGATACACCCCGCGTCTCCGTACACGTCTCCTCGCTCGTGTCCAAAAAGAAACCTCCTTTGCCAAACTATCGCAGGGCGCCGGGTGAAACCCCTGCGGCTTGTGCTTGGTCTTATACCGAAGGCGCGGGGCTTTTACGGATCGATGGCGACGTCAATACGATTCTTCAGAAGAGGCGCAATAGGGATCTTTCCACGGGAAAGAACCGCCCCTAGTGGGGGACCCTTGGGGCGTGTGCCCTTTGGTAAAACTGTCGACACAACATGCGTTTTCCTGCCAATCGGGATAATCTGCATCACAGCCCCGTCTGGCAGCATCAAATGCATCTGCATGCGTGGAAGATCTTTCTTCCGCAGGAAATTGTTGATCGTATCCACATATTTCGGGTCTACACTACTGCGCTCTTCCATTCGGATATGCGCATGCGCGGCTGCCTTTCCAAGAGAAAACCCCGGAAACGCCATAGATTCGATCGGGCTAAAAGGCCTCTGAACCGCAACCATTGCCGCCTGTTTCCCCAGGGACTCCCCTGAGTGTTTGACGGCATCGAGACGCGTCTGATCGTTTTTATCCAAATGCCACCCTAAAAATGATGGAGCGCGGAGTGCACCACTGTCGTATTTATCTTGTGCACTCACTGTGGCAACCATGCCCTTGTAATTATCTTTGTTTTCCCACATGTGACGGCGAAGAGAATCAGAAAGACCGGTGCCAACGCGCCCAACTTCATCGCCGTCAGAGTCGTGTGCGTAGGTAAAGCCGCCGGCAGAGGCCCCACTTAACCTGCCCTCTCCAGGGAAAATCTCCTTTACGTACACGTCGTGTTCTTTGGTAATCTTGGCCTTGATCGGCGCATCACCAGATTTCAAAGGCCAGACGACAAGCCCTTCCTTTGTCTCTGGAAGACGGTGAGCGGCGATGTCATCTTTTAGCTTGATCTTCTCGTCCCGGGTTTTGGCCATACGCGGAAGAACCAAGGACGGAATCGCCTTATTTACTTCCTGCAACACATGAAGCTTTTCTTCATAAGGAGCATTTGACATCTCACGCCCTTTGTACATGACAACGTCGTAGATCACAGGGATAAGCTTACCGTGCACCTTTTGGGCATCCCTGGATTTCCAGACGTTCGCGTTGAGCATGCCGGCAAGGACGTTATTAGGTGTCGCATTGCCCGTCTCTGGATTAAGAGCATACAGGCCACCACGTAAAACAGTGCCTGCAACATCCTTAGGCGTCCAAGTGTTGTGCAAAGACTCGATCTTATGCGTGTGCTCGATTACGCCAGACGGGCGAGAAGTTGGGCGATACGAAATTACACGAACACGTCCATCCTTGGGCAGGAAGAACAAGTTGTGGGCGTCATCAATCTTGGCCGACCAAACCGTCTCTTCCTTAGATGGATCCAGGGAAGTGTAGTCACCGTCTTTATACTTGGGTTTGTCTAGAGGGAGATCTGGAACCTTGTCTCGCGTAAGTGTGCGGTTGTAGAATTTCCATTTGTTTCCATCGATACGGTGAAGCGTGTATTCCTCCGGACCCTGCCCTCGGTAGACTGCAAACGTAATGTGGTCTGGCGTTGCGTTCAGGATCTCTGTCTTGGCGCGGTCTTTCAAGACAACGTCGCCTTTGCCGTATCCTTCCGGGATACGGCCCTTGAAGTCCATGTACTCGACCGTATGAGTGGGCTGTTGAATCGCCCACGCGACGTCTCCCGGTGCAGGCATCTTAGGTTGAAGAGCCCAAGAATGTGCGTGACCTGTAGCTGGGTCACCAAGGCGGAGATCTAGATGGAGGCCACGACGATCCGCGTCGTGCTCGTGGAGCCCATACTCCCAAGTCCTAGGCGTTTTCACGTCAGGAATTGGGTGTATGGAATCTCGGCTGGGGATGCCGAGGGCCGCTCTTGCGGCGGCTACTCCGATTTTGGTGGGCACCCTCTAATTATAGAGGTGAATTCACTATTCGGTTATGAGCGCGACAGGGCGTCTCATGCGCCGGATTCCCGCGGCTTCGAGCTGTCGGATGCGTTCTCTCGTAACATTCATCAGTTGGCCTACTTCCTCGAGGGTGACACCACCACGTGCTGCTACGTCAAGTGCGCACGTCTCTGCGAGTTGGCCCATATCTTCGGGTTCAACGGTTGGAAAATTTATGCGCAACGTGCCTGCCTCAGAAAGGTCAAGATACAGGTGGTATCGGCAGGATACGTAGGGGCAAGGCCGGGCTTCGTTTATCCCACCAGATAAACAATCAGCCCGCGTAGTTGGCCGCGTATCAAAAAAATCTTGTACTACTGGCAATTTGAGTGCGGTATTTTCTTCGCCCATTAATCACTTCCTTTGTCAAGCAGTTCCATCGGAACGCCGGCACTCGCGGACAAAGCGACCATGTCGCCGGATACGCCATAGCGGCTTTCGTAAAACTCGTTGCAAATGACTCGCTTGATGCCTGCATTGATGATCAACTTCATGCAGTCATAACAAGGGCTCGCAGTCGTATAGATAACGGAATCGGCGAGAGCGACGCCATTACAGGCAGCTTGCGCAATGGCGTTGGCCTCTGCGTGAACGGTCCTGACACAACTTGCCCTCCCACCCATTTCTTTCAATTCGTGCCCAACGTCGTCACAATGCGGAAGACCTCGTGGGGCACCATTGTAACCTGTGGAAAGAATCGTTCGGTCTTTACTTACAATTACCGCCCCAACGTGTTTGCGATCGCAGGTCGCCCTTGTCGACACAACGCTCGCAATATTCATGAAATATCGGTCCCAACTGACAGCCATTTTACAGGTCCCTCCGTGTTTATCTAACAACCCTAGCAAAGAAGTTATCAACATGTAAACAAAAAAAGGGGCTCTCGCCCCTCTTTTGCTGTCGCCTCATCTCACCTACTCTATGTGGACGTGGAGTTCTCCGGGGTAGTCTTCGAGACGGGTATGGTTCTTGTAGATCCAGTCGATCACGGCCTCGAACGCAGGGCCGTCCTCCCCGATGCCCGCTCTCCGGATGTCGAAGGCCACGCTGTAGGCACCGTTGAGGGGCGGCGGGAAAAACACCGCGGCCTTTCGGGCTCCGACATCGGTGATCAACAACGTCTCGGGAGCCCGCATGCTCTGCATGAACAGGGAATCCCCTTCCGCGATGCGGACCCCGAAGAGCATTTCGGGGAACCGGTGGATAGTCAGGCAATACCGCGACTCCGGGAACCCGGCGACCGTGAAGACGAAGGCATGGAGCGGGCTGAGCAAGTGCATGAGATCCTCCTCTACACCTTGTACCTAAAAAAAAATACTTGACGCCGAAACGGCGCCCTGCTAAGGTTGTTTCATCATGTTGTTTTCACCCACACCATCCGTAAGCAAAGCCAAGCGCACTAGCGCTATGGCAATGCATTATACGTGCGGAAGTGCGGGCATTTACCCGGCAGGTAAGTCGCAGCGCGTGAACGGGTCCGAAAATCTCGATTGGTCTCGGAGCCCCGCCTAAGAAGAAAACCCCCTAACAAGGGAACTTCCAAGGCCGGGCCCCAAAAAGGTCCGGCCTTTTTCGTTTACGATGTACATATGTCGCAGGTGATGGTCACCATGGAGCCTCCAAAACTCCTGCTTCAGGGTTCGATTCCCTGGCGACATGCGCCCTGGTAAGTCAACGGTAGACTGCCTGTTTCGTACACAGGCAATGGGAGTTCGACTCTCCCCTAGGGCTCTGCGCGGATGTAGTGGAGTGGTACCACGGGTGCTTGCCAAGCATCAGGCCGCGGGTTCGATTCCCGCCATCCGCACCAACGACCCGGTCTTCGAGGCCGTATATAAATATCGAGCTTTAATGGAGCGGTTGTTCAAGCGGCAAAGACAGCTGACTGTAAATCAGTCGACCTTCGGGTCTTCATAGGTTCGAGTCCTATCCGCTCCACTGAGTTTTACCCGGCGAGTTGAGTAGCGAAATGCGAAAACCGTGTAGTCGGGCAAACTGAAAAAAGAATAGTGGAATTTGACGAAATAGCAGGGCTGTTGCCCTGCACAATGCCTCCATCCGATAATTGGCTAATCGATCCGGCTCTTAACCGGGTGATCTCGGTTCGAACCCGAGTGGGGGCACTAATGGCGCGGTGGTCAAATTTTTAAGACGCGAGCCCTAGAGGCTCGAAGTGCTGGTGAGAATCCAGCCCACGCCACCAACGTCTCCGTGACGCAATTGGCAGCGTAGCCGACTTTTAATCGGTTAGTTGTGGGTTCGACTCCCACCGGGGGCACTAACGCGGGTGTAGTTCAATGGTAGAACGCTAGTCTTCCAAACTGGTCACGGGAGTTCGATTCTCCCTACCCGCACAAAGATGAAACGCCGTCTTAGTGAGTGACACGGTACGCCCGCGTGTGCGGCTAACAGGGCGTAAGTAGTTTTTCCGGTGTCGTTCAATGGCAGGACGCGGGACTTTGAAGCCTGCTACGGAGGTTCGATTCCTTCCACCGGAACTAAAAAATAGTGACCCCAGTCACGCACAGCGGAACGCCGAACTCCCCCACGGGGTATGGGGGCGCGAGGAGAGGAGCACGAGGCTCAACACCGTGCGTGGTAGGGTCAAATCCTTGTACCAACATTCCGGGATCGTCTAATGGCAGGACGGCGGTTTCTGAAGCCGCCTATCAAGGTTCGAGTCCTTGTCCCGGAACTAAAAAAGACGACTGCGGGCTTACCCCTTTGCCGAGGATCCGTCAGAGAGCGGAGCTTTTGGCTCCAAGTACTGCGGTCAGCCTTGGCCTGAGTTTCTTGCCCGCGGTCGTCAAATACTTATACCAAAATGCCGGCATAGCTCATTGGCAGAGCGCCTGCCTTGTAAGCAGGTGGTAACGAGTTCGATTCTCGTAGCCGGCTCCCGTAGTTTCATTCCAGTGTAGCTCAATGGCAGAGCGCCCGGCTGTTAACCGGTGAGACGTAGGTTCGAGTCCTACCTCTGGAGCAAAGTCTGCCGCGCATCCGGGATGGCCGCCGATTGCAACCCGGCGTAGCGGGGTTCAACTCCCCGGCGGTGGTCCAAAAAAAGGGCCCGGCGATACAGCCGGACCCTCCCAGGGCTTGATACACCCCGCCCGTCTACATCAGGTGGAACGTTGGGACTTCTCCGCTGCCTCGACGGCCTGTCGCCAGTCGTCGTCCGTCATCTTCTTGAGCGGACGCAGGTGCCACGGCACCCGGCTCTCCTGCCCCTTGAAGTCGACGTCGTCGAGGGGCGAGAAGAGGTTCATCGAAGTGCAGACCATGCCGATGCAGTGCGTGGACACGCAGTCGTTGCCGCTGATACATCCCTTGCCATTGCCGCAGCGGGGGCATTCCCCGCCACCGCAGTCGGCGGCAGTCTCGAGGCCGTCGATGACCCCGTTGTTGCAGGGATCCTGCGTGGCCGTGCATCGACTGTTGTAGCAGAAGTTGCTGGCGCAGTCGGCGTCCGACTCGCACATCTTGCCGACCGCGCACGTCTGGCAGGACGCGGCGCCGCAGTCGATGTCGACCTCCCGGGCGTCCTTCTGCTTGTCGGGGCACACCGGACTGGCGCCCGGCGCCATCGGTGGGCAGTCGCCGCGGTAGCAGCGATTGTCCCAGCAGCACTTCATGAACGTGCCAGGGTTGTCGGCGTCTTCGGGGCACTGGAACATGGGACTGCAGGTGATGCTGCCGTTTGGCGGCCTTGGAATGTCGCAGCCTGCCGCGGCAGGGAGCACCAGCAGGGCCAGGGTAACGATCAACGTCTTCATGCACTCTCCTTTGTGAGGGGTCCTTACTAACTTTTACCCGCATTAGGCCCTGTCTGCTAATGGTAGGCAAATTGGTTCTCAGCCAAAAAACGAGGGTTCGATTCCCTCCAGGGTCACTGGACACCCCGTTCGTCTATGGGAAGGACACTTGGACTTTCAATCCGAGGACGCCGGTTCGAATCCGGTACGGGGTACTAACGCGGACACACGGCTTATCGATGAGCCCGATATGAGGACCAACGCAGCTGCACCGGGGCTCTTCTCGTGCCGGTAAATCGCTTCAAACATTGGCAGCCATACCGCCAATAAGACGTGTATCCGCAAAACCTTTTACCTAAATTCGGCGTATAGCGAAGTCTGGTATCGCACTCGCTTTGGGAGCGAGGGATCGCTGGTTCGAATCCAGCTACGCCGACCAATCACGGAGGAGCGCCGTCCAACCTGCATGGGTACTACACCCGAAGCGGTTCATTCCGCTGGAAAGCTCGGGGTAGGAGGCGCAACGCAGCATCGGAGTGTAGCTCAGTTTGGTAGAGCGCTCGGTTCGGGACCGAGAGGTCGAAGGTTCGAATCCTTTCACTCCGACCATTAAAAACGTCAAGTGCTTGGTAGAAGAAGATGCACAACGCAGAAGTCGTGGTGACGTCTGCGGCGTCAACGTACGCATCTTTTTTTGCAGGAGACCAGGAACATGGCGAATACGCGTGGCAAGAGCAGCAAGAGCGGCGGCACCAAGACGGCGGCCAAGAAGACCTTCGAGCAGCTCCAGGCCGAGGTGGCTGCGCCGATCTCCCCGGTGATCGCGAAGGAGCAGGCCATCGAGGACGAGCGCATCAGCGGCATCAAGAAGCGCATCGGCGGTGCCAACCTCGAGAGCCTCGTGACCGATCTCACCAAGACCGGCCTCGACCTCTCCAGCATCATCCAGGGGATCGTCCCCAAGCTCACGGCGGCGTGGCAGGAGCTGGACGACGTGCAGGCGCTCAAGGACGCGATCACCGAGGAGATCGAGCAGCTCTACGGTGTCGATACCGCGAAGAAGACGATCCTCGAGCTGGTCGCCGACCACGATCGACTGGTGACGGAGTTCCAGCGGAACGTGCAGCAGACCCAGGCGCGCTGGGAGGAGCAGCAGGACGCGTGGCAGAAGGACTTCAGCGCCCGTGTGGCCGAGGCCAACGAGCGCCACGCGCGGGACGAGAAGGAGTTCAACTACAAGACGGCCCAGGCTCAGCGCGCCGTGCTGGACAAGTTCGAAGATGAGATGCGCGTCCGCAAGAATCAGGAGCGCGACCGCATCGATGCGCTGACCAAGGACTGGGCGACCCGCGAGGAGGCGCTGAAGACGCGCGAGGTCGAGCTGAAGCAGCTGCAGGAGAAGGCGGCCAGCTTCGACGCCGAGGTGAAGAAGGCGGTCGACACCGCGGTGAAGATCGCGACCAGCTCCGTCTCGAAGGAGATGAACGCGCAGTTCGCGCTGGAGAAGGCGGGCTTCGAGAAGACCCAGGCGCTCGCCGATGCGAACGTGGCGCAGCTCAAGGCGCAGAACGAGAGCCTGCAGTCGCAGCTGGCTGCGGCCAACCAGAAGCTGGCCGAGGCGCACGGCAGGATCGCCGACATGACCAGCAAGGCGTTCGAGGCCGTCTCGGACCGCAAGGCGTACGAGGCCGCGCAGGCCTTCCAGCAGGGCAGCAACGGCGCGGGGCAGCAGAAGCCCGGCCGCGCGTAGTTAGGCCCCCGAAAGGGGGCCGGAAAGAGGAGACGCTTGCGCCTCCTCTTTTTTTGGCCACAACATCCGCCACTCGTTCAACGGTAGGACGCTTGCCTGATTAGCGAGCAATCGGGGTTCGATTCCCTGGTGGCGGACCAAAAAAACATCGAGACGGAGGCAGGAGAGCCTCGTGGTGGCGCCCGCCCTTTGCGAGGGAGGATCGGGTCCCGGCAGAACGGAAGACCACCGCCCAATGGGCTGACAAGCCGTGGGGAGGATACTGTAGGTCCGTCTCGACTAATTCTTTTACCGTATTTACGGTGATCATGGTGTACCGGCTGTGCACGCCTGGCTGTGAACCAGGAGGTTCGGGTTCGACCCCCGATTTTCACCCAAATTGCCCTTGAGGTTCCCTGGCGGGAACGCTTGATTGTCAATCAAGACTGGGTGGGTTCGATTCCCATCAGGGGCGCCCTATAATTAACGCATGAAAACGCTCTTATTTGCATTGTGCGCATTAACCACACCGGGGTGCCTCACGACCGAAAATACGGGTCCAAACGTGTGTTGTGGAACCGGATGTTCGCCGTGCAAACAAACCAACTACCCAATTTGCCACATTACGACAGATGCCGGTCGAGGAGTTTGTGTGCCACGGGACGCTTCGGCAAATATTGATTAACACGCCTCGATAACTCATGTGGTACGAGTATCGGTCTGAAAAGCCGAATATGTTGGTTCGACTCCAACTCGGGGCACAATTTTAACCAAAAAAACCGCGACGCCGAAGCGTCGCGGCCAATGTGGTCTTCGATTACCGCAGGATGCAGTGCACCTTGCTCACGCGGTCCGTGCTGACGCATGATATGTTGCCTCCCATGCAGGTGCACCATGCGACCCACTTGGAGCACTCGGTGAAGCCATTCCGGTCGGTGGCCGGTTCCCTGCAGGAGGCGTCAGCCGTGCTTGTGAAGCGGGTCATGTTGAACATCCCGCCTACAAGAATAGCCAAGGACACCAACAGAACGACAAATGCAATTCGCGGGGTCATAACACTCCTTTGTCTGTTCAATCCCTTATACCAAGGGGCCGTCGTCCAACGGGAAGACACGACAATGGCATTGTCGGAACGCGGGTTCGATTCCCGCCGGCTCCACTAAATGGTAGTATCAACTGATGAGGATCTGTCCGAACTGCCTCACTAACCGCGGCGTGAAAGTTGAGCTATTTGTACACGTAACAGAAAAAAGATTAATCACGTATTGCCAAGACTGCAGCAATACGGTAGATGAGGAACGGCCTAAAGACGTGTTAACGGATGTAGTGCCTGCTCGAAAGAAACGTTCGCGCCCATAGTTCACTGGCAGAACACTCCCTTGACGTGGGAGGGGTAGAAGGTCCGATTCCTTCTGGGCGCACTGAACGGGGTTGTAGTTCAACGGGAGAACACGGCGTTCGCATCGCCGGAATGAGGGTTCGATTCCCTTCAACTCCACAATGGGCCTGTAGCACAACGGGAGTGCAGCGGCTTTGCAAGCCGAAGGCTGAGGGTTCGATTCCCTTCGGGTCCACCAATGCCGGTATAGTTCAATGGGAGAATTCGCCCCCGGTAAGGGCGAGACGCAAGTTCGACTCTTGCTATCGGCACTATAGTAGTAAAATGGAAGATGCAGTCCACAGGCAGGGACAGCCAGTCTTGAAAACTGGTGGGTCGAAAGGCTCGGGGTTCGAATCCTCCATCTTCCTCAAATGGCTCTATAGCATAATGGACAGTGCACTGGTCTACGGAACCAGGATTGTGGGGGTTCGAGTCCCTCTAGGGCCACCAACGTTCTTGTGGTGAAATGGACATCACGCGGGCCTCCGAAGCCTGTATTGCGAGTTCGAATCTCGCCGAGAACACCAAGACGTCCCTGTAGCGTAATGGACAGCGCAGTCGCCTCCTAAGCGACAAGAGCCGGTTCGAATCCGGCCAGGGACACCGCGGGAAGGGTAGGCATAGTTTCCCAGATCGGCCTCATAAGCCAGATCCGATCCAAGGTGCAACACTTGGTCCCGCAACCAATCGCCGTGACTGTAGGACAGGGACGTTCCTCATAAGAACGGTCACGAGATTTCGAATATCTCCACGGCGACTAAAAAAAACTGCAACGGGAGCCGATGTAGCTTGTCCGCCCAAGGCGAGCAACCATGGCAGGAAGTTTCCACGAGCGGTCGTGCGACCGGCGTTCCCGTTGCATTTCCTTATACCAACATGCGGCCCAGTTCACCTGGAGGTGATGCTTCCTTTACACGGAAGTCGCGGTGGGTTCGATCCCCACGGGCCGTACCAATGCTCAGGTAGACCAACTGGAAGAGTCAGCGGATTTAAGCCCCGCGGAGTGTGGGTTCGACTCCCACCCTGAGCACAAACGGCACCATAGCCCAACTTGGCAGAGGCGACAGTTTGAGGTACTGTTGAGTGAGGGTTCGAATCCCTCTGGTGCCACTAAAAAAATTCGGAGAGCTGTTGTTCGTCGTTTGCGTTTAACCGGAACCACAGGGCCCCTCCGAATTTCTCACTCAACTTCGCCAATCCATCTGTGGCCTCCATATAGACGTACATTTACTATTACCAATATTTAAATAATCTTGCGGTTGTGGCGAAATGGTATACGCGCTGGTCTTAGAAGCCAGTGTCCTAGTGACGTGAGGGTCCGACTCCCTCCAACCGCACAAACGCCCACGTAGTCCAACTGGCAGAGGCAACGGATTCAAACCCCGTCAAGTGTGAGTTCGAATCTCACCGTGGGCACTGTTACGATGGAAAGGAGCGAGTAAATGGAAACGCTTGTGCTGAACGCGAGCTGGGCGCCCCATGCTCGCGTAAAATGGAGCAGGGCTTTGCGCTTGATTATCAAGAACAAGGCCGAAGTAGTCGAAGAATACCCTGACAGATATATTACATTTGAGTTAAGGATGCCGGCAGTTATCCGGCTTCTAAAGATTGTGTCTCGCACCAATAGGGCCGTGAGGTTCTCGAAGGAGAACATCTACACCCGAGACAAGGGCTGCTGTCAGTACTGTGGGCAGAAAGTCCCGCGGGACGCTTTCACGTACGACCACGTAACGCCGCGTGCGTTAGGCGGAAAGACGAACTGGGAAAACATCGTCGTGTGCTGCATGCCCTGTAATCAAAAAAAGGGAATGCACAGCCCCGCGAAAGTAGGGATGCGACTTTTGTCCACTCCAGTTCGGCCCAAGAAAATGCCAGGGACGTTGAGGATTACATTGACGTGGCGGCCAGGGATGCCGGATCAGTGGAGAACGTGGCTTCGTGATGTAATGTATTGGCACGGAGAGATGGAAGAAGAGGCGTAGTCAAAAAAAACGGCGCTGCTGGTGTGCAGCGCCGTTTGCCTCAACGGTCAATCCAACCCATTACTAGCGTTAGAGCAATTCTTCTATTTGGACGCGCAGGGAGGGATACAGACGTGGAGTCCGTCACACCGACGGGGTTCTCTCCAAGTCCGTAACCGGCGGCCAGTGTGTACCCTCACTGGACATGCCGAGCCCTGCACCGCGTCGCTCACACCGTCTCTCGACGGGATGTTTGTCTTATTCTACTCCGTTCATTCGTGTTGGAACTGCTGGTCTAAGTCGCTGCGCTGTAAGCTCTACATAGATAGAAGCCGCGTCGACATCGATAACAGCGTCCCCCGTGGGTCTCACGAATTACTAAGAGCGGTTTTGGCGGGTCAGCGCCAGCTATTTTTTTGATTGAGCAGTTAGCTTATTCTGTTGGTTGACTGGTTAGTCAACCGCTAGGCAAATCCTTATACCAGGATCCATGCCTAGTATGGAAAGTGAACGCGATGTGGATCGCGGCCCGGTTGGAAACCGGTGCGAGCCCGCAAGGGCTTGGGGTTCAACTCCTCCTCTTTCCGCCGTAATGGGAGGTGCCGCTAAATGGCTGGCAACCGGCTTCGAACGCCGGGGTGGGTGAAAGCCTAGGGGTTCGATTCCTCCACCTTCCGCTCGTGTGGCAGCAGAACCGCCACCCATCCCGCCTTGGGGTCTTTGAAAGGCGGGCCGATTGGTCGATACATATCGCACTTCCAACAATACGCGTCGGAGTCAGTGCGATTCTTCATGATCAAGCTGTCCGGATCCAGTTGAGGGACCAAATCACCGCTTCCATCACACTCTGCCATGAATTAGCTCCTTTGTTTCTTTTACCTTCCATGGAAGACGATGTGGCTATGGAGCCACCGCCGGTTGCTAACCGGACCGAAGCGTAATGCTGGGGGTTCGATTCCTCCGTCTTCCGCAACTGTCGTACACGTCAAATCCACTATGCCCCGCGATCTGGAGTCCTCCATGGTCTTCTAAACCGCGAGAGCCTGGTTCGAACCCAGGGCGGGGTACAAAAAAAAGCGGGGCATTCGGTTCATGACGCCGATGCCCCGCTTTTCCTTTTCCGGGCTATTGCCGGCGTCAACCACGGTTAGGTGTGTTGCTACACCAAAGGCTCTGAGGGTCTGTACCGTCTCATCAGGTCGTCGTCGCATAGGCTGACGATTTGCTGACTTTGTAATGGGGCGCCCGTTCCTCTAGTACTAGGGCACCTTTAAGAAAAAGTTGGCGGGACTCGAACCCGTATTTCCGGCCTTCTAAGTGCCGACGTCTTAACCTTTAGACGACATTCCAACTTGTTCCATATGACGGCCGTGTTTTGGTCTGGCCCTGAGGTCGCACCAAGGTGCCTATTCCCTTCCTTGATGATATTTACCCCCCTGTGCCTTATAGGGCTTCGCAGGGAGAACCTCTCGCGCACTCTTTAAAGGATGGCTACCTCCAGGCCAACCTCCCGAACCGTGGTTTTCTACTCCACCCATTACGGTGGAATATTGCGAGGGCAACAGGATTTGAACCCGCGACCATCTCGGCCCCAACAGCCGAGCAGCTCTACCTCTGAGCTATGCCCTCAAAGCCGACCTGGGCTTTTTTAAACCCAGGCCGGGCGAGTGTTACGCCGATTGTTGCTGTTGTTCACCTTGAGCCGGCAGGCAAATTGCCGTTCGCCGATTCAACTCCCTAATCACATGATCGAGAGCACCCCGCTGGGGCGCACGCAAAGTTGCTCGCAGCTCCGCTCCCGCGGCAGCATTGTGCAAATGTATGCGTCCCCGCTGCTCTGCGCGCGCCATGCAGAGCTGCGTTGCCCATCCCTTGGTGGCGGAAAGCACCTGGGCTTCCTGCCGGGTTATGTGATGGCCCGATGCGCGTGCAGCCGTCTTAAGACCTTTAAGGGTCTTTTCGATAGTGCGGATTTCGGCCTTGATCAGCATCACAGTTGTATCCATTTTAACGTCCTTTCACTTGAGCAGCGGGAGCTGCCCAAGCGCCCGCCTCACGGGTTTACGGTCAACGACCGGCACAACGCCAATCGCCATGAGGGCACCGCACCAAGGCGGGTCAGGCTCTCTTATTGCTTTGTGGACTATGCCGAATGCACAAAGACGCTCCTCAATCAGCAGCAGAGCTGCTTCATTAGGAACGCCTAATACAACTGCGTATGTGCCTTCGGGCAAGGCGCCGGGCGAAGATTCCCCAGCGGCGTGGACGGTTTGTGCGGCGAGGACCCCCCTTGGGAGGTCTTCGCGCAAAACGACGTAATGGGTGAGTGGATTAGTTGCAGGTTGGTTGCATGACGGTACTCATACTTACAAGATACTCCTTTCTTGTCAAGACGCTTAACGGCGACGTGTGCTCCGAGGCGGAGCAGTGGGCGTGCTCGCGGTCTTGGCAACCGTGGCCTCAGTCACTTTCTTGGGGTAGAGGATCTCAGTCGCAATCTTGCGAGCAACGTCAGTCAGCCAGGTATTGACGCTACACGCCCTTTGCTCCCGTCGCTCCATTCGAATGAGTGCCTCGAAGTCCTCTGGCTTTGCATTGCGTGCGAGAAAGGCTCCGATCGCAACTACCGGTGCCGCGCTTGGATTCGTCGCATAAACGCCGCGTTTGGCTCCGTTCTTTTTGCAGGCTGTCTTTGCAAAGTGTACGAGGTCAGCGTTTTGAACCAAACCCCGGAGTGCACAAGCCTCCAAGTTACTAAGGTGCGACTTGTCACCGAGCGCATCCAGCTCTCGCAAAATCGTTCGAAACGACGCATTCGTATCCACGATCCCCTCCAAATGGGAACGAATAGATTCTGCTGCGATCCGCAGTTCCCGCGCTTTTTCCGAAGACATTGTCTTCTTAGACATATAAATTTCACCTCCTTTCTTGTCAAAGTGAGTCCGCCGGGATTTGAACCCGGGACCAACGGCTTAAAAGGCCGCTGCTCTACCCGCTAAGCTACGGACCCGTAAAACACCAGGCGCCCCCAATCTAGGACCCGTCTGCCACCTGGCATGTCATCACGCTTGTTCTGTGACAACCCCGAAAACGAACAGTTAACTACGCTCGCGGCTGTCCCGCCCCATTGCTGGAAACTGCGGGCAGAGCCCTCGCCGCACTGTCGAGGGCGCGGTTGAGGAACGCCTCGAACGGCGTACCGACCACGACCTTCTTGAGCACCTCGGCCACGTTCTGGCCGCCGAAGAGCATCTGCGCCGACAGGGCCTGGGAGACCTTGACCATGGTATCCGCGTCCTTGACGGCCAGCAGTGCTTCGGTGAAGCCCGGCGCCACTGCGTCGAACCGCGCCACAGTGGCCGCGGTCTCCTCCTTCAGCAGCTCCAGGCGCAGGTGCTGCTTGGCGGCATCCATCCCCAGCGCCTGCTGGAACGCCTTGTCATCCCGGGCGATACGCGCCTGCAGCGCCTCGATCGCGTTCTCGTCCCGATCCGCCTGCGTATCCGCCTGCTCCTTGAGCAAGGCGCGGATGCGCGTCTCCTCCTGGAGAGCATTGTCGTGGAGGAAGGCCGCCGTCTTCACCCGCTCCTCCTCGAGATTGCGGACATTCTCCTGCTGGGCTTTGAAGAGCGCCAAGTGCGCATTCGAACGCTCCAGCTCGAGATCGTTCACCACGGTATCCGTCATGGCCTTGTCGAACAGGGCCTTGATGGCGTTGTCCGTCATCTCCACTGCCAGGATGTCGACGTCGACGACCCGCATGCCGTTCTCCGGGAAGACCATACCCGGGCGTTCCTGCCCCTCCTTGGCCACGCCGAGAATCGTGTCACGAACGATGTCGGCGCCCGCCGCGTAGAAGACCTTGGCGGGCATCTTGCGGACCGTCGCCTTGAGGATGCTCTTGGCCCGGTCGCAGAGGTGCTTGACGAAGTTCGAAATGGCGAACCACTTCGAGTTTTCGCCCTCGAAGTTCACGATGTAGGACAGCTTCACGAACAACTTGACATTGTCGCGCGTCAGCACCTCGACGATGTCGGAGACCCGGTTCTGCTTGGTCTGCAGATACGTGATGCGGATCAGCCGATCCGTCGACTTGGGCTTTCCCGTCGATGCTTGCAGGGTGTCGAGGTTGTCCCCGAAACCGAGCAAGCGCTTCTTGGGGCCCTCCACCGTCTCGCGGGTACCGTCCGAGTGCACGAGGCTCACCGCGTAGCCGGGATAGAGATCGATCAGCGGCGGACCCTGGAACTTCCCGAAGAGGACGACGGTCCTCGGGCTGTGGAACGTGCTGCTGCGCTCGGTCTCGTCACCCTCCAAGCGCTGATTCTTGCCCTGGCGGGACATATCCCCCTCGAACCCTCCCGCCGACTTGCGCGCGCTCCGCGTGCTGCTCCCCGCGGCCACGGCGATGGGCGCCGAATTGAGGTACATGGCCTCCATGGCGTCCATCTGGCCGGCGCGACCTGCCGAGACCGTCCCCTGTCGAGTGGTCGGCTCGGCGTTGGCACGCCCCCGCAGCTTCCGATTCCACTCGAGCGCCTCTTCGCTGCCCGTACCGTTGGGGCCGGGGAACCAGTCCATCACCTGCTTGTCGGTGAGCGGCCGGAGAACGATGACCTCCTTGGTCGGGTCCGGCAGGAGCATCGCCGGCCCGAAGACGGTGTTCACCCTCCCCGTCATGCGCTCCAGCACGTAGCGGCCCTCACCCTCCGAGACCTGGACGGCATAGTGCACGAGCTTGCCGTCGTAGGTCACCAGCTGGTGACCCTCCTCGGGGTAGTAGATCGGCATCTGGGCTCCCGTGAAGGACGCCTCGTCGCCGGCCTTGTACTCCTTCTTCACCTTCTGTCCGCCCTCGAAGACCTCGATCACCACGTCCTTCGAGAACTTGAGGTGGATGCGCTGGATCTCGTTCAGCTCCAGCGCACGGAAAGCCGTGGACCCCGTGTTGTCCTCGCGGAACTCCTCGGTCGGCTCGGGGAACACCACATCGGGGCCACGAACGTAGCGCTTCTGACCCGACTCGTCCTCGAGGATGCAGTACTGCAGGAGCTGCAGCGTCACGGCCTGTCGGACGAAGCGGTCGCGGGAATTGGGCTCCGAGGAAGCGACGACACTGACGCCCGTCGGCGGCATGTAAAAGGAGACCTCGTCTCCCCGTACATTGTACTGCTTGCCCATCGCGAGATCCGACGGCGGCGCCGCAAAGAGCGACGGCGTCTGTCCAACGGTCTTGGCGCTGTCGGCGGGCTGCGCAACCTCCGTCGCCACTGCCGCCTTGGTCCAGTTGGCCTTGGCCTTGGACGGGTCGTAGACCTTGATCCGGACGAACTCATTGCGGGACAGGTGGTGTCCGCGGATGAGGTCCACGGTCTGGCCGGGCCAGAGGTGGAACATCGTGGGACCCTGGATGTTGACCTTCTCCCCCACCCGCAGGTCGACGGTGTCATTGCCGCAGCCGACACCAGGGTGCTCCTCCTTGTCCAGGTTCTTGGCCGGGTTGGTCAGGACCGCGTAGTAGCCCTCGGGCACGACGGTGGCCTGCTGGAAAGCCCGCTCCTTCTGCTCGATCGGAACTTCGATGAAGGTGTGCCGATTGCGGTCCCAGATGACCAGCGCATCGTAGGTACCGAGGTCCCACTTGTAGGGACCCGTGTAGGTCTTGAGGTTACCCTTCTCGGTGCGAACGAACACCGCCTGCCCGGGGAGGAGCACCACTTCGCGCTTCTGCGTGTCTGCCATTTGACTTGACCTCGTGTTTTCGGTGGAAAAAAAGGCCCCAGGGACACCTGGGGCCTTTGGATGAGCTACTGCCGCATCGAACTACTTCTTCTTGCCGCCGCCGCCCTTCTGGTGATCCCTGTTCGCCGCGGCCTTCTCGGCCCGGTTGGCCTCGTGGCGCGCGTGCTTGCCCTTCGCGTGTTCCCTCGCAGTCTTGCCGTTCGGCGCTCCCGAACCGATGCCCACCGTGTGCTGCTTCGACCGCTGGCGGCGAGCGAACAGGTCCTTCTCGTGGGCGGCGAGTTCGCCCTCCATGTAGGTCTCGGCCCTGCCGACCAGGTCGGCCATCCCGAGAGCATCGAGACGCTTGTAGTCCAGCTCGCCGTCCTGGCCGCGGGCGGTGGGTCGGAAGCCCTCGTAGAAGTGCCCCTGGTGGACGTGTCCCAACCGCAGGCGGAATCGCGGGTGGGGGCCGTCCATAGCCTTCAGCACCTGGGCGGCGACACTTCCGTCGTCAGTCTTGTAGACGGCGACCTCCACGAAATCGAGCTTCGGGCGCGGGGTGGGAGCGGGGGTGGGGACATTACCTTGCGTTTCCATGGGCCTCCTTGTGCGTCTCGTCGAAAAAAGAAATCCGGTACTTCCCGAATTTCCGTGCAACGTCAACTTCATTAGGCAGGGAACGAACGTGGAAATGTGTCTAGGACCGCGTCTAAATAAAGAGGATCTCCTAACACTTCATAGGAAACATCCGGCAAATCTCCGGTGAACAAACTATTTGAATAAACGGGTTTTACCCCGTCAGCGCATGAAATGGTGATGTGCGGTGTCGGCTGCCCCGAACGGAGCGCGCTCTGCACGACTACGGCATGCCCTGCTGAATCAAATACATTGGCGAGAACGCGGATCTTTATTCGAACGCCGGCAGGGAATAGAGCAATATCTACATCTTCCGGCCGAAAAACAAGCGTCAAGTGATCTGCTATCACCTGTGAGTGCTTTGGGGGGAATCGCTCTAAAAGTAAGTCTCTCGAATCTTTGGTTAAAAAGGCGCCTAGATAGATGGTCTTCATGGGCTTTTACCACGTGGTTTGGGTTTTTATGCAGCGAGAAAAAGATTGACTCACGTATCATTTTGGGACTAGGATTCGCACCCAAGGAGGCAACACATGCTAACGGTAGATCCGAATGTCGTCACGTTTAACGGGCCAAACAATATGCCCGTTTTCCAGGGAACCATGGCGTATGACGACGTTCTTGACGTCATCTTGGCTACAAATGCTCTTGACGGTGGAAAGACTTATGTACTTCCGGTTACGGCACAGGCGCCGTACGGACCCGCAGATATTTCTGCTGCGTTCTTGGCAGGGACGATCTTTGTTGTTCTAACGCGGGAACCGGACAATGAGAATGGCGTCCCGGGCACCCTTGACATCAAGCGTCCCGCAACACAGGCCGAAAAGCAGGCGGATCCGGGTATTGGTGATCAATATCTCGCTTCCGCGCTAATCCCCGCCGGACACCGAATCTGCGTTGGAGTTGCTGCAAACGCCACCCACGTTGAGGTTCTGGATCAGAATGGTGGTGGCAAAACTGTTCTTTGGTCCTGGGTTGACGCACAGAATGCCGTAAACAGCCTTGTTGTACACTACGACGGCGGTGGTGTCATGAATTCGATGGTGTTTAGCCGTATCTAAAGAAGCTGTAGTCAAAAAGAAAGGCCCCGTTAAGAGCGGGGCCTTTCCTATTTCAGGCCATCAACCCGCCAGACGTTCTTCGACGAGCTCCAGGACTTCGGTCATTGGTCGGGGGCTGATTTCTTTCCCCGCGTCATCATTGCCTTGTGCGTAGGCAACCAGATCCTGGGCGTGATCGTAGTCGACACGCTCTGGGACGCCCGTTCTCTTGTAGATGTAGCCATGGAGGTACGCCATATACGCGTACCGCTTTTGGTCATCTGGATCGGGAAGTTCGTCAAACGAAAAAGACACTTTTGGCTCCTTTGTTACGAGTGGGACCACTCGGGCGCCGGAAGGGCACCCTTCTTACCGATCTCGATTTCGATGCGTCTTGAGAAAATCGATTTCATGCGATTGAATGCCGGGGCTCGATTACGCTCGCTGAGATTGCGTCCCATGAGCCATGCGACAAAATCCGGATCAGCGGACAAAGACATCAAGCACTTCTTGAAGGTCTCCTTGTCCAAACGGATAGAGCGGCCATACTGCGTGAGCACCGTACGTCTGTACAGCCAAGCGCAGAGAATGAGGTTGAGCGCGCCCCAGAGCCGCTGGTTGACAGGATCGTTGCCCCATGCGGCGTGTGCGATGCTCATGAAGCCGGACATCTGCTGAACCTCCATTTCCGTCAACTGGCTGCTAACGCCGATGGGGGAAATGTTGGTAGTGACGGGCGACTCCTTCTCCGAGCCGAACCAGACGCGAAGTGCGCTGGACATCGAGAGTACGGGAGACTTGTCGCTGCGGCGAATGTTGTCGTACCCAATGAAAGGACAACGCTTCCGCAGGGTGACGAGGTGATCGTTGCCGGTCTCCAGACCCCTCAAGATGTCGTCGGGCTTGAGGGGCACGAGCTTCGAATTGAGTTCGATGTATTCGTCGGCCATTTCCGCCATGGTGTCGAAATGACGCGTACGCACGTCGACATACCCGACGGGAAGCTCAGACATCAAGAAGGACTCGCGACGGTGCTGGCCGTCCAAGAGGTAAGTCACCCCCGCCAAGACACCAAGCGTCAGGATGCCAGGGATCACGCCGCCGTCTGTGCGAATCTTCAGTGCGACGTTTCGCACCTTATCATTGATCCGCAGTGGCCGCTGGAAAGGCGGGCTCTTCCAGCTGGCTGCCAGCTTGGGCGTGATTTCGATTGTGTCTGTCGTTGTACGTGTGACTCTCTCAGCAGTGTTCGTCATCCGTTTCTCCTTTTCATTGCGTGGTTTCAAAGCTCAACGACCAGCGTGCTTCCAGCAGAGATAAATCGCGATCCACTGGAAAAAAGTCCGTTCGAGGGCTTGCGTCCAATTTTTATAACGCAGTGCGGCAAATATGAAATTTGCCAATGCTAGTGAAACCGCTATCCCGAAATACACATTCACAAGGAAACCTCCGTTGCTTGACACAAAAAAACCGGGCACGTGAACATCACTCGCGTGCCCGGTTTAACACCTCAACTTTCAGACTCCAGGTACATGGGGAGCGGCAGGCACTTCGATCTCGAAAGAACTACTAGGCCTGAAGCTGCCGTCTCCGATCGGTGAAAGCCGGGCGTCCCACACTTGTACCGTCTTACATGTTTTTTTTAGACTACCGGCAAGAAAGCGATGTAGCCTGCGATCAAGAACAAAAGGATGCCCGCGCCGATCAAACCTCGCTCTACCGAATGGCTCATCCAGTCCGGTTTGCGGTCAGCGATTACAAGGAAACCCGCGCCAAGAACAGCTATTGTGGATGCGATAATCATCGTTCAATTCGCGAAAGGGCGCTCCGGAATGTATGGAAAAGCGATTTCAATCACGTCTCGACCCTTGACGAGTTCTTCCTGAAACCCCTCGATCGGCCCGATAGCGCACTGGAAAGACCATACAACGGTCCCATTGTCGAGCAGGAATTTCCCCAGCGGGAGTTTCAGTTGTGACATGTCATGTCCATCCACGTACGTCTCCGGTGGAGGAATTTCCGTCCCTACGAAAAAGCCATACCCGTAGATGTAGACACACTTGTCGTCCGAGTGAGACAGGGCCACTATACGATGGCCGACGGGAAACGGGACACTGCCGCTTCGCTCTTTGGCGATATTGTACGCGCGGTCTCGCGCGACCATTGACGCCTTCTCCATCTGTTCCGCCGAAGGAAGCCCATCGGGCAAAATCGCGTCTCCACCGTCCCTCATGAAAAGTTCCATAGTCGGAGAGACGACCAGTGTGAAACCATCTGGCGCTGCCAGATGGGCGAACGCACTCGCCGCCAAATAGTCCGCGGGAATGCTTTCGCCTTTGAACGCTTCTTTGATCCCGAGCCCCGGCAGCTCGACACTTATTCCTGAATACGTTTTCGGATTATTTCCATCGTACTCACACGAGAGCAAAACCATCATCGATCAAATCCTTTCTTTTGAAGGGTAATGCTACAGATAGTATCGTTTCTCCCTCCTCGGTCCTGCTTGTCCGGGAGGCCGAGTGCTCTAGTAGCGGGGCACACCGGGGAGTAGCCGCGCCCCTTGCGGCGGACACGACACCTTCATCCACATGAAACTGCCACCCTGGCTACCGGCGGGGTGGCGGGGCTAAAACGGATTCGAGTATTTGCGCGCGACGGTGTGTTACTCGCGCACTTTTTCCACCGCTACAAACGCGGTCAATGCTGTCGCCAAATCGTCCAGACTAAGGACAGTGGAAAGGGGAACTGGCCCTGGCTTGCTCGGCATGTATTTGTGGCAGAATCGCTGGTACCTGCTCAAGACATTGTCAGTGCGCGTTTTTTCATCCTCGACAAAATCTCGTACCTCCAACAACGTGAGAATCTGTGCTTCGAGGGACTCCGGAACTCCGGCCCACATGCCAGGGCGTCGAAGCATTGAGGCCATTCGAGTGTCTACAAACTCCTTCAGCGCTTCGCCGGTCAAGAGGGCCTCGTGATATTGCGATACGTGTAGAGAAGGTCTTTGGCCGTTTTCGGATTGTTGAATCCGCCCGGAAAACGCGCCAAAGTCATCGTCTGGTGCTCACTGAGCGGAATGCCCGGATTGGTCTCGCGCAGCTTTTCCAGATACGTGGCCTCCCACGCCGCAGCACGAAGACCAATATTGGGGCCGGGAACGTCCGCGTAATGGCGTTCATTGTAGAAATCGACCGCCATACTAGCCTGGAAAAGCACCCCACCGAGCTGAAGGAAATAATCCGAGCGGACCTTTTGATCCCATCGCACTGGGAGAAGTATCGCAGCACGCGCTGCAACCGGATAACCGTTCTCCATGGTCCCCGGCTTTGGAAGAAGTGCTGTGAAGAAGATATCTTCCATTTCGTTCGTCATCGCGACGAAAACCTTCCCCATGCGCAGGATTTCCCCTGCGGTACTCGCAAGAGAATTGATGCGTTGTTCCGGGAAATGAGTGCCGAGAAACGACATCATAGAGGAGAAAGCGATGCCGAGTCGTTCGGACTGCTGACGTCGAGGGTCATCCGGCGGCAACTGAGCCGCGATTGACGGGTCCCCCGTCTGCTCGACGAGTTGGTTGATGAAATTCGTGGACGGGGTGTGCGTGTGCATGTCAGCTCCTTTGGTTAGTGCGCGCGAGGCTTTCTTGAGCCCTCAACGGGCGGGTCTTGAACGTGTTGTCCGAATAAAGTAAAATAAGTATCGATTTCACGGCCACATTTATCACACACGAACACAAGCCAAGACGCCCGTCCTTTTAACACACTAGACGCGTGAGTCAGCTCATCGTAACGTCGCCAACGCGGCGAATGTGGGACGCCTTTTTTACCCCTGCACCAAGTCTTTGTGTCTTTCTTTGAACGGTATTTGTGGACTTCTGAGCTGTCGACAAATTTCGGCATGACGTCTCCTGATGAAAAAAATCGACAACCCCCGGAGGGGTCATCAGGTGTCAGCATTTGCTATGTCATTTACTTGTACCAAGAATTGATCAGTCATCGTCATCGCGCTGGAACAGCGCGCGCGTTTCCGCGCAATGAACACAGCCATCGCGCAGGCAACGATCGTCAAACGAACAATCACATGCGAGACACTCGAGTTGACACAGTGAGTCCCACTTATGCACGTCACCGTCGTCGTCCGACGAGAAACCAAACGAATAGTACTCTTCTCGATGCGTGTTTACGAACCTCACTGATGCCATGTCCGCTCTCCTGTCACCGAATTCACGTGACCAAACGTGAAGTGATCGCAAACGTATTGGGGGTTGAAACGAATTAGGGACTCTGACACAGGGGAAAAAAACGCAAAAACATGGCCAGACCTGGTTTGGAATCCAAAACTATAGAAATTATCGGAAAAACACATACTAGGCTCAAGACAGAGTAGCGGGAAATCTGCGTCCCTTCGTTCAATTTCGAGTGCGAACGCGTGAAGCCACCATTCACGTGCGGCGTCAGAAATGTGGATTTCATACCCCGCAATAGATTGCTTTCTTGAAAGTAAAAGACAAGAGTTAGCAATATGTGTTCGAGTCATCACGGAAATGGGAATCCGCCTACCATTGGCGGACTCCCATACCGCTGTGTCGTAGCACGCACCGATCTCGAATTTAGCCATTAGCACTTACCGGGTCTTCAGCGAAATGCCACTTCATTCGAACTCGATAGCCCCTGGGCGTCATTATTGACGTTTCATAGGACTCATTGAGGGCGAGGCGCGCGAGGGTATCGCCCGCCAATGACTTCACGACTCGAACCTCGGGGCTGATGTCCTCGGTGTTTTCCGACGGAATTCGGCGGATGACCGCCGCCTCACCGCCAGGGCCAATTCCGAACAGGATCTTGGACGGAGTGTTGCTGTTGTCTGTGCAGGTTCCGGGCGGATCACCGGGCTGCAAAATTCCAATGCAGAGCCAATTTGGCCCTGTGTTTATGTAAACAAACAATCGTGCCATGGAAACCTCCTTAATTCTTTTACCGTCAGTTAAGGCAGTATCACAACCGATAAACAAAGGAGGGCCGGCGGATGTGTTCGCCGGCCCTCCTTCTGACGATCCATGCACCCTTATTCGGTGTACTCGATGATCATGTCCGCGGTGAGAGGCACGATAGGATCCGTCCGCTCGTCTTCGGCGTCTACGGCTGTCGGTACTGCTTCGATCAGCGGTGGGCAGGGGTCCTCGCACATCGTGCAGATGGGATATTCACAGATCGGGCAGCGAACCACCTTGGCGAAGACCCCGAACGAATCACTGCAGTGGGCGCAGACGTACTTCGGGCTGATCGGCACGGATTGCAGCTGGAGCCCCATCGGCCTAGCCCTTCTTGGCCCGTGACCACTCGTAGCGCAGCGCTCCCGTGAGCAGCGCGGCTGTGAGACCGAGGGGCCAGTTGTCGAAGAACAGCGCGGATGCAACTCCGATCCCGATGGCGAACACGGTGGCCGCCAGGATCTGGCTCCCCGTGAGGAGATTCGGGGGGTTCGGAGAATCGAGGGGATTGGGGCTGACCGGAGGCGGGGGAACCATCACGGCGCCTGCCGATCTGCGATGGCCTTGAGGTCGCCGGTCACGTTGCTCTCGACGTGACCCTTGGCGTTCTTGGCCTCTTCGCGCGTGACGCCGGGGCCGTCGCCCAGACGCGCCGCGAGCTGGCTCTCCATGATTCGGAGGATCGGCTCGGCCTGGAAGGGCGGCGTCGACATGAGCGCCCGCATCTCGGCCGGGTCGGCGTCGGGGGAGGCTGCCCAGGCCGTGTAGTTGTCCAGGGCCTGACCGATACCAGCGCGCATCTGCTGCGCGATGGTATGCGCGGCGGCCTTGTCGAACCGCTTGACGTTGTCCCCGTGGATCTTCTCGAGTGTCGCCCCGATGGTGGTGGCGAGACCCACGCAGCCCGCGAGTCCCAGGCTGATCTTGCCCCCCAGGGCCTTGAGACCCGTCTTGGCGAGCTTGCCGACCGCGGACGCAGCGGCACCCTCGCCGGCCATTCCTTCGATCAGTCCCTCCCCGACCGCGAGATCAGCCTCGCCGAGGACCGCGCCCTCGGTGATGGCACCCTCGAGTCCGGCAGCCTTCTCGATGGCCTCCGCGCCGTACTTGCCGAGAGCCGCGACTACGGGGCCAACCACCATACTGACGTGCTTGGGCATGAGATCCGGGCCGGCGAGATCCTTGTCGGCGCCACGCTCCGCAGCCTGCGTCTCGAAGACGTCGACCACCTGCAGCATGGCTGCGCGCTCCTTGCCCAGGAAGGCGATGACCTGGGGGGAGAGCCGGGCCCGCTCCGTATCCGCGAGAGACGGTCCCAATGGGGCGTTCAGGCGGCGCTCCCGGAGCTTGCGCTCCCACGCCTGCGGGGAAATCCCCTCCGGGCGCATGCCCTGGGAATGGTGCCCGTGATTCTCGTGGTGTCCCGGAGCACCATGGGCTTTTTCCTTCTTCTGGGTCTCAGACATGTGGCCTCCTTGTGAGTGTGGCGAATTCTTTTACCTCAAAAGAAGGGAAAGACCGTCGACACGGCCTCTCCCTCCTCCCTACGATCAAGGCATTCGGAGCACCAGGAGAATCAGAATGGCGCTCAACAGCAGAATGACCATGCTACCAATGATGATGCCAAGGCGGATGTAGGACTGATTGGCCGGCGGCAGCGTCATGGCCGCAGGGGGCTCCTGCGGCAGCTCTGGGAGCGCGGCTTCGGCCCGATTGACGATCGGCGTGCCCACGAGTTTCATGGGCACAGTGTACTGCGGTGCCGGACGAGCCTGCGTTCGCCGATCGTCGAGGAAATCGGCGGCGATCCTTGGAAGGTCGGCTGGTGCCGCAGGCGGCGGAAGGAGATTCAGCGGGGCGACCTCCCCCACCTTCGTGTGCTCGGATGCCGGCTCGATTCTCGCGGATACGGTACCATCGAGGACCGGCATGGGCTCGGAGAGGACCACCTTGATGAACTCCCGCGAATGGTCCGCAGCCTGGTCCAGGCAGACACCCACCTGAGCGAACCGGGCGATGAAGTTGCGCGTCGTTGTCAGCGCGGATTCAGGCATCGCACGCTCGAGAGCCGTGATGACATTCTCCATGCTCCCGAAGCGATCATCCGGAGAGACAGCGATCATCCGCTCCACCACACGAAGCACTTCTGCGGGGATGGCGGTGTAGCGCTCCCAGAGCTGTGCCGCCAGTCGATCGCGAGCCACCAGGAGGTCCTGGATCCGGGTATCCGGTGGAATTGCCTGCCTGCCAGTGATCAGCTCCAGGAGCACGAGACCGAGGCCGTAGATGTCGGTCCTCGGGTCCAGGGCCCGCGTCATGAACTGCTCTGGCGCGTAGTAGGCAGGCTTGCCGTACACGAGCTTGGGAGTCCCACGCTCGTCTACCGCGGTGTGACGCCTCAGCTTGTTACTGATGGCGACGCCGAAGTCGATGACCTTAGCATCACCGGTGATGGAGACCATGATATTTCCGGGGGAAACATCACGGTGGATCACCCCGTGCTTGTGCGCGTGACCGAGACCCGCCGCCGCCATAGTCACGACGCGCACTGCGGCGACGGGCTGGATGCCTGCGTGCTTCTTGAGCAGCGCTTCCGTTGAGAGGCCCTCGATGTACTCGAGAGCCTGGAAGGGAACCTCCAGTCGCGGCGTCCCGGGGGTTTCGGGCGCCGTGTGTGTTCCAGAGCCCTGGAACCCCACGAGGTTAGGATGCGCCACCATCTTCTGCAGGAGTTCCGTCTCCGCGTTGAAGCGAATCCGGTAGTGCTCCCGCGTGAAATTATCGGCCTTCACCAACCACTCCGGGTGGAGCAGCCGAAGTGCTAGGAGCGGGCCCGGCTCCTTCGTCGGCAGGTGCTCATATCCGAGCAGCACCTTGCTCATTCCTCCCTCCCCGATTACTCGTAGGATCCGATAACGCCCTCCGAGAATTCGGTCGATCTCGACCCCCGGCGTCACCGGGAGCCATTTCTGTTCAACCAACGTTGGACGGTTCATGGTGGCCTCCATGTCTCTATTAAATTAACCGCGTGGCTGTTCCTTTTACCAATAGTTTAGGAAACTAAAAAAAGCCGGACACCAAAACAACAGTGTCCGGCCGTCTGCTGGCCGAGCTACTTCCGTTGCCAGGTCTTGGCCTCGATTGCCGCGATCGCCTTGGTAAGCGACGCCTTGGCCACCGGGTTGTCCTGCGACAACTCCTGCAGCGCACGAATCGCGGACGCAAGGCCGCTGTTGAAGAAGCGCAGCCGCGTCTCCACACGAACCGCCTCCCACAGGCGACCGAGCTGCGAGTCATTCAGCTTGGTCAGCGCGATGATGGCTCGATCGAACTGCTCGTCGGTCACCAGCTTGGTTTTTACCGCGGTCTTCTTCTTCGGAACGGTCTTGGTCACGGTCGCTACGGGCATGGAAGCCTCCTTTGTCTACTACTGATACCACCGATCAGTAGAGTTTAAGGTGTCCCGTAACCTCGTCCACTCTCTCTGCGTAATCAGGTCCGATCGCGCAACAAGTTTCCGTCGGAACGCCGCTAAATTCAGTGAGACCGGCGTCCGTAATCAACGAAGCGACTATTCCCAAAGCGCGTGCTGAACGGTACACATCCAACAGTTCTTCCTTCGAATCAACTTGAACGCAGACCTTAGTAAAAGAGCCCTCAAGCCACTCAAATTCAGCGTCTGAAAGTCCGCCGGCCATTTCTCGGGTATGTGTCTCATTATACCCTTTGGAAAAATAGAGACGGTCCGACAGCCACTTCATTGCCGCATGGGCTCCTTGCGCAATCTCCTTACCGCGCCTCATTTTTAGATCCTTCCGGATCACTATCACTTGCTTCACCAATTCCAAGTACCTCCTGCACAACCCAGTAAGGGAGCGCCTCGGTTGTTATTTTGATAGTGCTGTGCCTTGGGATACAGCTCCACAAAACGCCGTCGTCCATAATCCGCATCAAATTGTTTTCCGTGACTCGGTAATAATCCGAATCTTCACTCTCAGGCTCGGGCGGCATCTCGAAGTCATCTGGCAACTTAACCCAGTTGTGGCCGTCGAAGAATTGCTGAAGATCTTCCGGCAAAACCGACTTACCGTCCTTATCCTTTAACGAAGAATACCACTCATCGACAAAAGACATGTAAAGCATTACGCAAAGGCTTGGCTCACACAAGGCAACGTCGTTATAAAGCTCTCGACGCCGCAAAATGATTTCAGCGAGTTCTTTATCTATTTCCACTATTGCGTAAGAGAAATTGAAATCTTCACCACCTGGATCAGAGGAAAAGGTCTGAATGAGATACCTTGGCATAACTAATCCTCCACAGCGGCCAACAACCCGTAAACCTTCTCCTTTGTCGTCCAACCGTTTACGTGTCCATGGTTGTTTCCGATTTGAACCTGGTTACCTCGAATAGCATAAATTTTGTGAAGGTATCGCCTCCCATTGACCGTGCAAAGGACGGCGTCTCCCTTTTCCAACTCGTGGTCCCCAATAGGCTGGATGACACAGAGCTGGCCACTTTTGATACGCGGCAACATTGAGTTGCCGTGCGGCCGGATACGAACGGTCTCTCCCCGGCGCAATGCTTCGATATGGTCGTTGTTAAAATCTCCCAATTTACTTACCTTTCTGTGTGTTGGTTTCTTGCAAACACCCTGACCCCTACCAGTGTAATAACAGGCTAAGTGAAAGGTCTCACCGCATCCGCTGCAAACGTAGGAAACGATAGGGCCTAACGATTTAAGGAGTACAAAGTAATCGCGGCAACAAAAAGGATACGCAGCTAATTCTCCAGAGTTAGACGGACCGAAGGTATACAAATCCGGATGGTGAGCCATTAATTCACCTTACAATGGCAATAGCAATAACTTTGCGCATGCCGGGTCTCGATGTCTGGGTCATAGCAATTATGACAAAAGAACCGCCCACATTCTTGACACGCGTGTCCCGTCAATCCGTGCACTGCCATATCGGGCCAGATAAGGCCGCGGCACGCAGCACACTTGTAGGTGATGTCCAGAAATCCCCACGTATACGTCTGGCTTCCGTCTGCCATTTGACCTCCAAAAAACAAGGGACGAATCGCGGCGAGGCGGCCGGGTGCCCCTTGTCAGGTGGGTGTTCAGTGCGCTTGGCTGCGAAGGAGTTGACAGACCTCCTTCATGGCTTGATGCGCATGATCGAGCACGATCGACAGCCGGTAGCTCTCATCCGCGCTCAGGGTTGCCGGGAGCATTACGAGACGCACGTCGCGTGATCCGTAGTCGACCACGAGCTGAAGATCGACACCGACCACCGTCTTGGTGAACACTTCTTCCTGCCCCTGGACCCGAACATCCGGGTCCAGGTACTGCCTCACTACCGCCGCCACCCCCATGGCCAGCCTACGACGCCGACTCGGCGATCTCCTGGATGGCCGGCACCTCAGGGAGCGGCGGAACGTCGGGCAGCGGTTCCCCGGCGATCGTGACGCCCGGGACACCCTCGAAGACGTTGACCAGCTCGCTGGTGGACGCGGCGGTGGCGGCCTGCTCGGCGGTGAGCCCCTGGGCCGGCTCGGGATCCGGCGACGCGGCATCCCATTCGGTGTTCAGGCTGTAGAACGTGGCTCCGTGGGACGTGGTGAACTTCATGACGTCCTTGGCCATCTGCAGGGTGGACCCGGCGGGGAGCGTCGACAGGCGGGGCAGGTCAGCTTCGTTCTCGACGATGTGAATTGGCTCTCCCTGGTGGTCGGCGGCGACGAAGACATCGACATTCCCCGCGTAGAAACCGTATCCCAGATTGCGGGAGTCGGTCTCGCCCTTCAGCCAGACGCGAAGACCGACGTCGGGCATGGGGTCGAAGCTCATCGGCTTGACGTTGCCGTGCTCCGCCTCCGGGATGCCCGCGGCGATGAGCGCCGCTTTGACGTTCTCGTAGGTCATTTCCCGCGTCGGGGTGTCCACCTCGAGGGTGTGGCGCGTACGGATCTCGTAGCCCAGAATCGCTTTCACTTGTGGCCTCCGTGGCTGGTTGAACTGCATCTCCTTTTACCGCCTATTCATTGTTTGCGATGGAACGTGACGTCGATGAGGAGGGGTGCTGAGTTGTTTACCACAATGTGGGCCTCCCATCCGTGACCGACCTTCTGGAAATGAATAGCCGCACCAGGGTCTCCGCCGACCAGGAACGCGCCGACAGGGGGATCCTTGATGATGTCCGGCGCATCAATCTCGAAATCGATGTAGCGCTTGCCGGGGACGGCCCACGTCTCTTCTTCATAGTCGGCATAGGCGACGCTGTTGTACTTGTGCGCGTATTCCCAGGTATTGTGTACGTAGATGGTCTTCCCAGCGTACTGCGGGAAAGACGCTTCGACGATCCTCAGGGCGGCGGACTTCGAAGTAGTCGAAGGAGGGGACTGGTACAACGTCGGGCACTCTGAGTTCGGGACCCTCGTACGGGAGCCGTCTTCTGTCTCGGACGTATAGAAACACGTCTCATCAGACGGATATCGCGTACCGAACTGCGCATCGAGGATTCTACCCAGTCGAGCACGCTGTGGGTTGACGCCGAAGTCCACCTTGCGGACATACCGATCTGTGCGCAGGAGAACAGGCCTCCCGTCAACCATGCCCTGCGAGAGTCGGATCACACTTCTCGAACTCACCAACTGGGCATTCGTACGCGGACGGAGCACCACAGCGGCGGCTTCCGCACGAAGACGTACCCAGGCGTCCTGGTGCCGCTCAAGAGCGGACGAGGTGTACCATCTGGCACGGAGGTCATCATCCTTGGAAATGACGTCCCACAGGCGGTCGAACTTCTCATTGATCGCCGGCAAAGATGCCGGCATCGGCTCCTCCGAGTGACAAACACCGCCACTGCAGATGATGAAAACTACGGTGAGAGAAAAGCTGCGCAGGTACATGGGGGCTCCTTTTGAAGGGGTCTATATACTTTTACCTATAGGCCTTGAGTTCCTTGCGAACCCTCTCTTTGAGAACCGCACGCTCCTTCATCAAATGCGTCTTCTTGAAAGACTTGCTAAGGCGCCTACTTGGGTGTCGGCCCTCCAGCAAGGCTTATTTCACAGACTGACCGAGGTCACCTGGGACGTGGCCAGTCTTCATCCGAGTTCTCACTCTTCGACTCCATTCTTTGTCAATCGTTTATCAGCCATGCGTGAAAGCGAGTGAAGCCTGCGCTTTGCTCCGCTCTTTGCGCGAGCCCGTCCTTGATTACCATTAACTGAATGGCCGTTGAAAAACGCCATTACACGCGTTCCATCGGAAAGTTTGGCGCTGACTACACCGGCCTCTGCCGTAGGGTCACTCTTTGCGATAAATCCTCGTCTGTGATTCGTTTTCATTTTGGCTCCTAAAAAGAAACGGTGCCGCGATGACACCGTTTCTCGTTGCACGGCGTTGAACGTCACTGCTTCGAAGTGGGTAACCACTGATACTGAAGCTGCGCCGAAGCCCCGTCAGCGAATGCGCCCTTCGCCGCGAGGAAGTTCGCGATCTCTTCTCCGGCGACGTCCCGCTGGATTTCCTCAAGATCACCAGGGGGGCACGAAAACTCGTGAGCTGCGCAGACGTAGGTGATACCCTTGTAGTGCAGCGCGAGATTGTACTTCTTGATGCCGTAGCGCCAGCGGTTGTAGGCCAACATCAGCTTCTCGAACATGTGTCGTCCCTCTCCTACCAGATCATCATCTTGATCTTCGAAGTCTCGATTCCGTCGGGGTAGAGCCCCATGACGCGGCGCTGTCCTTCGTTCGGAATCCACCCCTGAATGTGCTGCGCGACGGCGAAGTAGAACTCCGCCTCCCATGCGAGAGCGCGGGCCTTTGCCTCGTTCTCGAACCCAGGAGGGATTCGTCCGGCGGCTGCGTCAGCCGCGTGGCTTCCCACGTGGATGATCGCACCGAGCTGCGTCACCGGATCGGACGAGAACATCTCCAGCCAGTTGACGGGGAAGATGATGGTCGAGAAGCACTGGGGCGGCGATGACGTCGGGACCTCCGTCCTGTGCACGCTCAGGAAGTGCAGCGCGTCAAACGCCGAGTCGACCGAGAGGAAGACCTTGCCGCTCTCGACCGCATCGAGAATTCGTCCCGCGTGACGCTGCACATCAACGTTCGGGAACTTGTCACGCAGGAACGTCGTCGAGAGGAGGAACGCGGTCGCCATGCCCTGCACGCGAATCGCATCCTTGAGCGGCGCGACCTCCGGATACTGCGCCACATTGAACAGCCGCTCGACGAGGCCCTTCAGCTCGTCAGTGCTCATCATTAGCCACCTCCTTGGGCGGGAGCCCGATGATTTTTCGGAACCGGTCGTCGAGCCTGTCCTCGAGCCCGCAGCGGTTGCACGACCCCATCGCGATCACGTTCGCCGTGATCTCAGCCGAGGACGAATCCACCGTGCCCACTTCCCAGCAGAAGCGGCTCTCCCCTGCGACGAGCTTGCCCTCGTGGGTGACCGACGGAGCGCAGTGTCCGGAGAGCCCCCCAGTCACTGCGTTCTGCCGGTAGATGCCGATGGCCTCGCGGACATCGCCCGTGCGGCGCGTCAGCTCGCGGAAGTTGAAGGAGGTAGGGATCGTGCGCGGTGGCGCCGGTGAATTCCGCAGGACACGGGAATTCGTGGCCGCACGACCGATCGGGAAAATCATGGTGACCTTCCCGATTGCGACGATCCGAGGGTCCTGCAAGGCGATGTTCATCGAAGCGACGCGTTCTTCGCTGGTGTAGTTGCTCCCCATGACGTCCTTCGGATAGAAGAACGGGTCGTTCGTCACTTGGTAACACGTGTGCTTCCACTCGCGGCGCATCAGCTCCTTGCGGCGCGCGGGGTCGGCCATCCACATCCCGTGGGTGAGCAGCCACGGAACCAGCCCCAGATCGTGCTCGCAGACCATCTCCATCATCTTGATGATGTTGGGATTGTCCGTGGGCTCGCCACCGCTCAGAAGCACGACGCGGTAGTTGACGCGCCGCCGCGCCTCGGTCTCGAGACGTCGAATCAGATCGAGCGTCTTGGCGAAGACCTCGAGAGTCATGTGCTGACCCGTCTTCGGACGGCTGTCCTCCATGCAGTGGGAGCATCCCATTTCACAATCGTTCGTGACCTTGACGAGCATTAGCGGCCTCCTCGGTGGCAAATTCTTTTACCTCCAAAGAGCAAAAAAGAAGGCGCCCGCACGGCACGGGCGCCTTCTTGTGATACGTTGTTCGCGGCCTTCTACCCGTCGGGCAGGAGTCGCTTCCGCGCATCAGCGATGCTGACCCACCGGAGTTCGGTGATCCAGCCGTCCATCGCGTACTCCGTCCACCCCAGCGTCGTCATCATATCGAGCCAGTCAGCTGCTGTCAGGGGCCTTGGGTGTTCCGGCATGGTATCCCCGATCTCGAAGGGGAAGATGCTCTGCCCTTCGGGGCCACGAACAGGCCGTCCGACTCTCTTTGGGCGTTCCTCTGCCATCAGTCGCCTCCGTTGGCGGGCTTGGCGCCGCCGATTCCGATGTTGTTGATGCCGCGATTCTTCGACTCGCGGCACGCGCCGGCATTGAGCACACTGCGCCATCCGCGAGTGGTCTCGCAATCGAGTGCGATGGCACGCGAGTCAACGCCCTCCTGGACGCGCGCGTCGCAGCTGACGTAGCCATCGCCGTCAGAGTCGACGCCGGAACACGACCCGCCGAGGAAGGTGTAGCCCATGCTGACACTGTACTTCTGCATGTTGTCGCGGAGGACGTCCTGGTGCTCGATCTTGAAGACCCCCATGAACGCCGCTGCGATGACGCCGAGCACGAACAGCGCCACCATACCGACCATCAACTCCACCACCGTCAGGCCTTTCGACTTCATGCACGCTCCTTTTTTGGTTGTCAGCTTCTTTTACCCACGATCGGAGAATTTATCCGGTGAAACCGGTTGCTCGGTCTTCACGTATTCTTCGAATGTCTCATTAGTCAGGACATAGTTATACGGAGATTGATTAGAGGGAAACCCCCACGCGCTTGTCGAACGATTCCAAAAATAAGGATTTCTCTGTTCTCGCAAGCGCGCAACGGCCTCTTCTCCAGACACTGCCTTAAGACGTTTGACCACAAGGGCCGCAACCAAAGCGCTTCTATTTCGACCCTCGGCGCAGCAAACGAGGATCTGTTTACCGGCTCGGTGAAGGTTGACGATCTTGTCTACAACGTCGTGGATCAAAAGCAACTTCTCTGCGCGACTGACGGTGCAATAATTGTCGTGAAGTGGGCAAGGTATGACCTGCAGGTGGTGACAACTCCTTTTGTCGAAAATCCCTTGATACTCCGCCGCACACGGAACGTACACGTCAAATCCTGCGTCTTGCATCTGTCGGCCATTGGCGGAACAGGAGGACATCTTAGCGGGGATGAATCGGCCAACCCATAGCCGGTCGATAATCTCGCTAGCGCCGAGGAGAGTTTTGCGGTGCGTCAGTTCCTCTTGCTTGTTCAATAGTTCCTCTCAAGTAACTGGATTGAGCAGCGCCGAATAACGGAGTCCGTGCCCTATAAGTACGCTGCCATTTCGAATAGAAATATCAAAGGTATAGACGTCAGGCATTTTTTATCGCGCTTTTCAGGCCTAGGAACGTAAGCCAACTTGAAAAAGATGCCGGATCCATGGGTCAAATCGCGGGCGCATTTCAGTGGACACGGTCCCGTTACGGGACATCACGCCGAAAGTGTACCCGTCCACTAGTCCGCTCCGTGCTGATCAACGGGAATAAAGAGCTTCTTCTTCATCTCCTCACGCACACGCTCGTATGACACTGGCTTGTAATCCCAGCAATCCACGCCTACGTCGAGCTGAAGGGCATGAGGGTCATCTTTGAGCGTGCCGTGGCTGTGGCCGTAAAGCTGCCACGCTCCGTAGTGCGACTTGTTCCACACACGCATGGCGTAATGAAGTAGGACAATAGGCTGCGTGCCCTTGCAGCGCCCTTTGGTCACGGTTTCGTCAGGCACACGGATCTCGTGAAACGCACGGGCGGTCTCGAAGCCGTAAAGCGCTGGCCGCACGCCAAGGAGTCGCTTGGCGTCGTGGTTTCCGTAGATCAAGTGGTGCTTACCATTGAGCCTGCGTACAATCTCTCGCAGGTGGGCGACGTCGCAGAACGCGATATCACCTAGATGGTAAACCTCGTCATTTGACTTGACCACTTCGTTGTGCCCCGCAATCAGCGCTTCGTGCATCTCAGGGAGACCTGAGAAGGGGCGCTTTGCGAACTTGATGATGTTCTCGTGGTAATAATGCTCGTCACTCGTGAAAAATATGCTCATGGATTCCTCTCCAAATACACCAGCGCATGAAATCATTGGAGGCTGCTAGCGCCCGCAGCCACGCTCTGCTTTGCGCTTCATTGTCGGCCTCTCCCTTAAAATGCTTCATTAGTGTGTTATTTGCGCGAGTTGTCCGGACGGGTTTTGAGTTTATGTCTCGAGTAAATTCAAAGATACACAGGGACTGTATGTTCGCGCCCTCCGGCACGACAACCCCAAACGTGTATCTATCGAGGTATTCGTCCACGCTCGTGATATTCACGGATACCCCTTTCTTTTGCCCAAACACTGAAGTGCCCTACTTCCTCAAGGAGTATGGATTTAAGGGGCCACGAAGGTATCCCGTCTACAACAACATTGTCACTCCACCAGTGGCCGACCATTGTGAATCGGCCAAAGAACAATTCTGGACCGGGTACCCACTGGCCCCTCAACGTGAGGGTACCGAATGAATAGTGCTCACAATAAGCGTCGCCCGTTACACCTTTGATGCGAGCAATAATGCGTCTAAGTGTGCCCACATGGCCTCGTTTTCTCCTGCAGTGTACAGGGCTCGGCGAAAATCCTCGTACTCTTTCGCATACATCGAGACGAGATTTCCACCTATTTCGACATTAGCGATACGATCCGCGAGCTTGAGCATTGTAGCCCCGGGGCAAGCGCGGATCTTCGGGTATGTAAGTGCGGCTCGCACCTTTCGATTGGGCCCGGGCTCGTTCGTTACGGCGGAAACGAGGACGGCCACGCGCGGGCCGAACATTTCCTCGACTTCTTTGATTGACGTTTCCGTGTCCTCTACGATATCGTGAAGCCAGCCAGCCGTTAGCACGTCCTCGTCATCCTGCGCCACGTAGTTACCCGGATCGTGGAAAGGGTTTCCGACTCCGAAACGCCTTAATACCGCCTCCACATTTGCAAGGTGATGAGTGTACGGCAACCCTAGCGCGTATTCCTGTCCTCGATGTTTCGTAGCTGCGAAGAATTTTACATGTCGAAGTGGATCCATTACAGCTCCTTTGTCAGCGGGCCGCCGCAAAATCGGATTTTGTAGATGCGATCGCATAGTCAGTCAATTCCTTGCAACGCGGGACATGAAAGTGGTCGCCTTGGCAATCAATGGCGTGGCACCAATAACAACGTAAGTCCCACCTATCCAGGGTAACTACCATCCCACAAAGCGTGCAGAGAGCTAAAGCATGATCTAGCCGGTAAGCGTGTCCGAATGTGTATCCCTCTAAATAATGACCTTGCATCAGCCCGACCGTTTAGAAGTACGCTGAGGCCAGGTACCCAGGTCACAACAAGACCCGCTGCCGTGTCCATCACACGAGTCAGACAGGCACCAGTGACACGCGGGGATTCCGTCGATTACCAAAAGACGGATACCACACCTTTCGCAAGTAGGCGGATTGGCGTCGTAACTTGACGCCCAACCAAACGTGTATGCGATCGTGGTGCACGGGTGCATTAGGGGCCTCCTTTAATGCTGTATGCCTTCCGAAGATTGATCGCGCACGCGGATTCAAGCGTGTGACCGGCGCATGTTAAACCCATACACCACCGACAAGTGGGCGGTACCATCGTGCCAAACAGTGGAATATTGCAGTTTGCGCACAGGGGTAGCTCTTTATCAAACTTGTAAGCCCAGCCGAACGTGTAACCTACACTAGCTAAACGATGTAGCACCATGCGTCACCCTCCTTGCCTGTGCCGCAATATGACCTCATCGGATACTTTGTACGCGAGAACCGCCAGCTGGTCGTAATAGCGCAGCGTGATGTCTACGATCGCCTCGATCTGCGCTCTTGTTGCGACGATCCGAACGGGGATCATGCGCTCTTGGAAAAGAGCGCCATCGGGAGACACCCATTGACCCTTGGCCACCGGCATGATGGTAATTCCACCGCTTATTGCACGGACCTTTTGATCCCACACGCGGTGATAGCGCGTTCGAAACGGCTTTCCATCATTACGGACCGTCGGAACCAGAATTTCCCACAACATGGTTGAAATAGCCTCCTCGGAAAGAACAGGGATTGGTCCGGTCATGGCACTCTAAGCCACCGCACCAAAGACAGCGCGGGTAAATGGGGTCTCTCGCGTCAGAGGAAAAATAGAGGCCAACCTCCGCGAAGCAAACTGCGCACATGACACGACGGTGGACCAGTGTGTACCCGAATCCGAAGGTATAATAATCAACGGAATGCCGGTGAGCCATGGTCTAATCTATTTCAAGGACAGTCGGTGCCTTGGCCGGTTCGTGCTTGTCGCCGTCGATCAACGGCATCGGGATCTCCAAAGCGTCGATGAGCGATTGCAACGTCTTCGCGGCGGTCTTTCGAGCGTCAACACTCTGGAGAAAAGCGTTGAACCGTCGCCAGCAGTCGCCAATATCAATCACTGTGCCGATATTGAACTCATATCGGTCACGATGACGAACGGCGCTTGCCGCGCTTTCGTACATGGTCTGGTGATGTGCCCATCCTGCGATGTGTGCGACCTCGGCTTTCGTGGCACTCAAGATATATCCATCCTCAAGCCGTCCGATGATCTTCATTTGCTGAGCCTCTTGAATTCCTTGAGTTCATCCTTCGCAGCTTCCAGTTCACAAAGACGGCGCTGCTCTCGCAGGGCAGCTGCGTGATTTATCGCCTCCCGTTCGAGCCGGAATTTCCGGTCTCCTGACTCATGCGCAATCTTGGCGGTCATGTAAACCAGCGACAACGGCGCGAACAGGCACATGACAAAAACATCTTCGCCGTCATACGCGGTTTTTGACAGGCCAGCGAGATATGCCGCCGTGGCGGCACAAGCGGTCCAAGCCGCAAAAACAAACAACGCGATCGTCATTCAAACTCCTCCTGTGTCAACTGTTGAAATGGCGGCGACGTTATGATGGCGTCAGGCTCGTACAAACAATTCTCTCGATGTATCTGCGAAGTGCACAATCGGCTCATGCATTTCTTACAACGTAAATAAAGGGAACCGTCGTAGATGGACTTGCCGTGCAGAAACAGCGCCACATGACACAACAGGCAAAACAATGGCGTGCGCAGAACAGAGTCTGGCACGCCAAAGGTGTATGCCTCCAGTCGGTGGTATCGCTTTACTTGACCACCCCCCATACGATTTCCTCCTTGCCGTTGTGGCCCAATGCCTTTGCGGCAGCTTCAGAGATGTCGAGATCCGTCTGACGAAGTTCAGGGTTGTGCTTCGTGCGTCCCGGTCCTCGATCACCAACCAAGGCCATGACTGACTTATTGGTCCGAGGCAGATGAAGAAGGACGTTGGTTCCGCAGGGGAGAACGTACGTCGCCACCACGAGATCATCGGGCTGGAGTCGGCGATTTCTGATACCCCAAACCGGCCAGGCGCATGCCAGGCGGTCATCAGGGTTGTCCAGGTGATCCGTCGCGGTTCCGCCGAACACCGTGGCCACGCCGACACGCATGTCCTTGATGCTCCAGTGGACCACACGATCACGTGGGTTTGGTGGGCCTTCTGAAGGAGCCGGTGCAGCGCCTTCGGAGGGGGCGGGCGGCGGCGTCATCAGCTCTGCGCACTCCTGCTTTCGCGCGGCTTTCGCTTGCTCGAGAACGGCATTTGCGTGGGCCAAAGAGGCGCTGGCTTCCGTCAGCATAGCGCGGGCGCTGGCACTTCGATCATTGGCATAGGCCGCCGAAATGATGTTCGCGCCGGCAATGGCGAAGGCGACACAATTCAGGACCAGCATAATTCGAATGCGCTTGTTCTGATTATCCGGGGTCATTTACACATCCTTTCTTTGCAGAGCCTGTGATTGTTACAACAGGCAGAGGAACCACAAAACATACACCAGTACCTACCTCGTGTGAAATACACTGGTAGATCACAACGCCGGCATTTTCTTTGTACAGTGTTAGCAAAATACACGAACCCGAAGGTGTACCCATCGGGCCCGTGCTCCTCGTCCTTCTTGCGACTCACGGCAGCGTCGACTCATCGATGGTGGCTACGGTCACGCCATTCTCCCCGATGATGTAGGCGCGAACATTCGATGTTGTGGGGTCTCCCTCGGAGTGGTGCTCGAACAGGTCTTCACTTTCGATGAAAGCCTGGACGAGCCTCTGAGGCATTGCGAACGATGCGTAGGCCCTATCATTGGGGAACATGACCGTGAAGCCGAGCGGCGCGATGAATCGCTCGAAGCGCGCTGCCGTTTGATCCTCCGGAAAGAGGATCACGGCGCACAGCGGCGTAGCCATTCGACCATCGGCGAGGCGCGCCGCTCGCGCAACGACGCAGATCTTCAGAAGGTGCGCCATGCGGTCCTGTTCGCTGGCCAGGGCGGCCATCCGCTTTGCCATGTCCGGGCAATCAGTTGACATGGATCGCCTCCTCCGGGATGCGGCAGGCGTACTTGGCGATGCCCCCCTTGGCCATCACGAACACGTCCACTTCCGCGGCGTCTTCCGGCCCATTGGGGCAGATCAGCACGCCGCCATTGAGGAGCAGGGGGCGGAAACGGCCGATCCAGCGTTGCAGGAAGGCGAGCGGAATTGCGCTGTTCGCGGCGGGACGGCGGTCGGGGACCGTGGCTCGGACGGCCTCCCAGTCGTACCGGGGCATCAGGAGGTCCACGAGCGGCCGCCACGGCGTGTCATCGGGGTCGATACACACCGCGCAGTGAGGGACGTTTGATTCCGCGGCCAGCGCCCGGGCACGCCGTATGTAGTGCGCGAGGCGATCCTGGTTCTGCTGGAAATACATGTGGCGGTACGCGAACCCCGAGTCCCTCTTCGCGTGTCGCTCGGCCAGCTGCGGAGAGAACGCCGTGTATTCCTCGGCCGTAGCGAGTCGGACGAAGTGGGCCGTGCGCGCATCGCAATTCGGACACACCCTGGGCGCCTCACTGACCTCGTCAGCGGACCCCACCGCCGGAATGAGGGCATTCGGTGTGCACTTGCAGTGGTGCAAGTGAAGCTCTTCCTTGGGCACATTAACCTCCTAGGTTGTCAGTGCCTTTTACCCACATATGCCGTGGAACTGGGCACGTGCCTTTATTAGTGCAGACGTAAGCACCGTGGAGGACGTGCCAGTTACAGTGCGGGCTCATGCACCAAAAACAAGAATACCAAGATGAGAGCGACGCGCCGCAATAGGCACAGTCATATCCAAATCGACCGAAAGTGTAAGAATCTGGGGCGTGTTTCTTTCTTGCCACGGGAGTCTCCTACGGCCCAGGCCGACAAGTAACTCGACAGGGGCTTCCAATGCGTGGGCGAGAATAAGCCGCCGTACAAGCCTCCAAGGCTTCTCGTAAGAAAAGCCTCCGCAATTCTCGGAAACAGCGTTCTGGGCCTCCGCAGGATTTTCCACGGGTTCTATGGTCTCGGTGGATCCACGAATAGCTGGGCGAATCCGCTGCAAACGCCAGGCGCGATGAGGCTCCGAACGTGTAATATTCTTTTGTTTTTGTTATAGGTATCTCCCAGACTTCGTAATCCCAGCCGCGGGTAATGTCATTCCAATATGATTTAGTCGACGAGTACCTGGGGTAATCCGCAGGGGCAAGCCAAATACGTTTCGGGTTGTCAACGTGACGGAACGTCCGGCTCATGTACGAGTCTTCTTTCTGAGGCGCGCCATAGCCCCTTCTCCATTTTGCGTCGTGTGCACAACAGATCCATGGAAAAGGGGCCGCGGAGGCTCGAAGTTAGTTTCGCCGTCAGTGGGGGCAAGAGGAGGCCATGGGTTGAGAGCTTTAGGAGGAGTCTTTGACATTTCGAACCTCATCCTTAGCGCCGGGACAAGGCCCGTTGAGGAAAGTTCCGTGCACCCCACACGTCCCGCTGTAACAATACAGGCAAGACCACCAAGACCGCACGACGTTACTGTCACGTGCTACCTTTATGCGACAGTAACTGCAAACGTAATAGAATGGAGGAGCAGCGAACGTGCTCAGATGTCCAAACGTATATACATCAATATCGTGGGTCATCTGGTGTTGTAAAGGTAGAGCACTACGGCCCAACCACTCGGCAACTGGCAGGGCGCGTATTCAAGCTGTTCTGCGTACTGGCAGATGAGCTTGAGAAAGTAGTGGGCGTGAAAAAATGCCTCGAGGATCGGCTGCGTCTCTGCGGCCCAGTTCTTATTGGTAGTTTCCCAACTGAACTTCTGCTTAGCGCCGTTTTCGACAATATCGAGGAACGCCTTACTAAGCCCCCGCTTTCCGGCGAACTCCCGCAAGAGCTTGACGATTTCTGCCGTGTCGTTCTGCATGTAGAAAACCTTGAAACTATGATGATAGAAACGGTAGAACATGTCCTCCATCCGCCAGTGACTCTCTACCTTAGCGAGCAGCGCCTTGAGCTGGGGCAATCGCGCTTTGAAAGACGCGAGCAAATCTTTGTTACGTTCATCAACCCAGGGCTCGAACTCAGGGAGACACAGCTGTTCCATCGGAAACCTCGAAGGGAATCGGGGAAGAACTACGTAATGCACAAAAGGCAAGTCGGAAATCTGAGGTAGTCATTCCGACACCTCACACAACATGCAAGTCACTAAGGACGCCGAGACTTTGTGAAGCTCGGCGGCGTCGTACATGGGCTTACCGCGTTTTCGCGAAGTAGGGAGGTATCGGTAAACATGGCCACACTTTGCGTTCGCTCGGATGAAGCCATGAGATGCGTACGGGTCAATACTGACAAGGCGATGTACTAAGGGGCTGTTCGGTAACTTTATGGGGCGGTCGTAGTCCGGAAACCTCCGACAGAATTCATGCGCGGAAAGCTTTGCACCCATGGCGCCTCCTTATTCGGCGGGAACCCCCGCCACGCAGTACAAACACGTAACGGCTTCGGCATGCGCTGCCGCTGCAATGTCTTTGTTGAACTTCGGGGTTGCGCGGTCTATGGGAGTTGTGCTTTGGAAAGGGAGGTACTTTGAACACACCGTTTCTACCCAAACGATCTGCCCATACCCACCGATGAGCAGTTTGTTTACGCAGTGATTGAGTTTGTGGTGTTGGAAGCGGATTGGCTGTCCCTTTTGGGGCAACGTCTCCATAAAGGCTTTCGCGTAGACTCTACGGTTCACTTTCCTTCCATCTCCCAAAAACGAGGATCCTCCACAGGCTCTACGAGGTCGAACTGGCAGTCCATACATGTCACAACATCCGCGTGTGCCTTTGCAGCCGCGTCACTATCGAACACGAAGTTTCCTTCCTTGTCGTGGAGTGACCCAAATGCCAGGGACTGGCCACATTCCATCTTGACGATGATGATGCTGCCTTTGGAAGACAACTGCCGTTTCTTTACTTGGCACGTCAGCGGGGATCCGTGGCGCTTGATCGGGGCTCCCGGCAACGGGAGTAATTCCATAAAACGCCATCCGGCAACTCTCTGTCCCATGGTTTACTCCGTTGTCAGGCATTTGAAGCAAGTGACGGCGGGGGCTCCCCCGACACTTACGGCGGTGGAAAGGTCGAACTCTACGCAAAGGAGTTCTGGTTCGATGCTATACAGAGCATCGTACTCTCTGCAACGGGTGAAGAGGTGCACCACGTAACTGTACGCACCGATGTCCGTTCCGTTCGCCTCGCAAACAATGTTGCTTCCCAGGCGGTGCATCGGTTCCCCTATCCTGGGGAGGGCGTCGCAGAACTCCTTTGCGCTCACCAAGCGGCCCATGTTGTTCTCCTATCGATAAGGCGCGCCCTTGAAGGGCTCTCGCACCTCGGCAGCGATTCGATCCCAGGCATCAAAAGCAGCTAGGATCCACGTATTCACGATCACGGTTCCGTAGAATCCGTCTACCTGTGCCAAAAAGTTTTCTACAATGGCGAGCGCCCTTGGGCACTGGGTGTCTTTGGGAACGAAAAAACGGCGCCACCACGGAAGCTTGGCCCGTTCGTCCTGCCGCACGGCGGCGAGGATGGGTGCGAGGAATGCGATGCTGTCCATCGTCGCCTTGCACCTCTCCTTGAACTCCCGGGCGGGCATCTCGGCGGAATCACTCATTGATGCGGTCCAGGTCGAATTGGATCGCCTTGAGCGTAGCCGGAGCAGGGGCACCACCTTCAACAGCGATGCGGATATTCGAAGCGAGGCCGTTGATCTGATTGAACCTGTGGAAGAGGGTGCCCTCGACCTCGATCATCTGATCCTCGCCCGCGATCGCCACCTCCGAGAGGTGGAAGACGACCTTGTTGATCATCCAGAACCGGCTGGACGAACGAGGCAAGAAGGGTCGACGCCACCACGGCGCCTTGTTGTAGATGCCCTGTGTGGCCAGCCGAATGGCGTGGTCCAGGTACAGCGCGCTTTCGAGCGCCTCGTAACACTCTGCGCGGAACTTCTTCACGGACATTGTGACGAACATCATTTGGCCTCCTTGTGGACCGTGTGCGCAGGTTGCGTCTGGCGGATCTGGTCCGCAAGACTTTTGCAGTCGTCGTACCGTGCGAAGATTCTCGCGTCGACGCCGATCACGCGCTCCATGGGGAGCACGCTTGCCAACTTCACGTATCCGACGATCTCGTCAATCAACGGATACGGGGGCACCGGTCGAGCGGCCAATCGACGCCACCAGGACTGATGGCTGCGCACGACATCACTTGCGCGGCGTATCATCGCATCGACGTAGCACGCACATACCAACACGCTGAGGCTTTCCTCCATGAAGGTCTTGACCGTGACCTGCAGCTCTCCTTTGTCCATCATTCCCCCTCTGCGCACCCCATCATGCAATTCACATTGCCGTCGTGCGCGTTTACTTCTTCTACCAAGATACGCGCATACGCCACAGTACCCAGGCCAACGAGCCACGGCTCTGCAATGAGTACGCTGTCCCTACACTTAGTGCGTATGTAAACGCACTTAGCATTGCTGGAACGACTGATTGCGTGTACGACGCAAACGAGTGACGTACCCGGGCGTTTGAACGGCTGGCCGTGGCGGATACGCTGAAGCACTTCGTAGTACAACAGATGTTCCACCGGAACCTCCCGCGTTGTTATTCAGCCATACACAACATACACGTTGGCGCATCGACAAAAACCTTATCTGAAAGCGCGTAACGCCTCTTTCGTCGGCTGTACGCGCCCCCATCGAAAAGCTCGATGTCCCCGCATTTGTAGTACATGACTACTTGGTTCGCTAGAGTTGACCAACAAGACCGCAAAATACAAACCCGTTGACGGTCTGGTCTCTTTACAAATCTAGGGGATTGGTGAAGCGCCTCTATGAAGTCACGTGGGCTCATGTGGTACATGGTGGCTATCCTTTTACTACTCCGACATGCACGCCATACAGTTCGGAAAATCGGCGAAGAGCCTTTTCCAGAGAGCAAAGCGAGGATGATAACAGCCACGATTTACACCTTTGACGGACATATCATCACCGCATCGAAAACGGAATACCATGTGTCCGTCTGATTCAAGTGGCGGCAGGCCAAATGCTCGTCGATGAAAACTAGTTCGGTAAAACGCACTATAGAGGATGCAAACACGTCCGGTGCCGTCACGTTTCACGTAACGGGGAGCGGAGCGCAGCAGCTCCTGGTACGGCCAGGGATCCATGTATTCCATTTGAGCCCCTTACAAATCGACGACGTAACAGCCGTCAACGAAGTTCATGTTTTCGTCGTGGCACGCAGCGTTCACGTACAACGTCAGGGTTCCAGGTGTCTGGGTCTTCCCGCGGCTATCATGAATGTGTCCAAAGACGTGGAGCCTTGGCTTTACACGTTCCACGTACTTCTTCACAGCTAAGCTTCCGCCGTGAACCCCGTCACCAATCACCCAATCGAGAGTTCCTCTTGGGGGCCTATGCGTCACAACAATATCTGGATTACTAGGCGCCTCTGAAAACGCGCGTTCAGCCCACACTTCGCTAATCTTGAATGCAGCCCATCTCTCGTCGATGCGGTATACGCGCTTATCTGGAACAGTGTAGAAAGGGCCACCGTAGATCAGGAGGCCTTCCAAAGTCACTGACGCGTAAGCCAAGTAATGAATGCCGAGCGAAGTGACGATCTCCGGATCAATTGACAAGAGATCGTCGTGGTTTCCTGCAACCATTACTTTATGTTTGTGGGGTAGCCCGGAAAACCACCCAGCGAAGGGCTTTAACTCTCGGTAAGTGCCGCCCCACGTAGCGTCACCCGCGTGAATGACAATATCCCCCTCCGGGACTGTGAGTCTGTCGTGACGATTATGTGTGTCACTCATTAAAACCATGCGAGTCACTTATTCCCCCATGACAACGGTAATGCCGCCGCTTGTGCTATACCGGTAACCCGATGTGGGGCCTGCAATGATACCGAAGGTATAGACCACACCGTGGTCCTGGAAACAAGACATCGCCGTCTTGTAACTTACAAGGTCTATACACTCATAAGACCCGACCTGCCCAGTGAAACTCCGTTTAGGCATTAAATGCCACTGGCGGCAATACGTACACCAAATAAGGGTGCTGTTATCCAGCGTCAGCTTCGACACATTACACTCCGTCCAAAAGAACATGCGGTGGATAAAGGATTCCACCGTAATTGGTTACGCCAAAAGTGTATGCAAGGCCGCGAGCACTAAAGAACAAGACTAAGCGCTTGTGTTGCTCTCGTGCCATGCACGGAACATTTCTCAAGTCATGGCCATCTTCTGACACGTCAGGGTGATATGCCGCGCAACGTGTACACCAAGTGACGCGGGAACGGAGGACAATCTCTTCAAAACAAGACTTGAATGTCATCGCATTGCCTCTTTTACGGTTCTGGATAGAGATTACCGCTGGCGGCGTATCTGAGACCCTCAACCACGAAAGTAACGACACCAAAAGTGTACGCAGCGCCGACAGTGTTAAAGAAAGCCATGGCCGTTGGGTAACTCTCCAAGGCGCTACAACCGCCGTTTTGCCACGCACGAAGACCATCTGGCAAGACAACTGGATGCCAATGCGTACAATACAAACACCACCAAAGGAGCCAATCACCGCCTTCAGGGAAGCGGGGGGACTCGGTCAGCTTGTCCACGACAAGACCTCCAGCGGGATTGAACTACCCGTATCGTCGAGAATGCCGAACGTGTACACAACACCGCTTCGATACAAAAACGCGCTAAACGTGGAGTAGCCTCCCGTTGTCGGGCAAGGCGCTAAACAAAGGTCTTTACCGGTAATAGCGTCATGCGTGGGGTGGAAATGGTCACAAGAGATACACAGGAACATCGGAACTTTGCTGTCGCGCAGCCATTCGGGCATCGACGCAATGGGGCTCTCCATTAAATACCTTCCCCCGGGTTTATGACGCGATTACCATTTCCAGCGATCACGCCAAACGTATAACCAATCCCCCGCGCTACCCAGAACTCCTTAGGGTATCGATACGTGATATCTACAAAGCAAGAGCCCGGGCGGTCCACGCGGTGCCAACGACTGCAGCGCCTGCAGCGCCTGCAGAATTGCAAAAGAGAATCAGCCGAAGGTACATCTCGGAAATCCCGATATCGCTCCATCAACCGAGCACCCTAACATCACCATTGACCACGTTGAGCAAGGGATAGCGGCGAGCCAACCCACGAAGCATACGAACGCCGTTTCGCGTTACAGCCTTAGCCCAGAACTTACTAGGGCGGTACTTGCCTACCAGGAGACCAAGCAGCTGCGTCACGACGCCTCTGCCCCGCAGTGAGGGATGCACCCAAGCGACGTACAGCTGTACCAGCCGTGTGCCGTATCGATGCCGCCCGATTGCGTCGAAATTGATGACGGCCATGATGCGGCCCTTTCCATCGTGTGCGAGGAACGCAGCACTTGCAGTGTCGCTAAAATCCCAGCGGAGGCTGCGAGTGTCACGGGCAAACAAGGTGTTCATGGGCAACAATCCAGCGGGAAATTCCTCGTAATACAGGCGCATCGATGTCCTCGATTCTGGGGCTAAAAAGAAAGCCTCCGGTTATCGGTTTTTTGGGGCTTAAATGCACGGTTAGCATGGCCTTATACCGAGGAAGAATAAAGGATTGGCTTTACTAACATGCTTACACTTTAGTGCCATGAATGCACCAACGTTAGTACGTCGAACCATTAAGAGTCTAACTTGTACAAGTGCCTTTGCGACAAGGGGTTAGAGAAGTCCCTTGAAGAGTGTTTTCACGTTTCATGGGACTTACATGTAAGACAATGTAAGCGTATTACCGTCAAAAAAAAGCGTATCCAGACGCCCTGTCAACCATCATCATCTCATCATCATTCTTATTAAATAATGTAGTGTAGTAGAGTAGTTAGCGCGGATCCGGGCCTATAGCCACAGGCTACCTCCTGCTAGTTAGAGGGTGGGGCTGGGCGGGTGCGCAGGCTGCTTGGCCACCTGCCAAGAACAGACTCCCTTGAAGTGGTAAGCTCTAAAGTTGCATTAGATACGTGTGCGCGAAGTAAAAAAGTCATGTAGGTGTATGTGGGGCAATGTCATGAGGTGAGGGGGAAACGCGCACTTTCACGCACAAAAGACCAAAAATACCCTCTTTTATATAGGTCTTTCATGTCAGTAAATACGTTAGATCTTCCAGGGAGTTAAACATTTAGTAGTGTTTTCAAAGAGTTGTGCCGCAAAACTCCCTGGATCGTTTAAATTCCGTTTTGCAACACCTCCGCAACCCTTAGATTTCATTGAGATAAATAAACATGTGACTCTTCAAGGTTCGACGTCATAAGGGGGGAGTAAACATGGCACATGCTTTTTTTAGGCTTGACGGGCTCTATCTCCCTTGATATACCTTAGCTCGTTCAAAGGAGCCCCTGTGAAAACCTATCATGCATGGCCGATCGTGTTCGACCCCGCCGACCAGTTCATTCCCGACTCGCCGGCCAAGGAGGCGACTGTACGCGCCATTCTTCTTGGTTCGGGGCGTAAGAGCCTCCAGCTCCACGCCGCCCGTCACCCCCACACCTGGGCTATAACGTTGCCCCTGGGCCTTCTGGGAGGCCGTCTGGCGCTTAAGGAGGAGGAGGCAGGCCCGCGTGCTCAAGAACTGGCTGAGACCGATCGCCGAGCAGAGCAAACGCTTTTCCACCGTATCACTGAGCGCCTTCACGCGGCGCCGGTAACTCGCCAAGTTCGTCAACACGGTGACAAGCGCTTTTACAGTATTGCCCTGCTCAGGGCGATCTTGGCAGTAACCGACAATGACCAAGCCCTGTGGGAGTCCCTGGTACGTTTTGTGGCCAGCGCTAATGCCGATGAATCACTTATCAAGTCACGAGAAGACCGTCACAAGAAGATCAAGCCCCTCAAAGACCCTTCAAAGCGGGGCCGCAATTGGACACGTGACGAAGACAACATTCTTCATCAATGGTTCCGCAAGCAAGATGACGGCACTAGGTTTCAATTGAAGAACGATGATGAGTGGGCCTTGTTCTTGAAGCACCACCTCAATGGGCGATTTACGCGCGAGCAGGTGTTTACCCGTTTGACGTATTTGAATAGCCTGCTCAAAAAGAGTTTGGTAGGGCCCCTCGGAAAACTCTCACCTGATGATCGTGTTAAATACAACGCGCTGCGATTGGGGCAGCTCAACTCCTACAATCGAATCTAAAAAAACGCGCCGGCAGCTCTCTCCCCCTGCCTGCGCGTTCCCCTGGTCTCGCGCTAGTCTTCGCTGGTCTCTGGCGGCCCCATCTTCAGGAATATGTGAAGTCGAAGATTGCGCACGTGCTCTTGTGCCCGCGCGTTGAGGACTTTGTTTTCGTCCGCAGGTAACACCGGTACGCCCTTGACCTCCTTGCCATCGATCGCGAGAATTGTGATTTTCCTGCAGGTCGTGCAAATGCCGGGAACGCTTGTCAGGCGTCTCGTATTGATCATTTCCACTACCGCTGCGTAGGACGGCATGTCGCTAGGCTGAATGAGGTAGCCAACCTCTCCGCAGTGTGGGCACGTGACGGAACGCAGTCCGCGAACCTTTTCCTCCCAGCCCCCCGGCGGGAGCGGCGCCACTCCAAACGCCCGTGACACCGGCTCTGGCGGGTCTTTCTTACTGCGTTTATCCGCCACTAGTTACCTCCTTTCTTCTTGCGGGCAATCTCTGCCCGCCGCGCCATTCGTATTGCTCTCCGCCGCTGTGCGAGTCTTTCGCGCTCGTTTTTCGCCTCCTTTCTAGACGCTTCGCCGTGGCGCTGAAGTACTTCCCGCATCCCGAGCTTCTCTTTTTCCAGGGTTCGTCGGTCTGCGTAATTCGCATACGCCCTGATACCCCACACCAGGAGCCCGACGATACCGATCACCGCAAGGACCGCCAATACGCGGTTTGCCGCCATCAACCGAAATGCGCTGTCCATCAGTCCCTCGATCAAATTACACTCCTTTCTATCCCCTTTTACCTAAAGAAAAGGACTACCCGCCACATGGGAGGGCAAGGCTGCAGCACGCAGCCCCGCCCTCCCAAGACGCACGCGCCCGCTAGTAGCGCAGGGCCAGGTTGTGCCCGACCTCCACCCGATACTGCTCCGGGTAGCAAGTGATGGTCAGGACCGACTCCTCCGTTGCCCGCTTGATCGCTTCCGTGGCTTCCGCTTCGGCCCCGAGGTACATTTTCACGAAGCGCCCACGATCGAGGTTGGGGAAGCGGTCCTTCGCGTTCCTGTACCCCACCCGCATCCACGGCAGCATGTGGACCAACGACTTGTCGATGGCCTCATAGACCCTCTCGAACCGATAGTCCTGGCGAATCTTGGCGCGAGCCCCTGCGATGAGCGCCACCATGTTCATCTCGGTCCCGACGACCTCCAGCGGCAACTGCGAGACCTTGAACCCCGTTGCCTCCTTGGTCTCGCGTTTCGCCTTGACCAGCGAGTGCCAGTAGAGCATGCCCACCGCGTTGGACATGGCGGGCACCAGATCCACGCCCTTGCGCGCGAAGTAGCCGCCCTCGTAGCGCAGCCACATCATGGCGCCCAGTGCCTTGAACTCCTCGTGGGGGACCGCCTCGGTGCCCGGCTCGTGCTCGAGGATGTCGTGGATCACCATGGACGGGTGAACGGGGTCGAAGTTGGGGATCTGATCGGGCTTCCAGCCCGACTGATCCAGGAATTCATTGTGCCCCTTCTTGAACGTGAACGTGTCGCCGCTGTGGTTCGCCATTGGTCCGTTTGTCGCCTTCTCCTGGAGTACCGTCCAGGCCAAAAAGAAATGCGCCGAACATCCATCACAGGCATTCGACGCATCCTTGTGGGTCGTCTCCCTCTTCTACCGAATGCTCTTTCTTTTTTTGAACTGGCCGGGCGCTCTAGACCTTGAATTCGATGCTGTCGATCTGCGCCACCGAGGCATAGAGGAAGTGTCCCTCCCGGATCATCTCACGCAGCCGCTTGGGGTCATCAGCGAGTTTTCGCAGGTGATCTGCCACCCCTTGCATGTCTCGTTCGTTGTCTATGTTGACGTGCATGATGTGCGCCTGCGGCACGAGCATCATGAGGAGCCTTCGCGACTCCTGGCCGATATCGGCCAGCAGCCTGAATGTGATGGACGCCACCCCTATTCTACCCGCCACGTATCGGCGATGGTGTTGGCCATAGCCGAGTATCGCTTGAGATGCGGCGAGAACTGCCGCAGCACCTCGACCATGTCCAGGGATAGGTTCATTACAGGGACTTTCGAGAGCCCCACCTGCGCCTGCTTGAGGATCTCAACGGCGCCGTCGAGCGTACCGTACACACGCACACCGCAGAGTGCGTTGCGCCCGAGGAGCACGCTCTCCCCGAGGATGGTTTCGCTGAGCTTGATGTACCCGGTCAGGACCCCATCCATGTCGAGCAGCCAGCAGGCCTGCTCGGTCATGCGCATGAGCGCGTACTGCCACGCGCCGTTCTCGTCACCTTCCTTGTCGGGGGTGAAGACGGCCACCTCGTCCTCGTACGCGTTCACGAGGGTGATGGAGGTAAGCCCGCCCGTATCTTCGTGCACTGCCGCGCAGTGCGCGCGGAGCGCCAGCAAGGCGACACTGCGCCGCGCTTCCTGTCCCTCTTTCGTGGTCATTTGGCCTCCGTGGGTGGAGTGGTTTACTCCTTGTACCTAAAAGAAAGGGGCCTCCAGCTGGAGGCCCCTCGCGCAGCCCTTTGGCCATTATTCCTTGACGGTCTTGGGCAGCGCTTCTGCCAGCCAAGCTCCTGCGGTGAACGAATCCACGTCTTCACAGGGCAAGCAACGCCGCAGCGCCTCTTCCGCAGTGAGCCCCATCTGCAGGCCCTTTTCCAGAGTGCGGAATCCCCATTCTATGCCCTCCTGTTGCGTTCCCGGGAGCCGCTCTACCCCCATGAAGGCCAGCGCGGGGTGCTTGAGGTCGTGCCCCACGATCTTCTTCCACTCGAGGAACACGCGCTCATCCGTGGTCTCTGCCCCGGCATCGGTGGCATATCCGATGTTGTGCTTTGCGTGGTCCTCGGGCTTGCCCGTAGATGTGAGGTACTGCACGTACCCTACGTAGAACTTCCGGAGCTTGCCGCGCGCCTCCTCCAGCGCGGTCTCCGTGCCATTTTCGAGAGCCCTGGCCATCAATTTGCTCTGTTCGATGATGGCCGCCTGCGTGATTCCGTTCCTGTTGTCCTCCGTGTTGCCTCTGTTCTTGGTAATCGCTGCTTTCACGATTTCTCTTTTGAAGTACTCCAGTGCGGTCAATCACCCTCCTTTCGCGGTTACTGCGCCTGGGTGGCCTGCCTTATCCAAATCTTTATGTGCGCTTCGTCCTCCATGGTCAGCGGCATGCATCGGAGCATCAACGCCGTGATCGACAGGTTCGTCCGCTGTGCTTTCTTCAGCAACTCTTCAACGTAGTATGTCGCGCTTTGTTGGTCAGTAGGCGTATTCCACCACTGATCCAGGAATACCGACATGGGGTGCGCCAGCCCCTCTCCTGCTGCTGCAGCCCAGGTACGGGCAATCTCTTTTGACCAGTCCCTCTCGTTTACACAACCCTCTCGCATTGCGTAGCCGATGTTGTGTTTGACCAAGTTGTCATTGCCCAGGATCGAGCGGACCCACGTGCTGTAACCGTGGTAGAACCGCGACACATCGCTTTCCGCCGTGGCTATGGCCTCCGTGTCTGCTGCTTGCCGGGCCTGCGCCAGAACACGGTTTCGCCAGATGATGGCCGCCTGGAACGTTCCGTTCCGGTAGTCACTGGAAGGCCTGTCGTTTTTCTCAACAGCAGCGCGGCACACTTCACCCTTGAAGTACTCGACCGGCGTCATCTCCATTGTGCAGCCCCCCCCTTGTCCTGTTTTGGGTCACGTAAAAAAGGCCGCCTCATGTCTCCTGAGTTTCGCTTGGAGTCGTCGCTCGTGGGGGAAGGAGGTCGGCCCGCCACTGGTAAATCTTAGGGAAGGGTGCCGTGGCGAAGCAGTCCCTAACGGAGTTGGAGGTTGCGCGCAGCTCGTGTTTTGAGTAGCGGTCTCCAGCTCTACTTCCTTGTACCAATTACCGTAGCAGTAGTTCAACTACGTGGGTTACTACGGCCCCAAAAAGAAAGGCGACACCTTTTAACAGGTAATCGCCTTTCTCCGGAGGCCCCGCAGAGATCTCTCCACAAATGAGGTCGTCTTCTTCCGCCCCTAGAAGGGGCACGTCCCGCCCTGGAAGTAGGTCTTTTTCCCCGCGTGAAGCGACGCAGGAAGACCACACTTGCTGCACAGCTGTCTAGTGGAATTACTCACCACATTGGGCGCCGTCACGGGCATTTCTGTTCCCTCCTGTTGTAGCACCCCTGACACGTTGGGACGCGCCGAGGGGTTCGACCGTCGCCCATTGGGCGCATTAACCATCCGCACTCGGTTCTTATCCATCCACCACTCCCAAGTTCTTTTTCATCCGCGAGCCGCCAGTCATGCCACTTACCGCGAACATCATCGAATACACATCCATTAGGGTTTGAAGCAGTTATCCATGACGTAGGCGGGGACCCTCTCCTCCCGGAGGAGAATTTCTTGCGCGTAGAAGAGCCTTTCCTTCTGTGAAAGTACCGATTCACCACATGCCTCGCACCGACAGTCATAGATGTGCCCCTCCTCGGTTTTTTTGTATACCGGTGCTGAGAAGACCCATGTGTAATTCACGGAATGCGCTCTCGGCGTCCATTTCAATTGGTGCGAAGAAACAATGTTGCTTGTCCCGCATTTCGGGCAGTGAGGTCCAAAAGTGAACTGGTCGTAGTACCGGTTCATTCGTCTTCAGTCCTCCAATGAAATTTCCCGCAGTTTCTCATGACGTAATCAGGCAGCTCGCCGCGCCGATCGAAGATACGTGCAGCCAGTATTCGCCTTTCTTCTATCGAAAGGGCTGAATGATCGCACGTGTGTCGTCGATCATAGAGGTCGCCATGTTCCGTGGTTTCCCGCGCGATCAATCGGACGTTTCCTTTGGTCCAATTTACGAGTATTCGTCCACCGCAGTATTCGCAGTGCGGCCCAAAGGTGTATGTATTTTCGAACCCCTCACTACCGTCTTCGAACCGATACATGTGACCCCTTCGGTGCGTTGTTTATCAGATAAACCTTTAACACACACCGCAGGTTTAACTGATAAACCAGAGTCAGAGGCTTCTCTTGATGGTGTTGGAGATGAACTGAGCACGCTGTGCCTCTGCCCACAAGTCCACCCCGTGGTGCACCAAGATGTTCTGCCTCAGCCACCCCATCTCCCAGAACTTGTGACGACGCACGCTCACCAGTTCTTTGTACGGATTGTGGCCGATCAGCCAGTTGCGGCTTCGGCATGACATGCCCTGCTTGAGCGCCTCTTCGTCGGACATCGCGTATTCGACGAAGATGTCGATCTTTCCGCAGGCCCCGCACTTCGGCGGTTGCGCGCCCCTGAGCATCTTGAACTCACGCCCACAAAAGCACAGGCAACGCATCACTGTCTTTTCGTAGCCTCTCGGCACCCCGCTCTTGCCCGGGTTCGTCCCATCCCGCGCATCCCCGTGTATGGGGACTACTACGCCGTATGGTGGGTGTGGAGGTGGGATCCTATCTTCTCGGCCCACCCCAGCCCCATCTTCTCGAGGCATCGCCGCTCCAGCAGCAGGAGGTGGCGGCGGGTCTTCGGGAGGCTCCTCTTCCGGTTTATTGACAGCTTCCGCAACTTTGTCAGCCGCGGCCTGTTGTTCCTCAGAACTCCACGCAGCCCAGCGCTCCTTTCTCCACGTCTCCCATTTCTTTCCATTTTGCCGTATTCGTAGTTTCCAGACAGCGGACACTGCCATGAGGATTAATCCCGGAATAAGCACCAATACGAGTACTATCCATTGCCACGTTGTCATGTGGGCCTCCTTACTCGAAAATCTCGTAACCGTTGGCCTTGACAACATCGTCCTTTTTGGACGTGTACGTGGCGCGACGGTCTTCCACCGTCCACTGGACCATGTTGACCTCCATGGCCTCCATTCGAAGCCCCATCACCACGGTTTCCCCGCGAAGCTGGCCGTTGAAAGTCATGATGGAAGTATCCGCCGCCTCACGCCTTGCTTTCAGCGCCTCCACAGCTTCTTTGCGCGCGTCCCCATGTGTCTGCTGCACCTTCAACGCCAGGGCTTGCCGCTCCGTCATCTCAAGAACAATCTTGGTGATGAGCGGTTCGGTCACGGCGGGGTCGCAGTCAAAAGAGGCGAGTTTTTGGCGCAGCGTCGGAATCCCCGACTGCTTGAGTCGCCCCGCACCGTAGTCATCCTTGGTGGCCAAGACCTGGCACGACGTGTACTGCCACCCCGAAAACCCGTCGAGCGGATACCAACGGTCATCCGTCGTAGGATTCACGCAGATTCGGGCCATGACTTTGGCCCCGTCCTCCGGGACCACGATGTAGTACTCGACGATACCGTCACTGTCCCCCATGCCCTTCTTGAACACCGCCCGTCGTACCGGCGGCTTCAGGTTGAGGTAGCGTACGAAGTCTTCCACGGAGCGGAGAGTGATCTCTTGGTCGATGGTCATTTGTCCGTCCTTTCGAGTGCAATGATTTCCGGCGTAACTCTCGCTACCTTGAACCACCAATCAGGAATAGGAACCTCTTCCATCGGAAATATCTTCTCGGTGTTTTTGCCTACGAATTGGATCATCCACGGCGTGCCCGTGGTTTTGTAAGCGGCTTCCAGTGATTTAGGGGCGGGGCCTGAATGTACCCCTTTTTCACACATGTCCCTGTGTTTCTTCGCCTCGTGCCTTACTGTTTTTTGACAGTGTTTGGTGAATAGTAGAAGTACGGCTTTGGTTTCATTGTTGTGGATTGCGTGCGCGAAACCTTCACACCCACATGGCAATCGCACATGCATTCGCAGCTCCAGGTCGCCTAGCCCAAAAATAGTGGCGGCCATCTATACCCCCTTTCATCAAAAACCGGTGTGCGAGACGCACGTTGGTTATGTTAATTGCTTTTACCACGCTAGAGGCAAAAATAAGGGGCCCCATGAAGGGCCCCCTATTCAGATGAGCGACTTGTTAGTCCTCGTCGTCGGGCTGCACGACCGCGATGTCATCCATGTCGATGTCATCGAGCGACTCGTCGGGCACCGGAGTGCCATCGGCGAGCTTCCAGTTCACCCCCTCGATGCCCTTGCGCCGGAGGTGCGCACGGACTGCGTCGTCAAGCTCCTCGTTGAGCGTTTCGGTGATCTCATCGGGGTCCTCGTCCTCGTCGACCTGCACGCTGACTTCCACGGGGATTTCCGCGAAGACCTCGACCGAGGTCGCGACCTTGGCTACGATCGTTCTGGTGACTTCTTTCATGCCTGCCGGGACCTTGTTCTTGCGCTTCAAAACGGCCTCCTAATCACTTCTGGTTGTGCTTCTTTGCCGGTTGCACCACGCGAACCGGCGCCTGGGGCTGCGGCGGCGGATCGGATTCCGCTACCTGGGTGAAGGGAAACAGGGGCCAGGGGCTTCCCTGGTCCTCGCTGACTTGTTGCCACGCCCTGTGAACGCCTCGAGTCTCCTTCAGCTCGTCGAGGTGGCTGATCAGGCACTGGTGAAATGCGCTGATGGCGGCCACGAACTTTGGGGTTTTGTACTGCCGCGTAATGAGTAGTGCCGTGGCCGCCACCGTGGTCACCGGGCTGGTGGACATCTTGGTGTAGGTGACCGTCGAGGGCTTGTAGACGCTCTTGAGGCGCTCCCTGACCGTCTCATTGACCGTGAGGATCTTGAAGTCCCCGCCGAGGTTCTTCAGGTTCGGCAGTGGCGCCGCACCCACAAACACACCGGCAGCGATGTTGCCGTTTCGAAGTGCGCTCAAGACCTCGTCACCGCTGCCCATCTGCTGCACGTTGTAGGATACTTCTCCGGAGACCTGGATCAGCTTGGCGGTGATGTAGCCCCCGCCCGCGGCACCGATGGTCAGCCCCGTGAGATCCGAGACCGTATTGAGGGTGCGGGAGCTGCCACCGAATCCGAAGTGGCCTGCACTGGTGACGAACGGCTTGTTCATGGTGACGAAGTGAACGTCTTCCTTGAACAGCGGCATCAGCGTCTTGATGCTGCTGAGGTCTTCGGTGCGGCTGCGATACAGGATGATGTCGGAATGAAGGAACGCCGCGTTGGCTTCATTGCCGATGACGTGGTCGAGGTTTTCCACGGCACCCGAGGAGTCGGTGACTTCGACCATGGGAATGGTGTCACCACAGACCCGCTTGAGATCGTTGAAGAACGCCTTGTAGGTGCCGGAGCTGGAACCATCGGCGACGGACAGCTCCTGGCAGTGGGCGTTGGACGCCCACCACCACAGACCGAGTGCCAGGATGGTGGCGATTGCGGTCTTGGCAAACGAAATCGCGAACCGACGGTCGTACTCGCTCATGCTCATGTGCTCTTTCTCCTCATTTCCGTTCGTTGTGGCTCTACTTGATCTTGAATTCCGACTCACCCGACGGAGCTGTCGGCGGGTTGTCGGTCTGATCCGGGCTTCCGAGAAATGCGGCAATGGCGAGCAAGATCCCCACTACCAACGCGA